TGACTGTCTATTATCTCCCAACCCCCATTACTGGAATTACATTTTCTTCCTGGACCACTTCTTCGTTCAATGTATCCTGGTCGGGTGGTACGGGAGGTACGGTAACGTACACCTTTGCAGTGACAGGAAGTACTCCCACGGTATCCAATCTCACCGCCACGAGTGCAACGATCTCCAATTTGTCAGCAACCTCCAGTTGGCCACTGACCATCACCGCCACCAACGCCGGGGGCAGTGTAAATAATTCGGCAACCACGTACGCTCCCCCGACCGCCATAACGGGTCTAGTCTATTCTTCGGTAACCGTTACAGGATTTGTGGCATCGTGGTCAGGAGGAACATCTGGAACAACCGTGACCTATTCCTACACGATCAATGGATCCGGTTCTGGATTTTCCACGAGTGGCACCAATCCGACTACCTTTTCAGGATTGACAGGAGCTTCCGGGTCACTAATTGTTACGGCAACGAATACTAGCGGAAGTGTGACGAGTTCTACATTGACTGTCTATTATCTCCCAACCCCCATTACAGGCATTTCATTTTCTGCCTGGACCACTTCTTCGTTCAATGTATCCTGGTCGGGTGGTACGGGAGGTACGGTAACGTACGCCTTTGCGGTAACAGGAAGTACTCCCACGGTATCCAATTTGACCACGACGAGTGCAACCATCTCCGGTTTGGCAGCAACCTCCAGTTGGCCACTGACCATCACCGCCACCAACGCCGGTGGTAGTGTAAATAATTCGGCAACCACGTACGCTCCCCCGACCGCCATTACGGGTCTAACCTCGTCTTCGATAACCGCTACAGGATTTGTGGCATCATGGTCAGGAAGTACATCTGGAACAACAGTAACTTATAGCTATAAGATCAATGGATCCACTTCCGGGTTTTCCACCAGTGGAACCAACCCGACCACCTTTTCAGGATTGACAGGAAGCAACTGGGCACTGATTGTTACGGCAACGAATACTAGTGGAAGTGTTGTATCAGGAACGATTAATGCTGTATACTATAATTATACAGCAACCGGTACTTATTCAGTAGGTACCATATCCGTGTACCCGAATAGCTATACATTTACAGGAAATGGTACATTTACTACAACTGGCAATACCATAGCTAAGGTTCTTTTGGTGGGAGGCGGAGGCGGTGGAGGTATAGCCGGTTATGGTATAGGAAGCTATGGTGGTGGGGGTGGTGGTGGGGTTGGTGTCGGGCAAATAAATTTGGTAGGAGGAACAACCTATACGATCACAGTTGGTGCAGGAGGAGGACTTTCGGGTTCAACCGTAAATGGAATCGTAGTGTCAGGTATGGGCGGAAATACGTCAATTTCAGGAGGAAGTATTAACGAAATTGCCTATGGTGGAGGTTATGGTTGCTCACCATATGATACACCGAACAGCGTACTAACATATTCACCTGCGTATTTCCCAGCAGGAATTACAACTAATACCCCTGTGGGATGTGGTGGTGGTGCTGGTGGTGGTGCAGCCCCTAACGGATATCCAGGTATGGCAAATCGTGGAAGTGGGGTATTAACCTATTATGGTGGAAATGGTGGAACTGGTGTTCAGAGTGGTGGTGGTGGTGGTGCTGGTGGTGATGGTGTTACATCAACATACGATTCAAGATATGGTAATTGGGGTGGACCAGGTGGTTATGGTGGACCTGGATACACATGGTCAGTAAACAATACTACCTATGCTGGTGGTGGTGGTGGTTGTAGTATCATTGGTGGAACCGGACAAACCTTGAATACAGGTGCTTCAGTTGGTGGTAGTGGTGGTGGAGGAACAGGTGGAATTGCGAATTATGGTCAGTATCATACGAATTCTCTAAATACTTCAGCTACATCCGCTACCTTTTATGGAGGAGGTGGTGGTGGTGGTGGTACTACCGGTGGATCTGGTTACCAAGGTATTGCTATCATAATTCCTACTTCTACACCCTGGTAGGTGCCGTAATATCCGATTCTTCCAACAATGTGGGATCTGGTGATATTTCCTTCAATGGTGGTTATGTACTGAATATCCATTCATGTCCATCGTAATCATGGAGGTATCGTCCACATTAGAGACATCTAGGCAGGGTATTTGTACGGATATTTGGAAAGTGGAACACGTGGAACATGATGCGTCCACTTCTGTGGGATTTGATAATGAAACATCGGATGTGTTGTTGGATATATCGGTACATGGAGTAATTTCATCGGGGTAACATAACGAGGTGTCCAGGGTATATTGTACCGTATTGGAGGATACATCGTTGAAGGATACATCGTTGGAGGATACGTCGTTGGAGGATACGTCGTTGGCATATACGTAGTTGGAGGACATATTTATATAAATACCCATAGTTTTCACCTAGAAAAAGCACAAAATCATTACAAATGTAGTTTTCATACTACATTTGTATTATACATTTTACACATTTTATATACATTTTTATATACATTTTTATATACATTTTTATATACATTTTTATATACATTTTTATATACATTTTTATATACATTCGTTCTACTATACATTTTACATATTTTCAGAAATAATATTTTCCAATGCTTCGGGAATAATTGCGGCGACATTACCTATTTTACGCGCACAACCACGTTTGTGTGCCGCCAACGCTTTCAAATTGTTCGCATTGAAATTCTTACACAAATCGCATCTGTGTCCATTTTTGGGCATAGGGGCAGTGTATTTGGAGGACAAATATCTATCCAACGATGGAAATTGAAATTCTTCTATTTGAGAAATGACCTTACGTTGACTTTCACGTAGATTTTGAATGATGGCACTTTTTTGAGAAACAAACAATTGATATTCTTTGTTGATTTCATCCAAGAGGTCTTTTTCAATCCATTCATTCGTACTACCTTGATCTTCTACCGAAGGTATCATTGACTGATATTGTTTGATTTTTAACGTCATTTGGTCAATGATATCTATGGCAACTTTCAATTTGTCTGGGTTGAATTCCATCTGATGGACATATACCAGCAAATATTTGTCATGACATTCAATGTAATAATTGGGTTTGGACGTAATTCCACTGTATTGTGAAACCAAAATACCATTCATTTGCTGCGATTTCATCTGCTCTATGAATAAATGTATGTCCGTAGTTTCCACATTGGTTTCTCCTTGTTTACTTTCTATCATGATAGACGGTAAATTCGGTCGTTTAAGTGCATATATTTGTGTACTCAATGACGTAACCGCGTTCATCGTATTGGTCACATGAATACGAGGTATTTTTACAATTTCTGAGGTGGCAAACATTCTGTTCAAAATAATATGTATTTGTGTACGATGTAATGGAGTTGAGAAGGTTCCTCCGATTCCTCCTGTACCATGGTGTGTATAGGAGCCATTTTCGTGGGGTTTTTTGTTTTCTTTGTATTCCATGGAATAGGATTTTTCCAACATGTCTTTCAGCTCTTTGGAAGTTTTTTCTTGGGTTTTGATGGACAAATCTTTGATATTCGCCAAATTAGAATGAATACGTTCTTCGCTGGAAGAAATATAAGAATAGATAGGTTGTTGCAAACTTTGAAACATTTCTTTGGATTTTTCTTCAAAGGTATGGATGAATTCGTTGATTTTTTGGTTGTTGTTGTTGTTGTTATTATTATCAATAAAGATGGACTGTTTCAATAATTGACGTGTTTCATCTATGATTGATGTTTGAAAAGCCTGTATTGATGCTTGTATTGTTTCGTCATAATGATGTTGTGATTTCGGAATGACGTCTTGAATTATTTGAGATGTTTTTTCAATTAATTGACGGTTGTGTTCTTCTAGTAAAACATCCATTGAACTATTACTTTGGGTATTGATAATAATCTGTTTAAATTCATCTACATACTCTCGTTTAATTTCCAGAAATTGTAACCACAGTGTATTTGTAATGTCCATTTGTATTTTTGTGACTGACTGTTTCAAATCTGTCAGCGATGTTTTCATATCTTTGATTTCTTCTTGGTGGTGTTTCATAAAACTAAGTAATTGTAATGACATGTTGGGTTCATTCATGTCTTGTTTCATGTTGATTCCAACATGTTCCAGAAAATCTATTAACAAAAGGTTGATTTGTTCAAAATCCAGTGTAGGATTTTGTTCATAGAAACGAAGTATACGTTGGTGGGAAGTCTGTAGTATTGGCATCACTCCAAACATTCAGGAAATCATATAGTATATACTACGACTTTTTTTATACCTATTTGTACGTAACACTATTACACCTCTTTGTGTATTATTATCATATATGCTTTCAGTTTTTCCCATGTAAAAAAAAAAGTAGGTTGGAAATAGATTCACATGGGAAAATATACAGAACGAAGTAATATATTTTCCCATGTACATTTTTTTACATGGGAAAATATCCATATTATGGACCCCCCCTCTACATCGTCCTTCGTTAGGCGCGGATATCCTCAACATCCATTCATTTTTTCCATGTACATTTTCACATGGGAAAAATCAGACCGAAAATTTCGGACATGACAAATTTGTTTAAGGACCTTGCGTTCCGGTTGGACCTTGTATACCCGTTGGACCTTGTATACCCGTTGGACCTTGTATACCCGTTGGACCTTGCGTTCCGGTAGGACCTATTGGACCAGTAATACCTTGCGTACCTTGCGTTCCGGTAATACCTTGAATACCTTGAATACCTTGCGTACCTTGCGTTCCTTGCGTTCCGGTAGGACCTGTTGGACCCACATCACCTGGATCACCCATAGCGCCACGCATACCTTGGTTACCAGTTGGACCTCGCATTCCGGTATCTCCTTGTATACCTTGCGATCCTTGTGCACCGGTTGGTCCATCATTACCAGTAGGTCCTTGTATTCCGGTTGGTCCATAAGTACCAGTAGGTCCTTGCGTTCCGGTAACTCCATCATTACCAGTAGGTCCTTGCGTTCCGGTAACTCCATCATTACCAGTAGGTCCTTGCGTTCCGGTAGGTCCATCATTACCAGTAGGTCCTTGCGTTCCTGTAACTCCATCAACACCGTTCTTTCCATCGGTACCGTTCGTACCATTAGGTCCTGCGGGTCCAGTCGGACCGACAACAACAATATATCGTTCAGGATAAAAACATTCATCATGCCCTGATAACCCTCAACGTCTATGGTCATCGTGTCCTCGGTGGTCATCACCATGTCTATGGTCATGGTGACCACGGTCATGATGATAATGGTCATGGCGACCATAATCACCACGATTGCCACGACGATCAAAAAATTCCGCTGCTTTTAAAAACTGATTGTCGGTACGTTCCACCACCAATCCGTCACGAAGACGATCACGGTCCACCAAATCAATCTTCTGTTTCACTTCGCAACAACATTCACACATCTTATCCGCCAAAAATTGGGTATTCTTGAGGGCATCGTATTTGGCATCCGCCAATTGTGCCTGAATAGATTCCTTGATTTTGTGTTGTTCCAATTGCAATGACGAAAAATTGTGAGCGGCTTGGGAAGCCAAACCTTCTTTCACCTTTTGCATTTCCAATTGGTTCATGGCAAAATGACTGTCTCCCTTGCTGGACAAATATTCTTTCACCTTTTGTTGTTCCATCATCAAAGAGGAATATTGATTCGCCCCGTCCAAAGAAAGCAAAGCAGTGGATTTTTGTCCTTCCAAAGAAAGAATTGCGGCATTTCGTTGGGCTTCCAATGATAGTAATGCGGTGGATTTCTGTCCTTCCAATATGGTAGACGCATAACGGGCAGCACCTTCCGTATTCAGAAGAGCGGTGGATTTTTGTTGCTCCAACATGGTAGAAGCATAATTTTGGCTACTTTGTAATTGCACCTGATTGACCGCTTTCATGTTTTCCAAAAAAGAAGCATTCAAGGAATTTCGTGTTTCCCAGTTACCGTTGGATACTTCTTTCCCGAGATCATTGTAATTTTGAGTACCAGCCGCCAAAAGTTCGTTGGTACTACGATTCACATCGTTCAACACCGAATGACGCACATCGGTCAACAACTGACTGGTCACATTTTGAGAATTCAAGAAATTGGCGCGTAATTCGCCAGAATTTCGTTCAACCGTACTTAACAAAGTGCTACCACTGTCTTTGATGGCACTGGTATTGATGGCGGCGGTACGTTCTACTGTGCCCAAAATATCACGCGCCAAATCATTGGCGGCTTGTCTTGAAGCCGCATCGGTGACCGTGGTAGTCATTCGTCCTTCACCGGCGACTCGTTCAATCGCAGTCATGACACTTCCACCATTTCGTTCAATCGCGGAAGAAAGACTGGAACCCACACGTTCTGTGGTATTTCCGTTCTTGTCTACGGAACGAATGATATCACGGGCAATGTCCGCGGCTGCTTGGCGATTGGCAGCGTCCGTAATCACATTATTGAATTTGATTTCACCCGTGGTGCGTTCAATGGCATTGCCATTGGCATTACCATTCTGGTCAACGGCACGAAGAATATCACGGGCAGTATCCGCGGCGGCTTGACGATTCGCGGCGTCGGTAACGACATTATTGAATTTAAGTTCACCGGCAGTGCGTTCAATGGCATTACCATTTCTGGCACCATTGTGATCCACAGAACGAAGAATATCACGGGCAGTATCCGCAGCGGCTTGACGATTGGCAGCATCCGTAATCGCGGTATTCAATTTGATTTCTCCCGTAGTTCGTTCAATGGCATTACCATTGATCAAATTGCCACGTTCTACGGCGTCACGTAATCCTAGAGAACTTTGGGTGACTTCTTTACCGATGTTGTTCAAACCGCCAGTCAAATATTGACTGGTTTCATTGATATCTGCCACGATTTTGTCGGTACTATTGTAAATATTTTGGTTGATATGTTGATTTTGCATGGAAGACAAAATATCTTCATAATTAGATACCGCTGGAGGAAAAAAAGTTTGCCATTGCTGATATGGCGCAGGAGCTGGTGAAGGTACGGGTGCAGACATTCTTGGTTATATATAAACAAGTTATATATATATTGTATCAAACGAAAATGTGTACGACTAAATTTATTTCACTGCATGTACAATCATATATTTCAAAAGTAATTACTATATTTTGTAATTACATTTGTAAACTATTGGATATTGGATATTGGAACCCAAGGTTCCAATAAAACCTCCTAGGTAACGAGGACACCGACCTTTGGTCGGTGCCCTCATAAGATTTGATATCTCCTACAGACCATTCGGTGTATGAGTTTTGATTGGAAACATAATAGTATGATAAGACGAAAACTCGGATGACCGTAGATCAGAAGAGTTTCGTAGGGATGCCGTGAACGTAGTGGAGGCATCTTAGGAGCGAAGACATCATTTTAGTATCTCCATGGGGATCTTGTCATAGCCAATGTGCCCAAGGCAAGAGGTGACAAATAAGGGTTGTCGTAATAACCACCATACGGTCCGTAACAACCGTACGGTCCACACGGTCCACATCCATAATAACCATCACAACATCGGTTCCAGCCACTAGGTCCTATCCAAGGATAGTAATCGTACAAATAACGCGGAGGCATTCTTTATCGTATATATCATCTCTTATATTATACCAAATTCAAAAAAAACTAAATATGACCGCATAGATAATAACAAAAATACAATCGTAGATACAAAAATACATCTGTTGGTGCAAAACTACAAAAATCACCGTGCAAGTACAAAAACCACAAAAACCATGAAAACGTACAAAATCACAAAAATCACAATTGTACTTTTTGTGATTTTACAAATCCGATTTGTTCTTTCGTCTTTTTTTGGGTGTAAAATCGCCTCGTTCCGTTTGTAATTTCATGATTTGTTTATGTATATTGGATCTATGTAGGCTCAATTCAACCCAGTGCATCGCGGTTTGTAACCATGTTCCGTCTTTGTCTCTTTGTAGATGAAACTGATAATTCGGTTCGTTATTCCCTTTACCAAATCCTCGCGCCACATTGCAATGATATGCATGCATATTCAAAATGGCAAAACAACCATATCCATTGAAATCTTCATGAACATGATGTTCCCATTCTTTACATGCAATCATTGCCTTTTTGTGTTGTTCCTCTAATGTCTCCACTCCTTCGTCGTTTCCGACATTCCTACGAAACTCTACCGTCCTATGGACGTACGAGTTTTCGTCTAATTCCATGATTTGTGTATCAAGCGGTGAAGACACTTTACGAGATGTCTTGGTAGTCATGATCAAGAGTTTGGTTGTAATGATACAATATGTCAGTATTTTTTTTTCAATTTTTTACAACAAAAAATATGAACAATAATATATACTACCTACTCATAAAACATGAAAAGACCCGTTCGTGTAAATGGCACCTATACCATCAATGGACACAAATACAAGGAATTGTTTGGTTCCCGTATCCAAGTATACAATGGCAATGCGTACAAGACTCCTGGTAATTTGACCAAGAAAGAATTGTTTTATAACAAAAATGGACGTATCGTATCTTTGAAGAAACATCGCACTGCCAAGAAAGAACGACGTTTAGAAAAATATGGTTATTTTGCCAAAAAAGGCAAATTCGGCTATGTGAAAAAAACCGCACGTAAAACCCGCAAAGCTATTTGAACTACAGAAACCCAAGGTTTCTGTACGACTTCCTAGGTAACGAGGACACCTCACTACGTTCGGTGCCCTCATAAGGTTTCTTTGAAACCCTTGTGAGGTAATCATATTTAAATTGGTTGTATAGGATCCTATACAACTAATCAATCAAGAATCCTTGAAAGAAACCTTATGAGGGCACCGAACGTAGTGAGGTGTCCTCGTTACTTAAGGGAGGTTTTACTGGAACCGTAGGTTCCAATAACCGTGGGTTCCAATATTACCAGTAGCAAGAATTTTCAATGGAATCACAATTACGTGGGCGTTCTGTGGTTTTCGGTCTAGACCAATGTTCATTTAGAAACAAACGAACCACATCGGGGCGTTCTTTCAACCACCGATTGCCCAAAACACCGAAATACATTTGCAACACACCCCCCACATATACGGCAGATTTACGATGTTTTTCAAAGATATAATTACATACCAAATTGCCATATCCACCACAACTGACCAATGCAACATCGTAGGAATCCTTTAGCACATCCAAACGTTTTTGGAATTCTACCAATTCCACGTCAAATTCGCGTGAGGGTTCACCGGCTTGGGTTTGGGGTGGACGAATATATACAAAAGTACAATCCGGAAACAAATCCACCCCATCGTACAATTGGGCACGTTTAGGAACACGTTCCTTGATACTTTCTTCAAATGCCGATACAATCAGAATTCGTTTTCCCCGTAAACTCTTGGTCCATGCTTTCGGATCATAAATATAATGAAAAATATCCAGGGCAAATGCCCAGAAAATACGTTTACTCGGATAATTTCCACGAATAAATTCGTGAGATTGCGCAATATGTTTGTATACGTCGCCTTGAATTTCCCAACCCGAGTATAGGTCACAATTGTCAAAGGTTTTCAAATACAAATCCGAATATTTCACGATAGAATTGAAATTGGTCAACAAAATACCCGCATTGTTTTTCATGGCTCCACCTACGGATTGGAAATAGCCATCAAAATCGGGTTTTCCGGTTTGTTGTTTCAATCGCGCAAATACGGCGACATTGTTTTCAATACCAGCGATACGGGGGATGACAAAGGGTTCGTTCCGTGACAATTTGTCCGCAACATAATCGTACAACATCGTATGGTCTTCATACATCAACTGTTGAAACCCATTACTAGCACGGCACACTTCGGCAATGTTGATTCCAATAGAAGGAGGAATCGCCATGACATTCACTCCCGCCGGAACCAAGGCACCCCAGGGCGGTGAAATCACATCTTTACCGAAATAATCCCGCATAATACTACGGTGATAGTGATACGTTTTGATCAATTTCGGATCGTTGAACATTTGGTACCCCAAGATACGCATCAAATAGACAAATTTGTTGTCACAACCAGGACGACCAAAATCAAACGCAAACAATTTTTCTTGACTCATTTTCAACGGAAAATTGGAATGATAAATCCAGGTATCTTGGGAATCAAATCGTGGACCAAACATGGGTGCAGTATCGGTGGTGGTACCTGCGTTAAATTCGTAACGTAACAATGCAATTGCCTGTTTTTTTTCATGAATAGTAGAAGCCAACAGATATTTGATCGTATGATCCAAGAAAATATCGGCATTCAACAATACATAATATCCTTTGATACCCTGTTCACGAATATACTGTAGCACGGATTGAAACGACAGACGTTTTCCAATGTTTTCTTGACGCACTTTGTGGGAAGACGCCAATCCCATCTCGGCATCTGTGTAAATACGTTCGTTTAACAAATGTATCTGAGCTACATACGGATTGTCATGATTTTGTTTCAAACAATAACGTAATTCTTCGTTACGTGATGCATTCTTATGAATGAAAAACTGGGAAAAAATATGAATCTGATTGGTTGAAATGTCGGTATTGGGGGTTTCCGCGATTTCCATGCCATTGGACAACAACACAATTTTCATGGTAAGAATATGGGATTGTTTGTGAACATACGTTTATGTCTGTTTTTTTTTGATCATATACAAAAATCATATATATGATCTATCAATCAATCAAATTCCAAATCCATCACTTGGTAAAATATATTTGATTTCTACCACATCTACTTCGGAAGTGATCACTGAAACCGTTGGTTTGGGTGAAAGAGCCGATATCAAATATTGTACCAAGATAGGTGAACTTTGTAGTAATTCGTCTTCGGATAAATACGCCAACCATTGATATTTTTTGCGTTTTAATACTTCATCGGCGGGTACATAAATACCATAACAGCCTATTACTAAATCCAAAGGTGCTTCTTCCATCAAATTTTCCAAAACAATCTTGGAACGATCTGCGGTTTTCACACCGACATTGGTTCCATCCAATAGATTCATTTCACCGGATTCTATGTGTTGTAACAACCAAGAAGATGATTCACCTAGAAATTCGGTTTGGGATTGAAAATGTTGTAAACCGACATAGGTACGCCAGTGTTCCATGTATTTCGCCATGGTCGTGTCCCCCGATTTGCAACCCATAAAATAAGAACTGGGAGAAAATAATAGACGTTTTTGATTTCGTTGCAAAAAGTCAATACGATTCACCTGTTCACATACAAAGGGACGTTCTTGGGTACCCATACCATCTTGGTACAATCCCAACAAATCTTGAAAACAAATGAAAGAATTGGGCACGATCATACCACCATACATGTACAACAAGGTGGACATTCCATATTCACGTAAACGGTGTTTGATCGGTTCTGCCACGGTAGATAATGAAATAGACCACGCCGGTATGAGTTGGCTAAAAGACTCGTCATCAATCAAACAAATATGAAAACTATTGCTACAATGTTGTACAATGGACTGGATGGTCAAATGCAAATATGGTTGATTTAAATCCGTACTATTACGAGAATAAAAACTTTTCCATTTGCGGGCATTGATTTCATACTGAGAATGAATCCACAATTTGGGTTTTTTTTGCGCTTGTAAGGAAGAATTTTCGGCATCATTGAGAAGAAATTTACGTATCAATTTATGTTCTTCTTCTTCTTCATTTTCTTGGTAAGACTTACGGACATAAAATCCAACATAACTTGCCAATACCAATGCGACAAAGAATAATGCATATTTATATATATTTTTCCTATCCATACTGTGAATATATACTATGAATATTAACTATATTACTTGCGGAGAGTTTTTACCTCGTATGATATAATAATCAATGTTATAGAGCGAATGTTGATAATTAAATTTGGCTTCAAATAATATTTGATTGGTACGACAAATATGACGTACAATGGTAATAAACGAATTATAAGTAAGAGTTCTTGTGACATAATATTGTTTGGAAGGTTTGTATGCTGGTAATATTTTGTTGGCAAATGCAGGAAATAAATTATGATATTGGAGCAAACGAAATGCATTAAAATCAATAATATAGTGTTTTTCATTTTTCACACATATTACGTCCAACAATTCCCATAATATTTCTATAGGGATATGTGCGCGAAAAATATATTGTAAATTTTCATTCTTTTTTGTTACGATAGATGCAGTGGGTGTATCTATGGTATAAGATATATTATTCGTGATATTTGGCAAGGGGCTTACGTTCTTGGAAGCCTCTTCGTTACTATCTCTGTGTAGCGAGGATAAGTTTGATGTATTGTTGTTCCTTGTACGTGTATCATGCTCATTCATTTATTAAAATTATAAGAATGTTGTTATATACGTTTATAGGCTATTTTCAAAAAATGTAAAAAAAATCTTTATTTAAACGCATTTTTATTTATTTTTTTTTTGGAAATTCTCGGCGTAATCGTTCAAGATACAAAATAGCATCCATCAATTCTTCTTGCATATGATTCGCCCATTCTTCGGGACTAAGATCGGTTCGGTCCAAAGTGGTCCCGTACTTTTTCATACCTAAATTGGAACGTTCAATAAACTTTTCAACCACAGAATTTACAACTGTATCACAAACTTCTATTTGATTCGGCTCAATCGTTGACGTTTCAGGAGATACCATAGAAGTATAGGTATCGGGTTCTGGTTGTATTTTCGCGGGCTGTTCAGGTGGTTCAGATACATCATCACGAAATTTTACGTACGGGTCTTCCTGTACATTGTGTAAATTGAATTTCCATGACAAATCCAAAGGATTTGGTTCTGGTTTGAACCTGGATATATGTGGTAGGTCGTCAGACGGCATACGTTCCTTACGAGGAACGGGGAGACTGTTGGCAAAAGATGACAATTTCATATTTGAATTTCCCATGATGCTATAGGGTTGGTATAGGATAAAAAAATCCAATATCAACGAAACAATCAATTTTTTGTTGCGACGATATCAAATACTGCACGTGTGAAAAAAGCCAATTCAATGATATTTTCATGAATGGTATAAAAATACGTAATATACCGACAAAAACAGATGATAATTTTGTATTTTTCTTCTTCGGACAATTTGTCGGTGATTTTGATGAATCCAAACAAACTTTCCATGACATCAATGACACTATATCCATAATCGTGAATATCGTACATGATTTTGATAGCACCTTGCAAATCTCCCATACGTAATTTATCAAGATAGAGATCATATTGACTCATGTCTACTCCGCAAATTTTGATACATGTATCCATGGTAATTGGACGACCTAACAGCCATATTTTTTCCATGTAATTGATGAGAGACCGAATGGAATGTTTGCAGTATTTGAGCAAAAACACTTGGGCATCTTGGGCAATAATCAATCCATTTTCTTCCACTATTTTTTTGTACAAATCTTCTATTTGACTTGCTGTAGAGGGTTCTATACGTAATATATGCATACGTGATTGAAAACTTTCAATGACTTTTTGAATGTTGGTACAAACCGACAAAAAATGGACATTATGACGGTATTTATCTATATAATTGCGAAAAACTTGTTGACTTTGTTCATTCATCGTATCAATATCATCAATAATCACCATTTTCTTCTTACCAAAAATGGTACTATGGGATTGGCAAAAGGTTTTCAATTCACTACGAAAAAAACTCACACCTTGTTCTTTCAAATTGTTTACATAGAGAATGTTGTTTTCCGGAATATGTTGTGCAGGTTCCAGTTGATAATATTCACGAATGAGCGTATGTAACAATATGGTTTTGCCTGAACAAGTATTTCCAATGAACAAGATGTTAATATCGTCTATTTCTAAGAGGGTACGTAATACCGATTTAAACTTGGGTGATGCAAAGAATCCGTCCAGAGAATGCGGTTTGTATTTGGAAATAAATAAAGGAGAATATTTGGTAGCTAAGCTTTGCATTTTACCATAGTATCTTATACATATCTTTACACCCTTTCTTGTGACTCATGCCTCTTTATCTTCCTTTACTGGCGCGCCAAATACATTTCCAAAAAAAAATTGATTTAGAAAGATGACATATAATAATGTATACCAACCCGTCGTTTAACAACAACAATCAATCAAATCAAACTTTCAAAGCACTCATACCAAACACTCAAATCCAAACAATGACCTCAAAGAATATCGTACTTAATGTTTCCGAATGGGATACCTCTGCCATCAAATATATGGCGCCCAAAATCAATGACAAAGGTGGTAAATCCATCTCATTGATTAGTAAGCAAACCAATCGTATGCTTCATATTACGACGCCACTCATGATGACATGGGGTATTTCCGATTTCGTGGATGAAAAAGGTGAATCGGATGGTAAGTATAGTATCTCTCTCAATTTCCCAAATGATGAATATAAAAGCCCTACCACGGATGAATTTCTAGACAAGATCAAAGCATTTGAACAACAAGTATTACAAGATGCGGTTACCAATGCTGAGACATGGTGGGGTGAATCCATGAGTTTGGAAGTATGCAAACACACCTTCTTTCCCATTTTGAAATATAGCAAAAACAAAGATACGAAAAAAATTGACCTTACCAGACCTCCTTCTCTTCGCGCCAAAGTTCCCTTTTATAATGGAAAATGGGGTGTAGAGATTTATGATACAAAATCCAATCAAATCTTCCCTTGTGAAAATGAACGATTGACGCCGATTGATTTTGTTCCCAAATTAAGTCGTGTCGCGTGTGGCTTACAATGTACCGGTATTTGGATTGGTGGTAAGGGATGGGGTTTGACATGGAAAATGTTCCAATGTATTGTCAAGCCACGTGAAGTGGTAAGTGTTTTCGGTAAGTGTCATATTAGTTTGTCCACTGAAGACAAAGATATTATGGAAAAACAAGTAATTCCGGATGAAGACGTTGCTGAAGATATGGAAGAACAAGTATCTGTCAAACTGTCATCTACACCCGTGCCAAGTACAGTTCAAAAACCAGTAGTACCTGTTCCGGTTCCGGTCCCTGTTCAAGCGAATACGTATGCTGAAGATAGTGATAACGAAGAACCCGTTACAACTGCACCACCTGAACCAGAACCAGTCCAAGTTCCAGCGGTACCAGAACCAGTCGCACCCGCACCTGTAAAACGTATCATTAAGAAGAAGGCGCCTTAAAAATACTCACATATCAATCTACTATAACAAAAAATAAAAAAACTATAAAAATCTTTTTTTTACAAAGAATTATGTCGCTTCCTTGTTCTCCTGGATTTTCTATCAAATTTGTTTTCTGATACCGCAAATTTTTTACGATGTCTCTCATAACCTATTTCAGATATTGGAGAAACAATACGATCATCTAAATACGCCTTTATTAATTCAACCAATTCACTCATATCCGTTTCAGGAAATTCAAATGGTTTCATGATCATACTCCGTAGTTTTTCTAATTGGATATGTAGTTCACCTACAACATCATTCATTTGTAGTTTTTCTTCTGCTGTCAATTCAATTATATCTGTCATTTCAGCAATAATATAATATATATTCGCATTTAAATTTTACACCCTTTCACAAAAAATAACAAAGAATAGTGTATAATTCTTTGTTATTTTTACTACAAAAGATGGCGGACAAGAATAACACAAAAAACGAAATTCTAAAATTTATGGATGAACTAGACGATTTGGAAAAAGATCTCATAAAACCGAGAAATCCACCAATAGACGCGGGTATCAAGCCTGAATTACCACCACCACCGCCAATGAATCCACTCGTACGTAATGAACGAATCATGCCACCTTTGCAAGAAATGCAATTTCCCAATCAAAAACTCACCATTGAAAATATGCTAGCGGGAGTCTATGAGAATGGTCATTTAGTAGAAGGTATTTCCACAGAATTTGAAAGTGAACCTATTGAAAACCAAGACCAAGATGAAATCGTGTAAGGGTTGGTTCACAACAAATATTTATCTAATGAAATTTTAAGTATTGGTCATTAAATAATATTTTAACATAATTCATCTAATATATGTCGTTGATATCTTTTTCATCTCCATGGGTTAGCGATGATTCCCAAAAAAAAAGACAACCAACCATGATGAGTAAAAATAAAACAATTAAAAAAACAATGAATTTACCCACTCCTCAGCCCGATATCAAAGACGATTATATAGGCGCATCTTTGCAAGATTCCCGAGGATTAGATACACATTCCATGTTTTCCCAAGAAAACGAAAATATTCTGTTGAATACCAAAAATGATGTACCTATCTTTGCCACTTCTAATGACAATCGTCAAGACCGTATCAATGAACTGGTCCAAAAAATGCATACACAGAATGTGGACAATGACGGTAATAATTTAGCAGATTTTAAACCTCTCTCCCATCCGATTGTAAATATCAAAAAACCTGAAATTATCCACGGTGATTTGCCCACATATTTGCCGGGAACAAACGTAGAAAAACCACCAACTTCTCTGCCTCCACAAGCGACTTTTTCACCCAATAGATTGAATCAAATGGAATTTATGAGCAATTATAACACGGTATATCAAGCGCCGTCTTCCCATGGTTCCAACGGATTTTCCATGTCATCCGCGTCTTCCCAAGAAACCGAACCACGTTTGTTGGAAAAAATCAACTATATGATTCATCTCTTGGAAGAACAAACCAAAGAAAAAACCAGTCATGGTTTAGAAGAATTTGTCATGTTTTCTTTGGTCGGGGTCTTCATTATTTATGTATTGGATAGTTTTTCTAGGTCAGGTAGATATATCCGCTAACAGAAACCCAAGGTTTCTGTACGACTTCCTGGATAATGAGGACACCGACCTTCGGTCGGCGCCCTCATAAGGTTTCTTAGATGATTAGTTGTATAGGATCCTATACAACCAATTTTATAGAACGGTTTCAAGGAAACCTTATGAGGGCGCCGACCGAAGGTCGGTGTCCTCATTACTCAAGGGAGGTTTTACTCCCAAGATACCTCACCGCCTCTATGAGGCGGCGAGGTATCTTTGTTGTGTCCCAAAACGCCTTAGGGCGTTTTAGGGACGACTGGGTTAGTTTCGCCTACGGCGAAACTAGACGTAGGTTCCAATAGAAAGAAATCTTTTATTTGAGGGAGATTTTAACACTTTTATACGTAGTCCAATTATAACAATATCCTTGGTGTGTAAAATTAAAATAACTCGCCCTCTCGCTCGTTTTTGCGGTAATCAACGGTTCTTCCCCTGAATATGGACGAACAAATTTATTGAAATAGACACTTTTTCTATCACCATAAAAATTCATGGATTTGATGGTAATACGCCATCCACCAATGACAGTCGGTTCTATCCGGGGCATTCTTAGTAACATATAATATCTTTTGTCCTTGGGAGTGATTTGATTCATATATTTTCCGTTGCGGTTTTTCATTTTACCTGCGTATTCTAAAATAAGATGAACTATCTCTAATGGTAATGCATGTTGCAACGCATATTCTGAAGGACGACGTAGGAGTCCAGAGGAATATGGGTTCATTATATTCATATATAATACAAAAATACATCTATATGAATTTATTAGACCCCTATGCGGACGTTCGTAGAACGAAAGCATTGGGGGATGATGCTTGGAACGTAGTAAAGGGCATCACACAAATTATACAAATTTTGTAAAAGGAATTCTATAAATGTTGGTGGTGGTTTGTATTTAGTCCATTTATATTTTATGCCTTCTGTAATAAAAACATAATAATCTTCTCTAGTATCAAATATTGAATAAATAAATGGGTTTTCTCCCAAATACGGTGATATTTGTTTATACAAATAATATTCTTTATTATGTGATGTCATTTTTATATAAAAAAAATTAAAATTATCATAACCATAACTATCATAATGTGGTTGTATTAGGGGTATGGTTTGTAATATTTTGTATCTATCATCATCCGTAGCAATTTGATTCATATATTTTCCATTTCGGTATTTGATTTTTCCATCATACTGTAAAATATGATGTACAATCTCTAATGGAAGTAGGTTCATTATACTCATATACATACAACAAAATATTTATATGGATTGCCGAGAACGTAATGGATGTGGTATCCGTAGCGTAGTGCCGGAAAACCTGAAGCGTCAGTGGAAGGTTTCTCCGGCATCATGCGCAAGGATGACGTAGGAGTCCTGGTGCATGATGGAGGATAACCACGCATATTCTGAAGGACTACGTAGGAGTCCAGAAGAATATGAGGGAACCGAGCTTGCGAGGTGTCCTCATTAGACGAAAACTCGTACAGAGTTTTTTTCGCCGTAGGCGAAAAAAGTCTTGGGTTTCTGTAAATATTAGTAAGGTCGTTGTAGAACAAAGATATATTGATGTTTATCTTGGTTCGCTTCCAACAAATTCATTTGACCATGTACCAAGAAACCCACATATTGTGCCATATACACAATATCATTCAAGGATTCCATATACAACACCATTTCATTTTTACGTGTATGATGCGATTTTGCATCGGTAAATGTTTCTTGGAACATCACAGTTTGGTCCCTAGAAACACGTGAAAAATCATACGACGATTGGTATACGAAATCCGGAAAGGCGATTTCGGAATCGGTCACGCGTTCCTGTACCAACGATTGCAAAGCATCAATCAAAATCGGTTTTCCCAATGCAGGTATAGGATCAAATTTTTCACGATCACATAGATGAATGACCAAGAAACCATGAGGAGTCAACCAATAATACAGATTTCGCAACAATTGTATTTTGTCGGCAAATTGATACATGGTATTTCCCGTCATTAAAATATGGGTAAAGGTGTGTTTGTCATAGGTCATCGGCACCGACAAATCACCCATTTTGCATTGTATGTCGGGATATTTTTCTTGGGAAATGGCAATCATGTCTTCGGATCGGTCTATCCCAAAGGCGTATCGGTATCCTTTGGAAGAAATATAATGGACCAATTCTCCTGTACCGGAACCGGCATCTAAAAATACACTTTGTTCTTGGCTCGGTTGGGTCATTTTTTCAACAGCATCAAATACATATTGATTCACGGTTTTGGGTTGATAAATTTTGTCATAAATTCTTGCTAAAAAATCGTCATACATGTCTTGATTTCTTCGTAACACAAATCTATCGGATTGTTCAAAACCTTCCTTCGGGGTAGTACGATTCATCATCAAAAAAATCAACCATAGAGCGAGTAACAAACATAAAAAAAGCAATAATTTATTTTGTGTTTTGTTTCCTATATAAAAATTTCCTATTTTCATGAGAAAAAATGCTAATATAATAGTTCAATACATAAAAAAACTCAGATGCCTTCACCTGTGCAAATGTTCACCGATGTAAAGGGTATAAATAAAATGTTGTATGAAATTGTATAATTACCATGTCAAATCCGTATGACCTTTTAGGCGTTTCTAAAGATGCCAATGATGAAGAAATCAAAAAGGCGTTTCGCAAGCGTTCTTTGGAATTACATCCGGATCGTAATACTGACAAAGATACTACCAATGAATTTCAAGATTTGAATACGGCATTTGAAAAAATCAAAACGGGAGATTTACGACAACAACATGAAATGGAATCCCAATTTGGTGGTGGTGGTGGTGGAATGCATCAACAGGGGGGTGACCCCGGATTTCATGATATCAATCATGTATTTAACATGATGTTTGGTGGTGGAATGCCGCCAGGTATGCATGGCATGCACGGAATGCCTGGTGGTATGCCCGGAGTACGTATTTTTCATGGTGGAATTCCCGGTGGAATGCCCGGACATCATTTTTTCCATCAACAGATGCAAAAACCACCTGCAATTATCAAATCTTGTGAAATCACTTTGGAACAATGTTTTCAAGGATGTTCTATGCCCATAGAGATTGAACGATGGTCAGTGGAAAATGGTGTACGAGGTACACGTAAAGAAATATTACAAATCAATATTCCACCGGGTATTGACGAGAATGAAACGTTGATTTTACGTGATATTGGTAATGCGATAGATGAAAATCAAAAAGGCGATATTAAATTGAACATTCGTGTTCAACCTCATCCATTATTTCAAAGACATGGGATGGATTTAGTCTATAAGAAAAAGATACCTTTGAAAGACGCATTATGTGGGTGTTCTTTTGAAATTGTCCATTTAAATGGAAAGACTTTAGCAATAACCAATGTTTCCAATGTAACCGTAATTCATCCTGGATTTAGGCGAACTGTACCACAAATGGGTATGCGCCGTGAATCCGTAGTGGGTAATTTAGTGATAGAATTTGATGTAGAATTTCCCAATTCGTTGAATCCGGAACAAATTGAACAATTGAAAACCGTATTTTAGATACGTCTGTTTCAGAAAAACAAAAATAAAAGTCTATCTTATATTTTTCTTACATAGTCTTTTGAATTATAATGAGTTCATTTGCTTCACCAACTACAAATACAGGATTACGTAATCGTTTAGGTGCTTCTGACAAACCGGCTACTCCCACACCGGCACCAGCACCAAAATCTACACCAGCACCTGCAACTGCACAAGCACCTGCACAAGCACCAGTAACTACTGCTAATGTAGGATATCGTTTACCTGAATATGTTACTTTACAAAATGCGATCAAATGGGCAATCATTGAAGATAAACCAATTATGATGGATTATTGGGCAGATAGTTTAGAAAAAAAAGTATTGATTGGTGTCAAAGAAAACCAAGAAAAACTTTTGGTCAAAAGTGTAGACGAATACACCAGTCCTGTAGTCAAAATCTTCAAACATAATACAGATTTTATTATTATGACGGAGAATTCCATCTATTTAGTGGATTCTTCCATTGATGTGAAACGAATATCTTAATATTGTAAAGGAACCGTAGGTTTCTTTAAAACCTCCCTTAAATAGTAACCTATTTGACGGTTCCCTCATAAGGTGTATTAGAAATACCTTGAAAATAAGAATTGTAAAATTAGACCCTAATGTGGACGTTCGTAGAACGGTAGCATTAGGGGATGATGCCGTGAACGTAGTGGAGGCATCCTCTATCAGCTCATATGATGTATCGGTTAGCATGCGGTCCTTATAAGTCCGTTGGCTCGGTTCAACTCCGAGTATGAGCATATTTTTGGTCAGGGGGCTTTTGCTGCTTCGCAAAAGCGTAGCCTTCAACAACTAACTCAGAAGGTGACTTCGTCTCTGCGCAGCGAGGAAGAGTTTGGGTTAGTTTCGCCTACGGTGAAACTAGACGTAGGTTCTTATATTAAAAAACATTTGTAAAATATTATATCACATTGTAATATTTTATGGAAGAAGTGTGGAAATTGGTATATGTTTGGATATTAGGATTTGTCATAAAATTTTACGATGATTTAGAAGATTTGTTTGAATCTAAAAATGAACGACTGGTAGAAACGATAAAAACATTGATGATGGTAATGACTTGTTATTATTTATTGATTTTAGCAGAAACCCAATATGAACTCTATTGGGTATTGTATGTAGTTTCTTTGTGTTTGGTAGATTGGCACGCCTACGTGGGTTCTAGTTACTTTTTGTCCGCCAACATTGTGGTTGTCATTATTTGTATTTATGTATTTATTACGAAAGGATTTACCTTTCATTTTGGCTATTTTTTACTCGCATTTTTGTTATTTTCGTTATGTATTCCTTGTGTAGAAACTCTTTGTTGTGGTATAAATGGTCCTTTGCATGAATTATGCAAGTTTTTTGGTATGGCTCCAGATGAACCCATTTTTCAATTTAAAACATTGTCCAAAACTGATTTGGAAGTGTCTTTCTATAAAATGAAAATACGCATTGCCAGTTTGATCCATCTGACTCTTGCGTGGTTGATTATCTCTTTCTTACGTAGTAGATACAATTTTAGCAATAATATTAATCAAATATTGACGGCTGGTATGTGTATTTGTGCCGTGTTTCACGGGTATTTCCTATGTAGTTCCATGGCACAAATATACGCTGTGTACTTTGACAATAATCGTATCATCAATTATCATAATGCAAAAAATGGATGTGGTATCCGTAGCAAAGCGGAGGATAATATGTATATTCTGAAGGACGACTCAGCGAAGCGTGGAGTCCAGAGGAATAATGAAATAACTGTCGTTTCACAAAATTAACTCAGAAATTAGGAACGATCAATAGTTTGAATGTGTAGAATCAAATATGCGATATTTTAATAGCAAGTATGAAATATATTTTTGTCATAGCCTTGGTTTGGTTATGTGGATTTATATTAAAATTTTATGATGATTTAGATGAATTGTATCTGATCAAAGAAGGACGATGGTTAGAAATTGCCAAAAGTTTTTTCACAGCTCTCACATGTTTCTTTTTGTTTGTCGTTGCCAACAATAAATATGATATATTACTAGTAATTTATTATTTATCCTTGTGTACTTTGGATTGGTACGCTTATGCGAATGCTTATTTCTTTTCCATCTTGGTTGTCTTTGCACCTTTATGTTTATTTTTAGTATGTAAAAATCGGTATAGTTTTAAAATTTCCATCTTGGTATTTGCTTCTATATTGTACACCATTTGTTCACCGGTTACTGAAACAAAATGTTTTGAAATGAACGGATTGTTTCATGAAATATTAAAATATATGGGATTTGTTCCCAAGAACAGCACATCTTTGCAATTTAATACTCTGACCAAGACCGAACTGGAAGTATCCCATTTTAAATTGAAAACACGTATTACGAGTGTATTGTTTACTTTGTTGGTTGGAATCCTACTCTTTTATCTTATCAAATACAACTCTTGGCAAGGTACTGAAATGGGTAATTTCTTAAATTCCGCCATATATATTTGTGGTTTCATCAATGGGTACATGTTTTTGAGTGTAATCAATCAATATTACGTATTGTATCATGACAATGGAAGGTTGATTGATATTCATAACAAAATCAACCAAGAACCAGAAGTCGTAGAGAAAGAACAAGAACAAGAACAAGACCAAGAACAAGAACAAGACCAAGAACAAGACCAAGAACAAGAACAAGACCAAGAACAAGAACAAGAACAAGAACAAGAACAAGAACAAGAACAAGAACAAGAACAAGAACAAGAACAAGAACAAGAACAAGAACAAGAACAAGAACAAGAACAAGAACAAGAACAAGAACAAGAACAAGACCAGGAAGTCGTAGAGAAAGAACAAAAAGTTACGCAAAAGTATATAAAGAAAATACATGATATAGTTATGTCAGAAGCATGATGTCAGAAGACTCTCCGGTTAGGAGAAAACTCTGATAGTCAACCCCCTATGTGATTGTATTGATACATGATAGGCGGTTGTTTGTATGTTTCTGGCTATAGGCTTCGTTAGCTCAGCTGGAAGAGCACACGGCTGTTAACCGTGAGGTCCACGGATCGAAACCGTGACGAAGCGAATCAGATGCGTTCACGGCAACGTCCCTTGTCCTACGAAACTCTACTGATCTACGGTCTACGTCCCTTAACGAGTTTTCGTCTAATAATATATATAAAAATATGTTTTGTATATATAATAATGCCCAAAGATTTTAAAGCGGTTATCAACGAAGTATTACAAAAATGTTATCCGATACCTGATAATTTTGACAATATTTCACAATTATCTCATTTTCACATAGAAAATTTGATAGATTTTCAACAATGGTTACCCTTTATGATGGATATTCGGGGAGTCATACTTTCAGGTAGGTTTCAAGGACAACGAATACAAAAAGTTCAAACTGCAGATTATAATTCTTATACATGGAAACAATATATTGCGTTTTTTCATTCTGTGTTGCATCTTTCACATCATTATTGTATCAATCCTCAAAAATTTTTCTGGTATTTACATACGTTTCCAAATATCAAAATGTTACGTATTGCAAATATCCGATTTCAATACAGTAATGCATTTTCAATACCAATCGTATATACGAAAACTCCCTTTTATCAAATACCATGGTCAGATGGATTTTGTCCATCAACAACAAATATTCCGAATTATCCCAAATTACATCATGACAATCATTTTTATTTGAATAGTTTTGATGTAAAATCCAATCAACATCAATTGACCAAAGAAATAAAACGACTTTTTTTACATAGAGATGAATATGACGATATTCATTTTCATTTGGATAGCAATGGTGGTGACGACACACCAGGTCAACTGATTATGTGGTGTTTGGTCGGACCGCGTGAATCATGGATGAAACCGGTGACCAAAATCTTGAAAAACAAAACAGAAATTACATGGGATGTATGGTCAGAAAGCGACCCGGAAAATCCTATGAACCATGATACGGTACAAGCATTGGAACTGGGAAACATACCTACTTATGATACCAAATATTCTGGAAAAATATATGTGTATATGAATCCACAAAATGATAGTGCAGCATGGTTTTTCATTACCTATTTGATCTACGCGTTTGCAAAAAAACAAGACATCATCCGACATCAATCCTCCTGTTTTGAAAATACCTACAAACATGGTATTGTTTTGCCCTATCATCAATTGATTTTGAGAGGAAAGTCGGGTACAACATCGGGTGATGGGAATCCTGAACCGATCGTTGTACGTAAAAATGACACCAACATACTCGTTCAATGTCCTACGGAACAAATTATATCAAGTTCTATTTTACCCAAAGATTGGAATAGATATTGGTCAGAAGGCTAAATTCAAAAAATTGAATTGCGATATTAATGTCGTGGTCTGAATATATAAACTATATCAAATCAACCATGAATTTACAAGACAGAGTGTTCCATCATCGCTACAGAAAATTTACCAAGAATGTAAGTGAAAAAACAAAGCAAACCAAAAACATTGCTTCCTATTTTGATTTAACCTTCAAAGAAAATGAACATATGTCTATTACCCTAGAAGCACATCCACAAAATCCCGACAACAGTATCGTATTATCTCTCAAATTTTCCAAAAAAAATCCCATGGAAAATATTTCTAACCTTCCCGTTGAATTGATTCAAAAAATATATTCATATGTGTCTCATGAATATATTCATCTATCATTTATGATCACCTTTACGGATGAATATCCGTTTGTACCGCCGATATGGTCATTGATGGATGAAAAAAACAATGTATCTTCTTCCATGTTGTACACGAACAACACCACATTTCGTGATTATTTCCAACAATTGACGTTAAACCATAATGAACGATATCAACCTAATCTAGAATCCATTCAATCAGAACATAGTGAATACTCTTTAGCAGACATGAGTGAAAATCAACGTAGACGAATCCTGAATCATTATCATTGGTCACCCGCAATTACGATTGAAAAAGATGTATTGTGTTTTCTTACACGTATCAATCATTTTGAATACCTTGTCTAGATGTGATGAATGTTGTTTTCAAAATAATCGGTGGTATACGTTATGTTTCGTTTACGCATTTTGGGACGTTTGTTCTTAATCACCGGATTTTCACTTAAAATACAAATATGATCATATTCCGTAATCAATAATTTCTTAATGAATTCAAAGATAAAACGTAAAATACGTTCGGTACAGTTACCTACAATCAACCCACTCCCTGTACGGAATATCATAAATGATACTTCCGTATATTTTTTACAATCCAACAATTCATTCATCTTCATTCCTTGATCTTCCGCCATGATTCTACCATTTTGTAATATAGGATCAAACCCAATACTGTTGTTGTAATAGAATTTGCACTTCACACCCGGATAACTACATGGGTCATACGAAGATTCTATTCCATAGGCGTCTCCTTTCAAAATACTATGAATTTTTTCACGATTGACAAAGAATCCACAATTAAAATTGCTATTGATCAGTACATGATCTTCATTGGAATTTTCCAAGAAACACAGCGGCTCAGAAACATACGGTTGCAAAATATCCAAGACAATTTGTTTTACTTTTTCTAAATCTTGGTAATGAACAATTCCTGGAATTTCCATTTTTCCAGTATTAAAGACTTTGATATGTACTTCACGAAATGGCTCGGTTTCACGTTGAAATCGTACAATCAGAGCAAAACAATTGTAAAATGCATTTTTCACTTTCCCTCGGTAAGACAAAATATCTTTTTTGGAAATACCTACTGTTATTTTTCGTTCATCTTTGAATTTAATACTACGTGCCGCAGGATTGTTGATTTGTTTGATAATATTTTCTTTATAAAATCGTATTTCTGTCAAACGTGATTTGTATATTTCAAATTCTTCGGGAGTTTTTGATACGACCTTGATTTGTTTTTTTAACACACCAATGACTGGATTCCAATAATCAATCACCGGAATTTTCCAAAATAAATTATGAATGTCCACGATGTGATTCAAAAACAACACCTTGGTCTTGGTGCTGATAAACAATTCCATGTCGTGATTGATTTTACCGACGGAAGGACCATCTATGTCATTACTTACACGTTTTATATGGGTAGTTTCAGAACTAAACCCTGTAGTTTTTTCAGTATGCTGCATTGTCAAATATTGCATCCATTCGTTTTCCAATTCTGCCATGTTCTTTAAGTCTGTTTTACAAGATAGTATATCTAAAGGGCTTTAAGTACTTTTTACAATCAATTTTTTATCAGACGCAAACCCGTACAACCTACAGTTGTACGGGTTTGGTAGGGATGCTGAGAACGTAGTGGAGGCATCTACAATTTTTCCATGAAACCCTGCATATTTTGCTTCAGTCTGTACGGGAATTCGTCATAGGTTTTCAGATGATGATAATTACAAATCGTTTCATGTGGATATTTTTTGCAATATATTTTTACAAGGTGAATGAGTTCGTCATGTATTTCTTGTTGGCGTTTTCTTGCTATATGTAATTCTGCTTTTTCTTGTTCTCTCAACGCATTGTATTCATGTATGGACATGTATGAATGGATTGTAGGATGTTTTTGCATGAGATTTTTACCCAATGAAGTGTATTCATCGTACGTAGATTGAATCATAGATTTGTATACGGTTTGTTTGCAACAAATGAAACATGGTGAAAACCAAGAAAACATAATTACGGATACTTGTACTTGTACGCAAAAAATGTTTATATAACCTTAATTAGACGAAAAAAATTGAAATTATGTAAAAACATTATGATAGTAAAAGTATAATAGCTCCTATATCATGAATACAATGAATTGTTGTGAAACATGTGGAAAACAGTGTAAAAATGCCAGTGCTTACAAAAAACACCAAGAACGTAAACGTCCTTGTAAACCACACCAAACTCGTTCTCGCTTCGCAGAGACAAAGTCACCTGCCGAGTTAGTTGTTGAACCAATCAACCAAATAATAGACACAACATCCTCCCTTCGCGAAGAAATTTTGCAAGGAGATGCCCTAGAATTGTTACCTACTTTGGCAGACAATTCCGCACAAATTGTGCTGGCAGATCCGCCGTACAACATTGGCAAGGATTTTGGCAATGACAGTGACCGACAAACGATGGAACAATATTTGTCTTGGTGTGAAAGATGGATTCAAGAATGTTTACGTATTCTTCGTCCGAACGGTACCATGTTTGTTTTCGGATTCAGTGAAAATCTGGCGTTGATTTTGTCAAAAATTCCCCTACACATTCATAGAAGATGGATTGTATGGCATTATACCAACAAAAACATGGCTTCTTTGCATTTTTGGCAACGTTCTCATGAGAGTATTTTGATACTATGGAAAGACGACAAAGTATTTCATCGTGATGATGTACGTGAACCTTATACGGACGGTTTTCTAAACGGCGCTGCTGGAAAACAACGCGCGGCAACCCAAGGTCGGTTTTCCAAGGGAGACAAAACCACCACGTATACGGCTCATCCACAAGGGGCATTACCACGTGATGTAATCAAAATACCTGCCTTGGCAGGCGGTGCAGGAAAAAAAGAGAGGGTAGACCATCCTACCCAAAAACCCCTGGCTTTGTGTGAAAAATTGCTAAAGTCTTGTAAACAGGATCCCTCTCAAGGATTTGTATTGGTGCCTTTTGCGGGTTCTGGTAGTGAATGTGTCGCAGCGAAAAACCTACACCTTCCTTTTGTAGGAATAGAAATCAATCCAGAATATGTGAGCTTGATACAATCCCGTATTGGAACCTCCTAAGTAAAAGGATTCTTGAAAAAAATAGTTGAAAATATTGGAGGGTTTTACGGAGGTACGACTTGTCATATCGGATAAAACCCTCCATTCTACGGACGACGTAGTCGGGTGTAGAATCAATCCTCTGACCAATCAACCGTAATACTCTGGTCGGTTTCAGAATATACGATTTTAGAGTCAATAAACACCAATTGTAATTGCTGTACAACTTGATTTTTTACTTCGTCTGTTTCCTTATAAAGAATTTTTGTATATGTTTTTTTGTTGTTTTTGTTATTCCATAAAATTTCTGATGTTATGGCATTGACATACATTTTTATGGTTTCATCTTGTTTTCGCACTTGTTCCGCTATCAACATGGCTTGTAAATCCTCTCTGGTAATCGTAGTCATATTTACATGTAAAACGACGATTTATTTCTAAATCATTTGTTCCGATTAAACAGGAGGTTGTAAAAGTTCCAATAGTTGGATATAGTCGTATTTGCGCCCTTTTTTTACACTACATGAACCTACAACAAATTCTTTCATTGCTTCGGTAACCTGGATATACATCCATAATTGCGAAGACATACTGAAGGTAATAGACATATGTGATCCGTCTACGACATTGGTTTCCCATCCGACCACCGCATCTTTGTTTTTTCCTTGCTTTCCTATTTTTGGTTTCCATTCGTACGATTCCGGATTGACCGCTGGATAATCACTTGGTAACAAATACCAATCGTATTTGGTATTCTCTCCTAATTCTTCACGCACAATGATGGAATAATATTCAAAATTTTTACGCCGTTGTATTTCACCCAAAATCGTGGTTATATCTCCATTAACTTTGTCGGAACATACCGAAGTAAGTCGGTAGGAACTAATATCAAACGTACCTTTTTTCCCCCCTGACCATTTGGTAGATTTGTTAGAAAACCGACCAAGAGAACATGTCAAATCGGCACCCGGTGCATGTGATCCACAACTTTGGGATTGAACAGGACATCCTGAATGTTCCAATACAATACGATTGATCTCTTCCCAAACGGCTTCTTTGATGGGATCATTGTTGATCAAATGGTACCCAGTAACACATTTTGTAAAGGAATCACATAGTTGTAATTTCATAGCGGGTAGTATGGACGGACGAGAAGAAGATAATGAAAACATGATAATGATATATATGATATTTTGAAATCATACGTCACAAAACATAAAATCAATTTTTATTGGATATTGGAACCCAAGGTTCCAGTAAAACCTCCTGGGTAACGAGGACACCTCGCAAGCTCGGTGCCCTCCTAAGATTCCTTACACGGATTCTTGGTGAATTAGTTGTATAGGATCTTATACAACCAATTTGATATATTACCTAGGAGGTTTTACCGGGTTTTTTTCACCTGCGGTGAAAAAAGTCTGGGTTCCAATAATATAAACATATTTTCACAAATATATATATCAATGACAGATTCTCCGGTTATTTTGCCTACGGAATTAAATTATCTGGTTCTTGAATATGCCGGAAAAGTTCGTCTACGCAATGGAAAATATATGAATCAAATTCCCAAAGACGACCCAAGATATGATATTTTGAAAAGATTACCATTGAAAAAGGGATCACATAACATGATTTGTAATCAAATGTGTTGGATAATAGATGTTTTTACACATGAGAACGAAATCCTAGCGCAATATATGGAAAATTATTGGTGTTTCCCTAATGGTGAAATAAATATCACATATTTTATCAACGGTAAGAAGAGTGATAGATACGTTCTAGGAAACAAATATCCACCTTGTTTTGTTCGTGCAGACGACTATAAGATTACAAAAAAATGGGTAGAATATGTACCCGACACCGACTCATAATGATTAGACCCCAAGACGGACGTTCGTAGAACGGTAGCATTGTTTCAAAGTCTTGAATGTGGTATCCGTAGTGTAACGGAGGATATCCACGCATATTCAGAAGGACGAAATAGGAGTCCTTCTGAATATGATGCCTATTCTTGGACTGAAACCACCAGATAATCCAAAAGAATATCCATGGGAATGTCGGGACGGTGCATGATGATTTCTATTTTTTTTAGATATTCTGATAATTGAACTGAATCACCAGACCATGTACGAATCATATAATTGAAATATTTTTGTAACAAGGTGCGTTTGTCCATGTTGTATTTGATACTGATTTCGTCTAAATGTATTTTGAACAAACTAGGGGAAATGTTGGATTGTATTTTTTGATGAATTTCTACCAAGACTTCTTGGCGGAATGGCAAATACAATTCCTTGATACGTGTACCTTCTAATTGAACAAAATTAATCATACTCCGAATGTCCGATTGATACATGTCCTGAATGATATCCAATGTCTCATCCGATAACTCAATTTCTTCTTTGTTGCAAATGTTTCGTATGAATTGGAAAATATCTTTTCTTGGTAATTGATTGAAACGAATACATAGAAATTCATTTTTCAAAGATTCATCAATTTTGGTAATATAATTGCAAATCAAACAGAAACGCACATTGTAACTGGAAGTTTGTAATATATATTTGAGCGCCTGTTGAGCATTCTTGGTCATATAATCCACTTCATCCAAAATCACAATTTTAATTCCCTGTTCAAACAAATTCATGGATTTGGCAAATTGATGTATTTGATTTCGTATAATATCAATACCACGTTCATCGGATGCATTCAAATGAATGACATTGCTTTTGTTGATACGATGATACTTGGATTGAAATTCATTGATCAAATTGATGATCGTCGTCGTTTTTCCGGTACCCGGTGGACCATAGAAAAGCAAATGAGGAAAATAATTCTTGTTCAAAATATTATGAAAAATTTCCCGATTCAGTGGATCCAAGACAATGTCTTGAAATTGCGAAGGGCGATATTTTTCTACCCATGGAATGAAATCGGTAATTTCTTGTGAATTAGACGAAAACTCGTTAAGGGACGTAGACCGAAGGTCGGGAGAGTTTCGTAGGGATGCCGTGAACGTAGTGGAGGCATCTGTTGTAGTGGTGGTCATTTGTAATAATCACTATAGGAGCAATTCTTTACATCTATACATCTGAAAATCAAAAGATATAAAAATTATGGATCATATTGGATTATATTCATAATGAAATACTTGATTTATCTTATAAGTTTATTCAATATGATTATTGCGAATCCTACGAAATATTGTATTCATTGCAAATTTTTCAAATTACATATAGAAAACAATCCTAGTTATGATATAAAACCGGTCAAGTTTGGTTTATGTACCTATTTTCCGACAAAAATAGATGAACAATATCATCAAAATACGGGTAAATTGTTGGAAAATAATAGTAATTATGAATTATGTTCCAAGGCAAGAACATTGGATAATTTGTGTGGTAAATCTGGAAAATATTTTGTTCAACGTCAACAAAAAAACACTCTGTGATTTTCCAAAACCACATAAAATGAAAAATGGAACTACATCAATAATTGTTCTTAATGACAAAAAGTAAAAAGCGTCCTACCATTCAAAACAAACATACCGAAATAGAATTACAAGACCAAGTGGATACCCCCATTGATGCCTCTACTACTCTGACTTCACTAAAACCCTCGGCTGAGGATAACACACCAGTGCCCTCGGCAAACATAGCTTGCCCTGGACAAAGTACAATACAAGAAATTATACCAGTAGTAATCACAGAAGAACCCTCTTCCAAACCGATTCAAAAAAAAACACCTGCGAAGAAATCAACTTCTAGTAAAAAAGGTAAAAATGGAAAATTATCTACAGGATTGTTGCCAATATTATCCACTACGGATGAACGAACCACCATGCAAATCGCAAATATCATTCTACATTTGAAATGTTCCATGTCGGATGTACAATCTTATAACGAAGAAATACACAAACAGATGATGAACCCATTGATTTATAATCCTTCAGTTCCCCCAGATATCATGACATATCATCAACCGAAAAATTATTCAGAATTAAACAATGTAGTAACCATACCAACCCCGGACCAAGAAGATTTTGCCTACAAAGAATCCAAAGATTCGCGCAAAAATCGCAATGTTGATCATTTTTTACAAAACAAACATGAAGAAATAGAGACGACGTACCGGTCTACAACAGAAGATAGCAACCTTGATTTCATCAAGGAAAATGGAGATGTGGAAACGAAAGAGAACCAAGAAGAAGTAACGTGGCTTACCTATAATGTGAAATCAAACGAAAGGGAAACCTATGGATGTGGCAATGCATATTCTGAAGGACAACGCAGGAATCCAGAGGAATATGGATCTGGCAACGCATATTCTGAAGGACGACGTAGGAATCCAGAGGAATATGGATGTGGCAACGCATATTCTGAAGGACGACGTAGGAGTCCAGAGGAATATGATGAGGATCAGAAAGATCCGTGTATGAAAGACATTCATACAAAATTGAAAAAATTAAAAATAAGTCTTTTTAAAAATTTGGCATTTATGGACAAAAAATCCGCATGTTTTTGGTGTACATACGACTTTGACAATCCCGAATGTTATATTCCTAGATATGAGATGGATGGTGCCATTCATGGATATGGTTCATTTTGTCGTCCGGAATGTGCAGCGGCTTATTTAATGAAAGAAAATTTGGATGATTCCACCAAATTTGAACGTTATCATCTTTTGAATCATATTTATAGCAAAATTTATGATTACAAAAAAAATATCAAACCCGCACCGAATCCTTATTACATGTTGGACAAGTTTTATGGTAATTTGTCTATTCAAGAGTACCGTAAATTATTAAAATCGGATCATTTACTTTTGACCATTGACAAACCCTTGACAAGAATCTTGCCAGAATTACACGAAGACAATGAAGAATTTTTGACTAATATCTACGGGGTTCAATCAAATACCAATGTCGGAAGTTCAATTACGAAGCATGGAAATTTCAAGGTTCGTAGACAAAGTGACAAACCTACGGGACCGACCAAATCCAACATTATCAAGGAACATTTTGGTATCAAATAACATAAACCCATCGTGATACAATACTATAATAGATAGATGAACAAATCTGAAAATACAACATCGTTAGATAGATATCGTAAAAAAGGATACATGGGTTTAGCCAATTTAGGCAATACGTGTTTTATGAATACGTGTTTACAAATACTGAATCATACGTATGAATTGAATGACATTTTTTTAGTAAAAAAAATGCACACCAAGTTTCATAAAAATACGAAAAAAAAACCGGAAATAGAATTGGTTCAACAATGGGTAGAGTTGCAAGAAATTATATGGAACAATACCGGAGCCGTTTCACCAAACAAATTCGTACATCATGTGCAACATTTAGCCAATTTGAAAAACAAAGAATTATTCACGGGATGGGCTCAAAACGATTTGCCGGAATTTTTGTTGTTTTTCATGGATAGTTTGCATATCAGTATTTCACGTGAAGTAAAAATGAATATTCACGGAAACGAAGAATCTTCCACAGACAAAATGGCATTGGAATGCTACAAGATGCTTCGTGGAATTTACGAAAAAGATTATTCAGAAATTATGGAATTGTTTTACGGAATTTATGTATCGGAAATTCGTTCCAAAATAACGGACAAGGTACATAGCCATAAACCAGAAACATATTTTATTTTGGATTTGCCTTTGCCGGAACCCTCTGTCAATACGGAGATATCATTGTATCAATGTTTTGATTTGTTTACCCAGGGTGAAGTCTTAGACGGTGATAATGCATGGTTGAACGAAACTACTAATCAAAAAGAAGCCGTGGTCAAACAAATCTCTTTTTGGAATCTTCCGAAGATTTTGGTGATATCTTTGAAACGGTTCGCTTCTTTCGGAAACAACCAAAAAAGACAAGATTTAGTGACATTTCCTTTGGAAAATTTGGATTTGTCCAAATACGTGTGTGGATATGATTCCAAAAAATATGTATATGATTTGTTTGGTATATGCAATCATATGGGTGGTGTCATGGGAGGTCATTATACCGCATTTGTAAAACATATTGACGGTGATTGGATTCATTTCAATGACATTGCGTGTCAACCTATTCCCAATATGGATGTGTTGGTTTCTCCCAAAGCGTATTGTTTATTTTATCGTATATTGGAACCCAGGTTCCAATAAAACCTCCTGGGTAACGAGGACACCCAGCTTCGCAAGCGAAGCTAAGGCGCCCTCATAAGGTTTCTTACAAGGAGGCTTGATTAATTAGTTGTATAGGATCTTATACAACCAATTTGATATTGATGTTTCAAGGAAACCTTATGAGGGCGCCGACCGAAGGTCGGTGTCCTCGTTACTTAAGGGAGGTTTTACTGGAACCGTAGGTTCCAATAGTTTCAATAGATTTCGCACTATAATATAATTACGATTGTGTATAAAAAATTATGAGTACAACAACTACTCCTATTGTAACAATTATACCTCAAAAAACAACTATACCTACTCCTATTGTAACAATTATACCTCAAAAAACAACTATACCTGCTCTACCTAATATTACAGCAAATCCAACACCGGTATTGAAGAAACCGCCAGTAAGTGGTGCTTCGTTGTGGTTTAACGATATTTTTACACAATCCAATATTTTGTTGTTTATTCTTTGTTTCATCGTGTATTTGTTGATCTTTGGGTTGATGAAATTACTTTTAGGCGAAAGTTTTTCGTATCAAACTGCGAGTTTAGTCATTGATTGTATTTCCATTGTGATATTGGTTGTCTACATAGTTTCTTGGTATTTGAATGCATCCACATCCATCACAGTATATGATCCTGTGGGCAATTTGTTGATTTGGTTACGTAATTTTTTTGATATTCCAAGTAATCTATTGTTGTTGGCTTTGTTGATGATATTTATGTATTTGATGTTGTATGTTTTGCAAGTACCACCAGGTGAATACAAACCCTATACCATTCGTATTTTAGAAGTATTTATGTGGTCGTTTTTTATTACGGATGCATTTGCGGTATTGTTTTTATTCTTGTTTGGGTTTTCCATCACCGATTTGATATTGGATCCTTTGATCAATGGATGGTACAATTTGGTACAAGGAAATGTAGCGAATCCTACTACTTTGGCTCCTATGTTTGATACCGCCGCAGATGCCACGAATCCTATCAATGTGGGCGGTAGTATGAATATTAACAATCAGGGAGGAGTAATCAATACCAATACCAATCAGGGAGTGGTAAATAATTGTCTACCACCTACACCTACTCCACCCGGATGTACGGATCAAACCATTCCGATTATTGTACGTGATGCATCCGGAAATATTGTGAACAACATGAAAGACTTGCGTAACGAAATTTGTGTCAATGTTTCTAAACAAGTTGCTACACCGAAAGTAACGAATTCTCCTACGAATTTAGAAGTATTTAATATTTCCAACAATTTGTATACGTACGATGAAGCACAAACCGTTTGCAAATCGTATGGTGCTCGGTTAGCCACATACGATGAAATTGAAGCCGCGTACGTAGATGGCGGTGAATGGTGCAATTATGGTTGGTCCGATAATCAAATGGCATTGTTTCCTACCCAAAAAGATACATGGAATCGTTTGCAATTGACCAAAAATCACAAACATGATTGTGGTAGACCTGGTATCAACGGTGGGTTCATTGACAATCCGGATGTGCAATTTGGCGTCAATTGTTATGGGTCAAAACCCACACCAGGACCGGGAATTGTTGCCCAAGAACCCGGAATTCGTTTTCCTGAAGAAGAAGAGGACGCACGTAAATTACGTGAAATACAAGACAAAAAATTGCAAATTAGTAATTTTAGCCGTCAAAAATGGTCCGAATTTCAACGATAATTATCTTCCCTAACTTCTTGGGTATTTTCTCTTGGTCTTATTTTTTACACGTATTTTCGGTTCATGAATTTGTGCACCCACCTTTTTCAACAGATGGTCAAACAATCGGTGATCAATGACATGAGAAGTATAGGATTTTTCATTACTACCACCATTACTACCACCAAAAAAGGTTAAATTAGATGATGACAAAGATGACACTCTTTCTATTGTGTTTCCTAGATCTCCTAGAACCAATCCCAAAGGAACACCTTTGTTTTTTAATTGGTTTATATGTTCACGTTCTTTATTTCCTCCTTCAGACATCATATTCTATATGCAAAATGGTATATAGAATAGGTAGGTAATTAGCCTGTTCGGTACACGAGTATGTCAAACTTAGTAATATTAGGTGGGCTGCGCCCACTGTGCAGAACAGTTCTTATCGCAAAAAAATAGAATTTATTTTCTGCGGGTTTGACGACTACTACGACGACTGCCACGTGATTTTCGCATACCCATACCAGGTTTACGGGAATTTTGTTGTGCAAAAAATAACGTAGCAGGAACTGCTAAATCCACAAACATGGAACCACCACGTCTTTTACGTCGGTGTTTTCGGCTTTTTCCGCCATTCATTACCTTATTCATTGCAATCGCATTTCCCTGTGCAAGATTCGCATGTTGTTGTGCCGCAGAACCATATACGGCTCCCGCATACGCAGCTGCATTTGCAGCGCCTCCTTTTGTCATTGGCATTGCTGTTGGCATTGCGTGTGCATTACCTCCTTTGTGTGCCATTGGTGCCATTGTCATCGCGTGTGTATTACCTCCTTTGTGTGCCATTGGTGTCGTCATTGGTGCCATTGTTGATTCTATTTTATATATTCTAGGTAGAATTGTTTTCGGAATAGTTGCGACCATATTTCAACAAATTACGTATCCATATGATGAGAACGAAATTTGCTAAAGTCAAAAATATTAAGAATACGTTGTAAATACAAATGAACCATATGTATGGGTATATTTCATTGTAAATGATATGAACAATCGGACGCATACCCATTTTGATATAACGTTGAATATCTTCCTTTTGAAAAAAATCCAAACATGAATCTGGAATCATAGATGATAAGATGTATTTAGCAAATATTCATATTTGTTCAAAGAAATAACAACGCATCAGATGCCAGGAACATCGTCATATTCCTCTGGACTCCTACGTCGTCCTTCAGAATATGCGTGGATATCCTCCGCTACGCTACGGATACCACATTCATTATTCCTCCGCTCCACTAAGGATACCACATTCAAATGCGTTGTTGACAATTCAAAAATCAATATTGGATTAGACGAAAACTCGTACGTATGTAAGACGTACGAGTTTCGTAAGGATGTCGGGAACGAAGTGGAGACATCGTATATACATTTTTCAAGATGGAAAGAATATTAGAGCCAAATGATTCATTTCCTTTTGATCAATTAGTGTTATCCACACCTACATTTATGAATACTGGAAATTATTTCATTAAATATTCATTCAATGATTCACCGCTGTACATTCAACCACCCAAATGTGTTACAAAACAAGGTATTATCAAGGCAGGAAAAAAAATGTACTGTGATATGTTATTCACCAATGAACATGAATCCTTGATTCAGTGGATGGAAAATTTGGAAACATATTCGCAAAATTATATTTTTCAACGGCGTTCACAGTGGTTTGAAAGTGACTTGGAAATGCATGACATTGAAAATTCATTTACGCCTTCCATGAAAGTATTCAAATCCGGAAAATTTTACATTATACGGACCCTGATTCCAACCCGTTTAGGAAAATGTACATTGAAAATATTCAATGAAGACGAAAATGAAGTACCTTTAGAGAATATCAAAGATATGACTCCGGTAGTCACTATTTGGGAAGTTTTAGGTATTAAATGTACTACAAGAAGTTTTCAAATTGATATTGAAGTAAAACAAATGATGGTAATCAATCCGATTACTTTGTTTGAAACATGTATTATTTCAACGAAACGAAATTCACAAAATATGATTGGTCAGGGGGCTGAGAGCCACCAACCAACACAAATATCAAAGATGGACATCCATGAGGATGAGTTAAATGAAGGCGATTCGGGTTACGTGCATAGCCAGCAGCAAAAGCCTAGCCTTGAACAACTAACTCAGAAGGTGACTTCGTCTCTGCGCAGCGAGGAAGAGTTTGGTAACGTAGTGGAGCCATCAGGACCTAATTCTTCTACCGAAGAAACAAAAGGCGTGTACAAAGAACAGATTGAATCTAGAAAGGAATCATATAACGGATGTGATATCCTACGTAGGAGTCCAGAGGAACATGAAGAAATATCTACGATAAAAATTTCAGAACCTTTGAACCAAGAAAAATCAATAGATACATCTTTAGAAGAACCTTCTAATGATTCTTTCAACGAACCTTTGGAAGAAGACACAGAAGAACCTACGAACGAAGACGATGAAGAAACTGATTCTAATGAGGATGATTCGCCGTACGAAATTTTAGAAGACGAAGAAGGTTTAGAAAATATTCCCGATTCTTCGGAATTGGAAATCGTAGATCTGAATTTACAAGATATTCAGGAAAACATGGATTTTCAATTGAAAAATAGAAATGATGTTTACTATGAAATTTATGAAGATGCGAAAAAAAAAGCAGAAGAAGATAGAAATTTAGCCATTTCATCCTATTTAGAAGCAAAACGAATCAAGGAATTGTATATGATTCAGTATCCTTAAATTTTTACGATCTCTTACTATTATCCATTAAGTTTTTTGTCCGCCGTTTATATACATATTAAACATAATGAGTATGAAACAGTTCCAAGCGGGACTTTCCAAGTTTTTTTCAAAAAAATGGATCCCAATTATTATTCTTCTTGTTATATGTTTTGTTCTAATGGCATATTCAACAAGCAAAAATTCAATTTTAGACAGAATGACCGATTATGGTTCCGGTGCACAAAATGTAAAACCAATGATAACACCTACTGCAAATATGCCTAGTAATACCGCACCAATGAATCAATTACCCGCACAACCTATGAGTCAACCACCAATGGCACCTTCCAATTATACCAGTCAACCGGTGGCAAATCCATCCGATCTGTTACCATCAGATAAAAATAGCCAATGGGCGAATTTGAATCCTTCAGGTGGTAATGTTGCCATACCGGATCTTCTTCAAGCCGGTTACCATATCGGGTTGGACACCATTGGTCAATCATTGAAAAATGCCAACTATCAATTGCGTTCAGATCCTATCATTGAAAAACAAAATACTGGTCCTTGGTTGCAAAGTACCATAGAGCCTGATTATGGTCGTATTCCTTTGGAAGTGGGTTATGGACAACGCTAATCTACAGAAACCGTAGGTTTCTGTACGACTTCCCTTAAGTAACGAGGACACCGACCTTCGGTCAGTGCCCTCATAAGGTTTCCTTAAAAGATTCTTAGTGAATTAGTTGTATAGGATCCTATACAAATAATATGAAAGGTGAAACCTACATGGTTTCAAAGAAACCTTATGAGGGCACTGACCGAAGGTCGGTGTCCTCGTTACTCAAGGGAGGTTTTACTGGAACCGTAGGTTCCAATATCCAATATCCAATAATCTAATAATACTATAGGAGCCACATCATGAAACAATACTGGTTAGATTGTATTGGTTATATTCTGTTATTGTCTGTCATCGGTGCTTGTGTCTATATATATTTTAAAACAGACGATTTTGAATTAAAATGCATTGTTTCGGGCGTAGATGGTAATAAATATTGTGTCCGTGAACGTGACCGGTTGCAAGAAGCTGCGGATTTGTTAGCATCTGTCACTGAAAAATGCAAAGAATTGGTAGAATATGTAAAAGAAAAACATCCCGACGATGAACGAGTCAAACTTTTGGTCAAAAATTTTAATCCCAAGAAAATCGTGGAAATATTACCGACCAGTAGTTATACCGCTTACAGTGAAAATAAGGGGGAAAAAGTGGCATTTTGTTTGAATGTCACCAAAGGAGGAAAAGAGAATTTGATTGATGAACATACGTTAACCTTTGTCGCCATACACGAATTAAGCCATATTTGTTGTACTTCTATTGGACATACTCCTGAATTTTGGGAAATTTTTCGTTTTTTACTTGTCAATGCCAAAGAAGCCGGCATACATTCACCCGTGGATTATTCCAAAGAACCTACTAAATATTGTTCTATGAGAATTACTGACAATCCTTATTACGAAAAATAACTGGAACTATTGGAACCCAAGGTTCCAATAAAACCTCCTGGGTAACGAGGACACCGACCTTCGGTCGGTGCCCTCATAAGGTTTCCTTATAAGGATTCTTGATGAATTGTTTGTATAGGATCCTATACAAACAATATGAAAATGGTCCCTAGAAACTTTATGAGGGCACCGCCACGTAGTGGTGGTGTCCTCATTACTTAAGGGAAGTCGTACAGAAACCGTAGGTTTCTGTATTATATTGTGTAATGATAGCATATATATTTTACCTTTCGTTACACACCTTTCTCTCATGACTGACGTCTCACTAATTCATATTGGTGAATCTAGCATTCCTTACAGTACATCTCCTGTAGGTAGTAACGTCATCATGTCGGATACCACTCCAAATACTGGATTGGTCTATGCCATAACCGCCGCGGGTGGTTATAGTGTCGGGCGCACTTTTGATAACATTCTACGATTACCTGAATATATGTGTAATCAATACGATACAACCAAAGCCGTTGAAGTGTATTTTGATGTACGAACATTGAATATGAAAATCGGTATTGACAAAGATGGAGATAATATTGGTGTAACCGTACCAACTGTGGCGTTTTATGATATTTCTCAAAACGTATTTTATAAAGATTCCTTGACCATCACCTCCGAGGATTTTCTGACGAATTTAGACGGTAATGAAAATTATGTCATAAGTGTAGGCGCTTTATCTACCACGTATTCTGATTTTTCTCAATATGTACTTGAATATTTCTTCTATGGATCTAAGAATCTGTCACAACATTATCCTACACAATTTAACTTCAAAGGTCGTCAATGTAACGACGGGGTATTTGACGCTTCCGCTTTTTTAAATATTATTACGTATGATCCGTCCGATGGTATTACTGAACATAACACGACGGGTATTTCAGGATCCATCACTGTATTTAATATTAGTTCTATGTTGCGTTTTGCAGTAGATTCCAATTGTTTTGGAAATCGTGACCCTAGTAGTGGAACTACCGCATCCGACCCTCTTCATCCAGCAAATTATGGTGTAACTGATGGGTTTTTGGCAGATGATTTGATTTTTATTCCGGAAAATGGTATCCAAATTACGCTGCAATTGTCCATCATAGATATTGATACTTCTGCAAACCAATATGCAGCTGCATTAGGAATGTATCAAGACACCACGGTAGATAATTTTTCAACCACCGGTAACAACAATGGGTTGGTTTCTACTTCGTTCAACGAAATCACTCGTAGTTATTCACAAAAAATCAAAACTACCGCTATAAGTAAAACCGAAACTGTGCCTTTGTTGCTACGTTTGGCAAATTTGTCGGGATCTAGTGTTCCATTCTCGGTATTGGTTACAGGTACTGGCACCAACTATATTTCTTTCAAAATAAAAGGTACGTATACGGATTATACGGTAACACAAATTAATATGCGTTCCTTGGTACAAACACCCATCAGAAATACCAATCCATTACCCGTTTCCAATCCATATGTGGTGGTAAATCCCGACTATTTATTTACAACGTCTACGTTCACAGATGCATCTTATGTTTCAGCGTCTAACATGTATGAATATATTTTTACACCTTATTTGAATGATGCGAAATTAGCGACTGTAGATGTTTCCAACATTCTGACCCCGAATGCGACTGCGACAGTGTCCGTTACTTTGGGAAATATCACGGATAAATCCATCTCATTGGCATTTTCAGGAACATATTCTTATCTGAAAATTGAACGAAACGGCGTATTGACTATTTCTTCCAATTGTTCGCAAAATTCTTTTAACAGTACCAATTTGTTTCCAAATACACCTTATTATTATAAAATTACGCCGTATAATATTGTGAATCAGGGTGGTAATGTGGTACAAAGTAATACAGTATATACCTTGGCTCAGATATCACCATTGAGTTTGATAAGTCGTACTAAAAATCAATTCAATTTTTCAATCAACGGTTATTATTCCTCCTTTGCAGTATATAGATCAGACAATCCAACTACACCTGTCTACAATTCAGGTTCGGGTTCAGTTACCGTCGGTAATAATGGCTTCAAAACAGAAACATTTTCCAATACAGGATTGTTCCCAAATAAATCCTATACATATACGGTGATTGCCAAAAACACTTCTAATGTGACAACTAGTACAACACCCCAGTTCTTTACTACCAGTCCGTCATTGAATTCCAATAATGTAACTATTGGAGCCCAAACCACCGACTCACAAATTCAATTGTTGTTTGACGGTTCGTATTCTTATGTAAGTATTACCCGTTTTTCAAGTGTAACAAATACCACAATTGCTTTGGCATCCAATATTACCGGAAATTCGTACTTGGATAGCAATTCGGTTCAAGCCGATGCAATGTATACATACACAATTACCCCTTGGAATGCATCTGTATCGGGCACTTCTGTAACCGTAAGTGGGTATTCGTTACCTCGGTTGAATACCACCATCACCAATTTAGTTTCTTCCACCAACAGTATCACGTTCCAATATCAAGGATATTATGATTATTTGAACGTATATGGTTTGTATAGTTCTGACATTATACCTCTTTACATAGATAATGTTGACAATATTTATAATAGTACACGTTCAAAATACGTATCTGGTTTGAGCGCAAATACCGGTTATACTTTTAGATTTGTTCCCTACAATCATCTGAATCAAGCCGGAACCGCCGTAACTTATACATTATATACATTACCAACATTAACCAATGCTTATGTAAGTGCGGCTTCTTACAATCAAATTCAATTTACATTGACTGGTAATTATGATTCCGTAGTGTTTACGCGTAATGATGGTGAACAATATAGAACCACTACATCTACTTTTACAGATTATAATGTAGTAGCAGATACAAGTTATACCTATACGTTGGTTCCCACAAATTTTGCCGGATCCTCCAATTTGTCCAATCAAATTTCCATTTTTCTGTATACGTATCCACGGTTAGATCCTACTACGATCAATTCTACACTAATTACAAATACACCTACAACTACACAACAAGGCATTAGTGTAGTGAATAATGTGTCATATTCGGCATCTATTCAATACCAAGGTAAATTTTTCAAGGTAGATATTCAACGCGATGGTAAAAGTATTCTTCCGGTCAATACCATTCTTCAAGGAAATAGCTATTTGGATGTTGGACCTTTAAATTACAACAAAACATATACATATTCCATTATTCCATATGATCCATCAGGTGGTATAGGAGCTACAGGTGTAACAACCATTACGATTCCACCGAATATTAATTATGTTACATTAACTTCATTCACAACTGACAGTTCATATATAGGATTTGACATTTCTGGTTTTTATGATTATTTCAATGTAGTTCGTTTGGATATCGCGGGAAATCAAAACACATGGTCACAACAAACCGGTAAATCGTTTAAGGATAATTCATTATCTTACAACTCGGTACAGTACACTTATGTATTTACGCCAGGAAGTAATAGTACAAGTATCATGGGTAACGATGTATCTATCAAAATAACATCTTCTTTTGCTAATATCACCAACGTCTCTATTGATAAAAACACAATTACATCTAATAGTATAACATTACTAATTGTAGGTACCTACAATTATCTTAATATATGGCGCAACAATGTATTAATTGCACATGATTTGAGTAATGTTACCTCGTATGTAGATACCGGATTGCAAAGCAATCAAACCTATGTTTATTTGGTAACTCCTTACAATCAATATGATATATCCGGAAATTATGTTCAATTGAATGCTACCACCAATCCTTCTTTGACTTCTGCTACCATCGTATCCACCACTACAAATTCCATATCGTTGCAATGGTCAGGCGCGTATGACCACGTATTTGTATCACGTCCTTATTTCAGTATTACCAGTACAGATAGTTCCTATGTAGATATGACCAATTTGTTAGCAGGAACACAATATATTTATACGCTTGTTTCTTACAATTCGGATGGACAACCAGGTGATGTTATCAGTAATATCATTGCTTATACTCTTCCGCAAATTGTAGAGGTAATCAATGACAGTGTTGATCTAAGTAATACGATTGTATTGAATGTATCTGGTGGATATCAATCTGTCAATTTTCAACGTAATGACGGATATACGGGTACCATTTATCGTGGGTCAACCTATGTAGATAATTATAATTTGTTACCAAATACGGATTATTCGTACGTATTGTTGCCTTACAATGGAATTGGACAAGTCGGTTCCACTTTTCCATTTACTTCATTTACTTATCCGTATATCCAAGACATTTCGTATTCTTCTACTGCGTCTTCTTTGTCCTTTTTGGTACAAGGTATTTACAACTATGTGATTATGAATATTTATGATGGATATAGCAATCTATTGGTCAATTCTTTGAATTCTTCCGGTCAAACCGCCAGTGACTTGTCCTTTGGTAATCTTCTTGGTAATTATCCGTATACCATGGAAATCATACCTTTCAATGCGAAAGATGTTTCGGGTGCAATGATATCCAACATTTTTACCAATACGTTGGCGTTTTTTGATACGAGCAACATAAACATACAAGTATCTTCTGCCAAAGCGTCATTTTATTTGAATGGTGGCGCGGCATATTATGTATTTACTTCCAACTCTACCCGTGACATCCAAATCAATATGAGTTTGTTTCAATCTGCGAATCCCAATTTGGTAGATATGTCTTCGGTCATGGTTTCTTGGAACGATGTTACGATGGATTCTAACTTGGACCCTTACCAACATGGTACATTGGATGGTATCTCTAGTGGTGCGCTCTCATCACGTAATTATTCATTTTCCATTACCATTCCAGGAAAGGACACGGGAACTGGACCCTATACATTGACGAATTTGTACCCCAATACTACCTATAATATCACGATAGTTCCTTATAATCGTCATAATAAATACAACCCGGACAATGTGTACAATGTATCTTTTACTACATTACCCGTATTATCACCTTTGCAATATTCCAATTTGACCACCAATTCGGTCACTTTGAATTTTTCTGGCATATATCAGTATGTGATCATTCAACGTGATGGTTCCTATTTGGCAACCACCTCCGACATTTCTTTTACGGACAATACCTTGAAACCAGACCAATTTCCTTACGTATACTATGTTGTTCCTTACAATATAAATGATGTACCTGGAACATTACAAACCGATGCCCATTCCATCTATGTCGGTGGATTACCCCTCTTGCAATCCGTTTCCGTCAACGCAACTGATGTTGCTACCAATTCGGCAATTGCTATAGTAGACGGTTCGTTTGATTATGTCAACATGTATAGTTATCAAAATACGGGTAATCCTAGTAATCCAATTCAATATCAATTTCAAGTTTTCTTTGACAATTGCGCCAACATATACCAAGAAGGAAATACTCCTGTTCCCATTCCGATTACTCAATTACAACCAAGCACATCTTATAATTTCATTGTTATACCCTTTTCACGATATTCTGGGCAAGGTACCACCCTAACGGTTCAATTCACTACTTTGCCACAATTGAATCAGGTTCTTCTTGATACCAAGACATCTTCATCGTCATTGAAACTCACATGGAATGGTGGTTATGACTATGTGATTTGTTCTTCGGCACCTGGAGTACGTATTTATGATACGAGTTTGACCTTGACCAATCTTTCTGCGAATTCTCCCTATTCGTACTGGATTACTCCTTACAATGTCAACGATGTATCTTATATGTCTCTTCCTGCGATGAATAGTGCATTACCTATCTATACTTTACCTAACATTACATCCTATACAAAATCCGAGTACAATACAGTTCAATACGATGCATATGCGTCTTCTTCCAATTTCACCAATATAATTACCCATCTTTCCACCCTTGCCTTTTCGTTTCAAGGTAATTACCAATATTTGACCATTAAAAACAATACGACCGGAACTATCGTAACTTATGATAACAATATGAGCTTGTACCAAGAAACTACACTTGTACCGAACAAACTATATCAATATACCTTGTCCCCTTACAACAATCAATTACCCAATGCAGATATAGGAGCCATGACCACCTTTCAAATGGCTACCATGCCTTTGATATTTTCTGCGACCATAGATACTACGAACAATGGTAGTACATCCACTTCCTTACGTATTCTCATCAACAACAATTTGTCTAGTTTGAACTGCTATGATTATATCAATGTGTATCGCAATGAAACACTTATTCTCAGTAATGTATCTAATACCTATTTCCGTGACAGCAGTGGTTTGACGCCGAATACACTTTATACTTATACCTTTGTTCCCTATACCACCAAGATGCAAGGAAAAGATATTTCGGGAACTTCCTATACATTGAATGCTTATACCTATCCGTCATTGAATCTCAGTGGATGCTATGTGAGCCAATCTACGGGTAGTACCAACGTGTTGCAACTTTCCGGAAGCTATTCTTACGTCATTATCCAAACCTATACCAATGGACAATGGTTGAAAACAAGTTCCGAAATTTCTGGCAATCAATATGTGGACATCAATTTGTCCTACAATACAACCTACCAATACGTAATCACTCCTTACAATCCTTCTTATGATCTGTTTATGGCAAAAGCCGGTTCTGCTGGTACTTGTTACGGCACGACTTTGCCAGGATTGGGTTATATTAAGTCCGGTACCAGCGGCGACAATGTAACCAGTACTGAATTGCAATACGGACCCGTGGGTGCGTTTTATGATGTTTCCATTGTATGTTTGAGTGATTCCACACAATCCGGAGGTATTACCACCGATTCCTCCTTTGTATTTACCGGACTAGATTTGGAAAATCAAACATATTCCTATCAATTGACCCCTCGTAATTCTGCAGGACAATTGGGTATTTCTCACGTGATTCAGTTGGGACAATCCATGATTACTGGATTTTCTATCAGTAATATTTCTGCGAATTCTATGACACTTACTATCACTGGTTCTTATAATCACGTATATGTACAAAACCTGGATGGTACACCGGTATTTGATAGTGCAACTTCACCCGCATCATATCAAGTTAATGGATTGTCCGAACATACCGAATATACGTTTGTCGCCATACCATACCAAATTTTAGAAATACATAATTCGTTTAGGTATGGATCAGGTACCTATGCCAATGCAACTGCATATACATTGGTAAATGTACCCATGCTCAATTCGTATTATATAAATTATCAAGATCAATATTCAGTACAATTGATGTTTTCTGGTGTATATTCCTATGTATCCTTGTATCGCAACCATGTATTTTTACAAAACATATTGTACGATGCTGATGGAAATATGTACCAAGATACGGATGTTTCTGTAAATTCCACCTATCAATACCTCTTGGTACCTTATGGTAATTCTTTGGCAGATGGAACCATCGTAGGAGGACAAAATCAATATACCATCAACGCAAATACGTCTCCTACCTTTGGTACATACACAGTACAGGCGATCAATCTTTCTCAAACTTCAGTACAATTGTACTATCCTGGTTTCTATACCAATGTGGATATTCAGAGAAATGGTGTATCCATCAACCAAGGTGTAACGAGTTCTACCTATGTTGACAACAAAATCACCCCCAATACCTATTATATCTATGTAATTTCTCCTTACAACCAACAAGGTGATGTGGGTACCACGGAAGATGTATCCATTACTTCTTTGCCTCTTTGCAATATGACAGTGACATCCAATACAACGTCTTCCATCACATTGTCATTCAATCAAGGTGTATTTGATGGATCATTCGCATATCTTTCTTTGACACGAAACAATCAAGTATTGGAGTCTCAATGGATGTCTGGTACATATACGGATACATCCAACATTGCCTCGGATACGACCTATACATATTCCGTGGTACCTTATAATTCTATGGGAGTTTCGGGAAAATCCACCACAAAAACCGTATCCACACCGGTGATGACTTTGTCCCAAGTAACCGTTTCTACCATTAGATCTACCTCGGCATTTGTATCCTTCCCCGGTACATATGAATATGTGAGCATTGTTCGTGGATCTACTGTACTACAATCCAAATATTATGGTCAATCGTACCAAGACAAATCCTTGACACCCAATACATCTTATACTTACACAATTACACCCTACAATCAACAAGGAATTGCCGGAACATCTTCCACCTCGGCAAGTTTCTATTCCATTTCGGAATTGACAACGAGATTGGTTTCCAAGACCAATACATCCATTCGTTTTCAATTTGTGGGTCAATATCAATCCGTGACCGTATATAACACTGTCAATACCTTTACAATTCCCTTGACAAATAATGTGTCTTTTCCTACTTCCACCACGTGTGTTGTATCAGGTTTGTCCAGTAATTCCAGTTATCGTCTTGGATTTATGGCAACCAATGGACAAGGTGTGATGGGTTCCACGGTGCAAAATCAAATGATTTATACAGAAGGATATACTGTCGCGAATAACCAAATCTATACGTATGGGGTCGTGAATAGTGCAATGATTACCAACACTACTACCAGTACCATTTCTCTTTCTTGGTCAGGTACATACAATCATGTTGTATTGTATAGAAATGATCAACCGACGATTCCCATCACTCCTTATCCTCTAGGATGCAATAGTTTCACAGATATTTCTTTGAATGCAGATTACACCTATTCGTATACGATTTATCCTGTAAATCCTGTCATGGAAATATCTACGGTGGGATATACCAATGTATTAACATCTACTGTCACCTGGCCTTCTGTTCGTAGTATATATCAAATCCAGGATACTTCTTCCGCAATTCAAATCGGATGGACGGGAGATTATGTTTATGTAAAAATTTATCGTACTCCCACCTGGATGTTTTCTTCTTATGTACAAACCACGGCTTCTTCTTTTACAGATACTTCTTTGAATCCATATTCGTATGATACCGTATTTACCTATACAGTGGTTCCTTTCAACACCCAAGATATATCGGGACAAGGTACCAGTACACAATTATCTGTAACCACTTTGCCATTACTTACTCAAGCATCCAATGTACCCATATTGAAATCCAATTATTCACAATCCATTCAATTGATGTATGACGGTTCGTTTGATTATGTCAATGTGTACACGTATTCTTCCGGAACATTGATCAATTCAATGACATCGGTGTTGTACAACCGTAGATTATCCAATACACAATATGTGAAAAGTCTGACTCCGAATACCTATTATCAAACACATGTAGTTCCTTATGTATATTCCAATATAGTAGATGTATCGGGAAGTACCACGGTGTTGTCTACTTGGACATATCCGTATATCAGTGCAAACGACGTATCTTTTGGAACAAATACTACCCAATCCGTACAAATATACATGAAATATCCTTATACGAATGCCAATTCCATGGACATTTCTGGTACGGGACTTCCGAGTAACGGATTGGTATCTGCATATCAAGGAAATTCTTATTTGATTCAAGGATTGCAACCCAATACCATGTATGTGTACGACTTTTTACCTAGAAATACATTGGGTAATGGCACCACCTTGCGGAAAATAACCTATACATTACCGACGATTGTAAGCGCGTCTTTTCAAAATACAACGGGAAAAATATTGAATGTGGTAGGTTCTTATGCGTATTTTACATTACAACAAAACCAAGATCCCGTGAATACCTATTATCCTACGGATACTTCTGCGGTCACTTTGACGAAGGTGATCAATACAAATGTAACTACGTTGCCCAATACATTGTATGTTTATACAGTGATACCTTATAATTTTGCCCAAGTAGCAGGTTCACCCTTCTATATACAACAAAAGGCACTGCCGTATGTTTCCTTACAATCAGTATCCTCCGTAACGACCACTACCATTGTGTTGGATATTTCAGGTAGTTTTGATTATGTGGTTATGTACAGGAATAATGTATTTGATGCTAGTTTTTCTGTGAAAACACGGAATGAAACCGGATTGAAGCCGAATACACCCTATACATACAAATTAATTCCGTATTCATTTGCGATTGGTTACACGTATTCTACCGCGAATGATATTGCAGGGGTAACCACGACATTGTCCACCATTTATACATTGCCCAATATATCCGTATCAACATCTACAATTGTTGTGGATGCCACCTCCATAAATTTTCCATTGACGGGTTATTACAATTACATGAATATATGGCGCAATGGTGTTCTGATACAATCCAATTACGGAAAAAATATACTGAACAACCATTCCACCACAAAACAATTTTTGGATACGTCGTTGAATTCCAATGTCAAATATTCGTATGCCTTTGTACCTTACAATAGTTTGGATATTTCGGGCGCCAGTGCATTGCATAACAAACGTACTTTGGGAACCATTCGTTTTGTCAATTTGTTACAGGCGACCTCACAATTGTTACAATTTGATATTTCTGGAGTGTATTCGTATTATACCTTGTCACGTACAGGATTGAGTGATACATGTGCCAACCAAATATACACGGATCGTGTGAGTTCTACCAATAGCTCGTATACTTATACCATTACTCCGTACAATACGACGGATGCAGTCGCGGGAACACCTTTTGTATACACTGCATATACCTTACCCACCATTACCCGTTCCACACTTACCGCCGATTTGTCCAATTCTTTGTCCATAGATGTAAGTGGTCAATTTTCCTATGCCAAATTTTATCGTAACAATGTATTTTTGACCAATGTAACGGCATCCGCCACATTGAATTCTCAAATCAGATATACCGACGTAAATTTGGTACCATTGACTACCTATAATTATCGTATTGTCGCCTACAATTCCACGGATATTTCGGGAAATTATGTTGATGTGTCCTATACGACTCTTCCCGCAATTACCTCGTTTACATTGGGACAAACGGATTCAAGCAATACATTGATTTTGTTATGGAACGGATTTTACAACTATGTGAGCATTTCCCGTAATGGTACGGTGATCGTGTCAAATTCTACAGGGTCTTCCTATACGGATACTGGATTACAATCAGATACATGTTATAATTATGTGATAACCCCTCGTGGTAATGCAAATACGGGTAATTTGACCGGTAATACTGTATCATTATTGACGGCTACCAAACCCTTTTTGTACAATATCAGTGTGTACAACGTATCGCAAAACAATGTGGGTGGATTTTCAGTTTCTAATTATGTAGGATTGGACATGTCGGGGGCATTTGCCTACGTCAATGTATATCGTAATGGTGTATATCTTACTCAGATTTTGTCCAATCAATGGACCAATAGTAGAGGTATTTATAAAGATTACACTGTGATAGGAAATACGACCTATTTGTATTCATTGACACCTTTTGCGTCTTTGTCGGGTAGTGCCAATCCTGCGATAGATATTAGTGGATTGTCTGTACAGAATGTGAGTATTACGTCCTTACCCACCTTGTCGGTAAGTGTTGGTAGTATTATCGGACAAAATATTACCTATTTGTTGTCTGGTAATTATAGTTATGTGAATGTGACGTTGAATGGTTCATTGGTATTGGGTGGAATCACCACTTCCAGTTGCACATTTATCGCACCCAGTTCCGACAACAGTATCATTTATATGTACACATTTACACCATATAACACTGCGGGCGTGGCAAATACGAGTATAGTATATCCGGCAAGTTTGATACCTACTTTATCTACAGCGACGATAACTTCTTATTCAGATGTATCCGCGGTTGTGAGTTATACGGGGGTATTCGCCGATGTACAAATACAACGTGTGGATTCACAAGGAAATACCATATTGATCAAAGATATTTCTGCTGGACTTACCCCTGTGAATATGACATCGGCTACATACAAAGATACATCACCCACACCCAATGCATATTGTTGGTACATTGTTACACCGGTAAATTATGACCGAATACCCGGAACATCTATTACTACATCAAGCGTATTTATTCCTAGTAGAGTTACCATTCTTAGCACGTACATTACCGGAAGTACCATTACAATTACTTTCAGTGGCGGGTTCAATTATGCAAACATGTATTTGAATGGTGTGTTGAATGGTGCGCCTATACCGTATACGGGAACAACTGTGAGTTATACTTACAAAAATTTGTCACCGAATCGTACCTATACGTGCATGATCCAATGTTCAAATTCGGTGAATTTGGTATTAACACGTGTATCATCCGTAATCACCACACCTCCCATGGTGGCAATTATTTTACCACGTGCGATTACAACTAGCACCGTACAATTTGATATTTCTGGTAGTTATAGTTATTATCAATTGTACCGAAATGGTGTGTTTGTGACCAACAATGGCAAGGTTTTTAACAATACTTATACGGACACTGGATTGGCTTCCAACACGTTTTATACATATTCTTTGATGCCATTCAATTCCGGTTCACCGGATATATCAGCCGCATCTACCACATTTACTCTGAAAACTTCTACTAATACCTTGGTCACCGATGGTGGATTCAATCAAGTATATACTACCGGCGCCAATCCCATACTAACTACTTGGACAGTGAAAAATACCTACGGAACTCGTTATTATGTGGGTGGATTGACCAATATGATACCGATGATTGGTTATTATTCCGGGGTACTGCCTTCTACCGTGGCTTATTATTTTGTGGCGGAAAATAGCACCACCATGTCCAACCAATCCTTGATCGTAACACAAAACATTGTCTTTTCTGGGATCACGGGCGCCGCTTACAATGGGTTGTTGTCTTTCTATGTATTCCCTGGTAAGTATATTGATTCACAACACTCTTTGACTGTTTCTCTCGGGAAAACCAATCTGTTATACAATGCTGCCTACGGAAATGATCCGACCTTGCCATATATTACGTACAATTTACCGTTTGTGATCAATGGCAACGGCACATATAGTTTGACATTTACATTTTCATCATCGAATACGAATTTGTCCCAAATTTGTATCGCGGATGTGAAAATATTGGATACCAATGTACAATTAGGTTTACAAGCGGTGGATTACCTAGGATTGGTCAATTATTACCCCATGGGTGGAAACAGTACCTACGCAACCAATTTTGCCAAAGATACGACGGGAGTCGTTGATACCACCATGTGCAACAATGCCTATGTGATGGTCATTGATCCCAATGCGAAAATTATATCTTTTGCTTATTTACCAAATTCAATGGGGGCATTGACATTGAACGCCAGTACGCAACAATATATGAAATTACCTACCGTGGTATTGCCCACATTGACACCTTCGGTACCTGTGGGATTTTCCGTGACGGGTTGGTTTTATGCCATGGGTAATCAATCCAATTTGGCAACCATCTTTTCGTTTGCCAACCCATCTACCGGCGCCAATACCAGTATTTCTTTGTTTTATAAATCAATCTATGGTGGTCAACAAACGTATTTGAATTTCTATGTAGTGGATAGTAATGGGAATGTCAATGAATACATGGCTACCAATGCACCCATCGCCAACAATACATGGGTATTCTTTTCTATGACCATTGCCTACAATTCGTCTACCGCCAATGCGACTTATACGTATTATTTGAATGATTTACCGGTCAATACATTTACGGCTACTTGGCCGGGTAGTACAAGTTATGTTTCAAGTACGATTGGGTATGGGTTGAATTTGAATTATTTCAATGGGCTAATGCGCGAATTCCGTATATACAATCGTGCATTGAGTTCTAGTGATATTTGGTCTTTGTGGAATTATGGTATATTATCTCAAATAAACACCAATGTATTTTCCTTGATTGATTCCGACGATTTATTGATATATGCATCCTTTGATTCCAATACCGCATTAAACACGTTTATGGACGAAAATACGTCGTCCATTGCATTTGTCAATGTAATCAATGGTTCCTTTCAAACACCCATTGTACAAAACAAAACCATCATGACAAATCCTGTATTACCCGGATGGACCACTTCCACCAACATGAATTATTATTTGACCGACGGTTACGGATACGCATACGGATTACCAATGACGATAACACAATATATGGGTATTATGGCAAATACCACAGGAACCGGAACACAAACCAATATTTTGTCACAGAGTTTCACGATTCAATTACCTGCGGGTGTAAGTTCTACCAAATATATATTGTCTTTTACCGCATTCCCGGTAGATGGTTCGTACAATACCAATCATACATTGTCCGTATACGTTGCCAATGCACAGTTACTTTCGGAATATTCGTTCACATCTAGTACTTCTACCGTACCTTACGATTCATTCAATCTGCCATATACCATTACCCAATCCGGTACCTACAATGTACAATTTGTATTTTCGCAAACCATTGCATGCAATTCCATCATCGGACTCGCCAATGTGCAAATATCATCTACTACGTTTTGTGGAACCGGGTACAATGCGATAGATACTTCGGGATTGTCCATGTATTTCCCACTTTCATCTACCAATGGATTGGGAACCACCAACAATTTGATCTATGATTATGCCGGTGGTAACGGTGTAACCAGTGGAACTTTGTGCCAAATTTCAAGAACGGTTACGGCAATACCTGTACCAGCCAACAATTATTGGTCAAGCAATCCCTTGACTGTTACTGGATTCACCGGTGCAAATGCATATGCCAATGGAACATATACGATCATTACATCTTCATCAGTGAATGATTCAAATGGATTATATACATCACCACCCGGTAATTGGCAAATCGCTTTCCGTGGAAATCATTTCAATGGTGGAAATGGAGGAAATATTTTTTCATTCAATACCTATTCTTTTACCAATACAACGGTGGTAGACGGCATTACCATCTATGGTGATTGGTCGCAAATACAATTCCCGTATGCATTGCAGTTGACATCGTACGGTATTCTTCCGTTGGCTTCTAATGGACAAAATTGGGGGATAAATTCTATTGGAATTTGGTATGTGGTCGGTTCCAATGACGGTATCAAATGGACCAAAGTGGATTACAGAAATATGAATTATTATCCACCAGTGTATACCAACGGCGGACAAGTGAAATTTGGCGCATCTTCCCCCAATTTTTATTCGTACTACCGTTGGATCATTTCGGGGGCACAAGGAGGTTTTGTATACACTGCCGGATGGTATTTGTACGGAAATGTCCGTGGTAATACCCCCACATTGACCATGACAACTTCGTATACTCCTTATCTAGGTTCATCGGCATTGTTACTTACCAACAATCAATATGTTTCGTTGCAATCCAACTTTTTCTTACCCAATATTTTGGGAATACCTAGTATCCCCAATTATCCACAATATGGCAATGTTTCCAAATTGACCAATCCTCTCCCCCCTCCTCAAGGACAGGGATTTTCCATGTCCGGTTGGTTTTATCCAGTGGGTACACAATCCGTGGGTGCATCTATCTTTTCACTATATGATTCTGCCAATACCATGTCTTTGTCATACAAATCATATTTGGGTAACAACCAATATTTGGATTTCTTTGTTACAGGTGGTATTGAATTTACGTATACACAAAATCGTATTCTACCCGGACAGTGGTATTTCTATACCGTGGTAGTCACTTCTCTTGGTAATTATACCATGAACAATTCGGTGTATCGTGATTATCCATACTTTACCTGTGGTGCCCAATATTCGTTCTATTTGAACAATGTATTGATTGCCACCAAGACGGGTGATTATCCATTAGGAATGAATTATACCCAAAATGTACTAGGTGCCAATGTGGGATTGACGGCATGTTTCAATGGTGCATTACAAGACATTCGTTTCTATACACGTCCACTAAGTGTCCAAGACATCAATGCATTGTGGAAATACGGAGTATTGCAACAAGCTTCATCCAACAACATCGTGGTTGACCCCAGTAGTGCCATTGTTCAATATTATTATCCCAACGAAATACTTCCTTCGGTAACGAATACCAATGTGGCAGTATTGGATCTCGTGACGAACAATGGTTTGTTCAATTTCCCACAATTGTACAATTCATATTTGGGAGAAGGCATCAATGTTGGTGGAAATTGGGGAATCAATTACAACCGAAAAAGTCCTTTGTACAATCCTACCTTGCCTAGTTGGAGTTTTATCAATACGAACTTTTATATTCGGGATGCTTTGGACAAGACCACGTTTACTCTTTACGCAAATTCGTTACCTTCCAACATTACTCAATATATTGATATTGTTGGTCAAAATACGTTAGCCCCTTCGGTAATGTATCAAACCATCTATGTCGGTATTTCCAGTCCGGCACAATTTGTATTGAATTTTGTGGCATTTCCTATGGACAATTCGTACAATCCTGCTCAAACGTTGACAGTAACCATTGGAAACCAAACATTACTTTCCAATTATGCCTTGCAATACAGCAAAACCTCGGTACCATACAATACCTTTAATCTACCATTCTCGTTGTTAACCTCGGGCAATTATACCTTGTCCTTTTCCATTGCCAATACTGCACAATCGGTCGGTTGCAATTTTTGTTTGGCGGCAATTCAAGTCTTGCAAATGTCGGAAACGACCAATATCATTGATTCCAATGCATTGGCATTGTATTACCCCATGGATTTGGATTCTAGCAACGGTATTTTGTACAATTATGCGTCGGGTTCAGCGGTTACTACCCGAATAAACGATAGCAATTATTTACAAACCAACGCGAATTGTGTATTATGGCTGGATGCCTCGGGAACCAACAATTTTACATTGAGTGGAAACAATGTGGTGAAGTGGAAAGACAAATCAGGTTATGGACGAGATGCCCGATTGTATAGATCGGTATACTCCACCTACAATCCGACCGGGCTGAATGGTAAACCCACGGTGGACTTCGGAAATACCGCTTGTGGTATGGTAACAGATATTTCCATTGGTACATTTACGGCATCCACTGGTATGTCGGTATTTGTGGTATTTGATTGTTCGGTGAATAGTGATATCAATTCGGGTGGTGCGGTGTTCAATCGTTCTTATAACAATCTTCCGAATCCAGTAGATGTATATGGAACCGCACGTTTACAAGGTAACAATACTGGATATGGTGGTTTCTATTCTCCTGTCAATCTTGCCAAACAATCCTCTCCTACCCTATTTGAAATCATGGTGCAACCCAATTCATGGCAAGAATGGGTCAATTGTGTGCAGGTGGTCAATACCAACATCACATCCGTATTTGCCGACCAAAATTCCAATTCTTTCTTTCTTGGTACACGATGGGACGCAGGCACTACCTTCATCGGACATATTTCGGAAATCTTGGTGTACAATAGCATATTATCTACGACAGATCGTGAATCCGTCCAAAGTTATTTGGCAAACAAATGGGGATTATCCATACCTCTATGGGATCCGTTGATGAGTCCATTTGCGAATGGTTGTTCTATGGTATCGGTTCCTTCTCCTATTATGGGTTCGGGTTGTTTGTCGTTACAATCTTCACAACAACAATATTTGGCCTTGCCATCTCCATTCACATTGGCAACTTCCGGAACATTGGGTTTCACCGTGTCTTGTTGGTTTTATGCATCGGGAACCCAATCCAACAGTGCTTGTTTGTTTTCTTTGAACAATACTACAGGTGGGTCAATCAATGTATTTTACAACGAAACCAATTCATGGTTGGATGTTTCCATGGCAAGTATGATTACTGGATATACCGGAATTGAATTTTTGGCATATACCATCAACATTCCTTCCAATTGTTGGAATCATCTGGCATTGACGGCTCTTGGTAGTTCTAGTTATGTCAATACCGGTTCCACCTATACCTTGTATTTGAATGGTGTGAATATTGCTTCCATTACCAATCAACCGTGGGTAGATTACAATTCTTCTTATATCAATAACAAAGTGGGTTATGGGGGTCCGGGATACGGTTATTTCAATGGTTATGTAGATGATTTCCGTTTGTATACTCGGGCATTGACCACCAGAGATGTGGCGTCTTTGTGGTGGATCGGTTATTCCTTGAACGGATTGTCTACTTACTCCTCTACCTCCAAATCTTACGGAAATTTGGTAGATCCTTTGGGATTACAGATGTACTATCCGGCGGAACCCAATACCATGGTGAGTTATTTTGCCAATTTGAAATTATTCAATGGATTGTTTACTTTGCCGAAAGGACCTACCAACAGTGGAAGTAGTAGCAATCCTCCGATTAATTTCTGGTCATTCAGTACCAATGCCACTTATTATCTATACAACGGAACGTATGCATACACTTACGGATTACCTACAGGAATCACTCAATACGTTGGAATGTTGGTGAATCCTGGAAATTCCACGTCCATGTACCAAAATGTTCCGATTACCATTACGAATACGACACCAACTTCGTACATGTTGTCTTTCACCGTGTTCCCCAAAGACAATAACTACCTTTCTGCTCAAACACTGACCGTTTCCGTTGGTAATGTCATTGTATTGAACAATGCATCGTTTACACAGAGTTCTTCTACAGTACCGTATAGTTCCTTCAATTTACCTTTTTCTTTGGCAATTTCCGGGGTATATGCATTGACATTTACATTTACAAGTCCTTCTACTGCGTCAACCTCCTCTATTTTGTGTGTAACCAATGTGCGTATACAGGATGCCCGATCCACGAATCGTATTGGAGCCAATGCCATAGATACGAGCGGATTGTCGGTGTATTATTCCTTTGATATGTCTGCAGGAGTCATTTCTACCACCATTGCGGATTACTCCACGGGTTCCGCCATTGCCAGTGCGAACGCCTACGGTGGTGCATCCATTGGTACAACCAATTCTACCTGTGGTATCGGATACTTGAATTTAGTGGCAGCCAACAGTCAATATACACAAACCACCAAAACCATACCCGTATCTACCACCAACGGATTTTCTATGATGGGATGGTTTTATCCAGTGGGTTCTACCCAATCTACCAATGCTTGTTTGGCATCGTTGGTCAACAGCAATGGAAATAGAATATCGGTGAATTTTTACAAGAACAAATCGTTCATAGATTTTTCCTTCAATGGTATCAATACCCCGGAATATGTGCATAATAGCACCATAGTACCCAATGCATGGAATTTCTTCGCCTTGACCATGTCGTACCAGAATGCCAGTTCCACCGGTTCTACCTATACCTATTATATCAATGGTAATTCAAATATTCAATACGGAGCTTGGACCCAGAATACATCCTATACAAGTATTAATTTGGGTGGTGGTGTATCAGGTCTAGGTTATTTCAATGGATACCTAGATGAATTCCGTATTTACAACCGTACGTTGAGTATGCAAGACATTGCCGCAGTCTGGAATTATGGCATGATGTCCCAAGTCAATTACGGAAATTTGGTGGATACTACCGGTTTACAAATGTATTATCCTTATAGTACGGGTTCCTACGCTAATTCGTTTGGCACGTTTAATACCATCATTGTCAACAACGGTGCATTTACACCGGCGACCTCGTCCCAAATTCCATCTACCAATGGAGTAAGTATAGGCGCACCTGATCTGACCAGCTGGACGGTAGCCTTGGCAACGGGCGCGAACTATGTGATTGCGAATGGAAATTATATGTATACGTACGGTCTGCCTACTGGAATCACACAATATTTGGCAGTTTCGGCAGGAAATGCGGGTACAAGTACGACAGTATCCCAAATTCTCGCTTTGGACATGTTTTTGGTGAACAAAGTGCCACTCATCAATTATAGATTGACCTTTTGCGCATTCCCAAGAGACAATGCGTACAATGCTGCCCAAACGTTGACAGTCACCATTGGAAATATGACCCTGTTGAATGGCGCGTCGTTGGATGTAAGTAGTTCTTCTATGGGATATATTACCTTCAATCTCCCTTTTGTGATCACTTCTACTGGTTCTTATCCATTGAATTTTGTCATTACGAATGCCACTGCGGTAACCTCCACCATATGTATTACCAATGTATCCGTGGTACAAACCGGAACCACGAGTTTGGTGAATCAGACCTTGCCGGTGATTGATACGAGTGCTTTGGCTTTGTATTATCCGATGGAAACCGATTCTAGTAATGGGCTATTGTACAATTATGCTACCGGAAATGCCGCATCTATAAAAAACAAAGATCCAAATTTTGTATCTGCAATGTCATCATGTGTATTATGGTTAGACAGTACAGATCCAAATGCAAATGGAACCGTTCCTTCCAACGGATCAGGAGTAAGTACTTGGTATGACAAATCTGGACTGGGAAATCACGGAACATCTATGAACGGCGGTATCGCGTATAATTCAACCGGAATGAATGGATATCCTACTATGGTAATTTCCGGAAGAAATACTGCAGGGCAATCACAATTTTTCCAGGGCAATGTCAGAATTACTAATTCTAATATGACAATTTTAAGTGTCAACGATGTCGAACAATATAATCTAGAAAATAATGGAAGCATCATTGGTATGTCAAAAGCAGTCGGGGTTGGTGATAATACCAACACTAGTTCGGTTTCATTATCCTTTTCTAGTGGTTACGGATTTTCTACGACTAGAAATGGTGTTGTTGCACGAAATGCTTATACTACTTTATCTAGTAGAACATTACCATATCTATGGGAAGCATGGTTTGATGGTGCGAACAATTATGTTACATATCAAAATGGAAATTCTTCAACTACACAGTCGGTTTCTTCAAGTGGTACGTTTGATATTTCGTATTACCGAGTTGGACAACATATGCAATATAATCAAGCAACCAATGGTTACGGTGCTCAATTTTGGGGAAAAATATCCGAAATCATGGTATTTAATACCACATTGACCACAACACAACGTCAAACCATGGAAGGATATTTGTCTTGGAAATATGGTTTACAAATGAATTTACCATTGAGTCATCCATATTTTTCCATTCCATTTTCTTTGTACGTGAATCCATTCAATAATAACAGTATGACTACCACGAATAATCAAATAATCAATGTTACAAAAACAAATAATCCAGTATTTTCAACATCCAATTCTTGTATTTTATGGTTGGATGCCAATGATACTGGTTCTATAGGTATGAATGGAACTACGTTATATGGTTGGTACGATAAATCGGGTATGGGTAATCATATGTCTGCGTCCGCCCCTATATTTAATGCCTCGGTAGCAACTCCCACATTTGCCAGTTCTGCTGTGAATGGAAAAAATGCCATATATTTTGGCGGAAATAACAATTTATTCTGCGATTTTATGACTTTCCCCACAAGTTTTACCATATTTTCGGTAGGATACTTAAATCCAAGTACTAGCCCAGTCACATCCTATTTGCTAATATCAGCAAACAATGCAAATCAATTGCAATTTGGTGCGCGATATGTCACTGAGGCTGCAGCGCGTACCGCTGATAATACATACAATGGAAGTGCTGCCAATTTCTTTTTTGGAGGGGGGCAACCATCTCCTGGACAGTCCGTGGCAAAACCATATGCGAGTGTAAATAATTTATGTATTATGTCATCGGTTGAAACCGGAAGTAGCTGGACACCCTATTTGAACGGGTTTGCCAAAAATACGGTGAATAGTAATACGGGGAATATTTCGTTTAATTATCTGTTTTTGGGTGGTCAACCGGGTTCTTTCTGGAATGGATATGCGTGTGAAGTTCTCATATATTCCGGAGTTCTTTCTGATACAGATCGTCAAAATATAGAAGGTTATTTGGCGACCAAATGGGGATTACGATCTAGTTTACCTTCCAATCATCCATATTTTGCGACTGCATTTCCTATGAGCATAACGTTGGCATCAACAACTACGCCAAATGTAACTATCGGTAATGGATGTGGTGCGTTGATAGCAACACAAAGTCAGAATTTCAATTTGGCGAACTTTGCCTTGACCAGTTCTCCACCCAATGCCAACAATGGTCTTCCAGGTATTTCCATCACCGGTTGGTTTTATCCTTCGGGTGCTTCCCAAGCCAACAATGCCACCGTATTTTCCATCGGTTCTTCCTCTGGACCCACAATTTCTTGTTATTATAGTGGTACCAACAATTGGTTAACATTCAGTAGTAATCCCGGTACCACGTATGTCGCTTGGTCTTTCCGTGTAATACCCAATGCATGGAATTTCATTGCATATTCCATTGTCTACAATTCGGCGGGAACCAATGGTAACAAAGCCATTCACAATTATTACTTGAATGGTGTACGTATGAATAGTGCTATTGGAGCATGGCCAGTGAGTTCGGGTACGACTACCTTTGATAGCAACAAAATCGGTTACGGTTCAGGTCTAGGTTATTTCAACGGGTTTGTGGATGAATTCCGGGTATATAAACGTGCATTGAGTCCCCAAGATATTCGTTCTATGTGGTGGTTTGGTATCAATCAACTTACCAACATTCCGACTGGACAAAATTACGGCAATTTGATAGATACACAAGCCTTGCAAATATATTATCCATGTGGTCCAGTCAATGCATGTGGTAACATTCTAAAGACTTTCGTGTCTTTGACCAGTTATTCCGCCGCAAATACAACCCAAATTTCGTTGGTATTTACTGGTTCCAATTCTGCCTATTATGTATCCATTGCACGTATTACCGGTACCACTGTGGGTAGTGCTTCCAATCTATCAGCTCTCACCTATAGTTATACTGACTCGGGATTGAATGCAAATACAGTGTATAGTTATGTCATTACCCCTTACAATGAATTGAATGTGGCGGGACCTGCATTGACCACCACCACCATGTCCCCCACCGCTTCTGTCAATTTGGGCACCGTTACCGTCACCACTTCGGTAATTACCTTCCCCTTTACGAATGCCAGTACCACTTTTGCCAGCGTAGCTGTTTCACGAATGGTCAACAGTGGTTCTTGGAGTGCCTATGTGACCCAACCTGCGAACATTACCAGTTATATTGATACAACCATCACTGCGGATTACAGATATACCTACGCATTCATACCTTACAACGCGATTGGAGTTGCCGCACCTACTTTGACCACTTCGCAATTTTCTCCAGTAGCATCCTATACATTCAATGGATATGGCACCATTAGTTCTACTCGTATTGTCGTATTGTTACCTTCTACGTCTCATTCGTATTCGTATGTGAGAATCACCCGTGTTACAGACGGTAATTATGGTACGGTCATTACTACCAATGTGGGCGATACTTCGTACACCGATGTCGGTTCGTTCAGCGTTGACAGTAGTTATTCGTATTATATTCAACCCTACAACGCTATGAATTTGGTCGGTTATACCACGACCACACCCCCGATATCTATTGCGTCCTATGTAGGTTTCAGTAATTATTCTGATATCACCGATACCAGTGTGACAGTGAATTTTACCTATGGCGCCAGTTTTGACTATGTGAAAATTGCCCGAATCTCCGGGGGTGTCGTAGGATCTTACCAACGTCTTGCGTACAAAGTCATTTCTTTCACGGATACAAATCTCAATTCACGCAATGCCTACGCCTATTCCTTGATACCCTACAATGCCGCAGACAATTCCGGAACGGCGATTACCACCCCCATCATTTCGTTGATACCCACCATTACGTTTGGAGCGATTTCGGTAGGCGCCCACGATATTTCTATGAGTTTTTCCAATCCGAATACCATTTACGATGTTTCGGTAGCACGTATTGTCAATGGAGGTCCACCCGTATTCATCGGTACCACATTACCACTTTCCCCCATTTATTATGACATAGATACGACAAATTCCCTTTTGTTTGCGGACAGTAGTTATTCGTATAGGTTGACACCACGTAATTCGTTGGGAGTGTACGGAACCATCATTTATTCCCCCGTCGTAAGTATGAATGCACAGATAAGTATCGGAGCAGTTTCTATTAACTCTTCTGCGGTGACCATTTCTTTGGTTCAAACACGTTTCTATTCGTATGTTTCTGTCACTCCCATCATCAACGGAACCTATCTTTCCACCACGATCGTACCCGCGGGTACAACGATCTACCAAGACCCTTCCACCGCATTCTTTGCCACCAATACCTATCAATATGCCATTGTACCTTACAATGTCTTGGGTATTGCTAACAATGCAGCCACCGTACTTACTTCGGTAATCTCCGTGGTTCCTACCGTGACATTTGATTCGTATTTGTTCATCAATGCCTACGTGGTACAATTCCAAGTTACCGATGCGACCACCTTTTCATATCTAACGGTTACACCCATGGTCAACGGGACAAGTACAGAAAATACCCAAACATTGTCGGTAGGAACCACCCTCTTTACCGATACAGGTAATTTCACCGTTCAAAATCAATATTCGTACGTAATCACCCCGTACAATGCATTGGGTGTTGCGGGTACTCCTGTAATGTCACCAGCAACGTCTTTGTCACCGACGGCAATGTTCCTGCGTTATGGTGGGTTGGATACCTCCAGTGTAACCGTATATTTTGGAAACAACAACAATTATCAATATGTTGCCATTGCCGAAATTTCCGGGGGTCAAGTCGGGGCGTATACCCGATTGAACAACGGTGCGACATCCTATACCATGTATGGTTTGATGCCAACGGTCATACATCAATTTAACATTGTTCCTTACAATAGTGTGGATGTATCAGGTCCTACCGTCACTACACCCAATGTTTCGTCTGTACCTACGGTACGTTACGGTGTAACCTCCATCTCCACGAGTTATTTGTCTTTCAATGTATTGGACAGTACCACCTTCAACAATGTATCCGTGGCACGTATGGTCAACGGAAAGAGACAACCCTATGTCTATTTGTCGCCCCATACTACGGTGTATACTGACCCTAGCAATATGTTTGCAGCGGATTGTAGTTATCAATATTCCATTGTTCCTTACAATGCTCTAGGTACTCGTGGTACCACCATTCTAGGAACCGTCGTATCTCCACCCGCAACTGTATCCTTTGGCTCCTATACATCGGTTCAATCCGATCAAATCCGATTCACTTATTATGATACTATGTTGAATTATTACTATGTGAGCATCCTACCCAGTGTCAATGGCACGGACCAATCCTCATTGATACAGTCCATCGGCGGAACATCGTTTACGGACACCGCCAATGCACCATTTTCACCGAGTGTTGTCTATAGGTATAAGATTGTACCTTACAATGCATTGAATGCGTCCAATGATACCGCAATGATTACTACCGTAGCAACCTCCCCTCTACCTAGTTTGTATTTTGTCGATTACATTGGTTTGACTACGAGTCAAGTACAAATTCAAGTATCGGATCCTTCCAATTATGCGTATATGATGGTTACCGAAATCTCCGGAGGGGTTCCTGGTACAACACAAACCGTAACGAACTACCAAACGTACCTAGACGAAAACATGTTTGCCAATGTAGTATATTCTTACAATATCGTTCCTTACAATGCGGTAGATGTGTCTGGAACTGCGATTTATAGTCCCATGGTTTCCCCCCTACCCTACGTTTCGGTAAGTGCAATCACCATGTCAACTAATTCTGCACAATTCTCCTATACCAATCCCTTCAGTTCCAATTATTATGTAGATGTTGCTCCGATTGTGGGTGGTATTCTTGGTTCTTTTACCACACAACCTATCGGATCAATGTCCTATATGGATCCTTCCACAACCTTTACCACCGATACCAGTTACGCTTATGTGATTGTACCCTATAATGCATTGGATGTTTCCGGAACATCGGTAACCACTTATGAAATGTCCGTGACTCCTGTGGTACCTTCTTACGATATGACTGCCGACAACAACAGTATTACCATTGCCTTTGATAACAATACAAGTTATTACTATGTAACGATTACTGATACGGTTGATGGGGTTATAAATCAAACAGTATCATTGGAACCCAATGCAACCATATATACGGACCATACTCTTTCCGTGGACGTGAGTTATCAATTCAACATTGTACCCTACAATGTATTGAACACTGCCGGTTCTTCGGTAATGACTGCCATCATTTCGGTAGTACCCGTTTTACCTGGTTATAGTACAAGTGTAGATGTGTCCAGTATTACCATTTTCTTGAACAACAGTGACACGTTCCATTATGTATCCATCCAAGAAATATCTGGAGGCGTTGTCCAGAAAACCGTTCCATTGTCACCCAAGGAAACCACCTATACGGATTACAATGTTTCACCCAATGTGGCATACCAATACAATATCATACCATTCAACTGTGTGGACGTATCGGGTACCTTTTCTACTACGGAATTTTTATCACCTATACCTACAGTAGAAGTTACTTCAGTATTACCCACATATGACCAGATTACCCTTGAATATGTCAGTATAGGATCCTTCTATGATGTGTCTATTGCTCGTATTACCAATGGTATTCAAGATACGTATGTGGGTGTTTCACCTCATACCACTACCTACGTGGATTCGGGTATTTTCACAGCTGACAGTAGTTACTCGTACTCTATCATTCCTTACAACATTCTCGGTGTACCAGGTGCCCGTATTTATACGACTCCCGTATCCACCATTGCCAACGTGGCATTTGACTCCTATAGTAACATTACGACTTCCGGTGTGAAAGTCAATTTCGTATATAGTACCAGTTACGAATATGTATTGATTGCGGAAGTGTCCGGTGGTGATGTGGGCAGTTACCAACGATTAGCTGACGGGGCAACCTCCTATACGGATTACAACATGTCGCCCAATGTGGCATACCAGTACAACATCATCCCCTACAACGGTGTGGATGTTTCCGGAATCTTGATTACCACACCCCAAATATCCGTGATTCCTACCATCCGCTTGACATCCATTGTACCAACACCTAGTAACATTTCCCTAGAATACACAAGTATTGATTCCTTTTACGATGTGTCTATTGCACGTATCACCGATGGTGTTCAAGGTGAGTATGTGGGTGTTTCGCCTCATACCAGCACCTACGTGGATTCGGGCATGTTCACTGCGGACAATAGTTACGCTTATATCTTAGTTCCTTACAATGTTCTTGGGGTAGCGGGTACCTCCATTCATACCATGCCAGTTTCCACTACCCCCAGTGTGATTTTCACCTCGTACAATAATATTACCACTTCCAATGTACAAGTCAATTTCGTGTACAGTACCAGTTACGAATACGTATTGATCGCGGAAGTCTCTGGTGGTGAGGTCGGTAGTTACCAACAATTAGCTAATGGGGCGACATCGTACACAGATACCAACCTATCACCCAATGTAATATATCAGTACAACATCATCCCCTACAACAGTGTGGATGTATCAGGAACATTGATTACCAGTCCTGCCACCTCGGTAACACCCACCGTGACATTTACTTCTATTTTATCTACTTACAACAACATTACAATTCAATATGCCAATATGAATTCCTTCTACAACGTTTCGGTAGCACGTATTTCCAACGGTGTCCAAGGTGAATATGTTGGACTTTCACCACATGTAACCACTTTTGTGGATAATTCCAGTAATACGACAGCAAATAGTAATTATTCGTATTCTATTGTACCTTATAATGCGATTGGTGTCGCTGGAACTGCCATTGAAACCACGACAGTGTCTACCGCCTATAATTTATCGTTTGACAACTACAGCAACATCACTACTTCCGGTATCCAAGTGAATTTCACATATAGTTCCAATTATAAATATGTGATGATTGCGGAAGTATCGGGTGGCGTGGTCGGTAGTTACCAACGATTGGCTGACGGAGCAACGTCATACACAGATACCAATTTATCACCGAACGTGGCATACCAATATACGATTATTCCTTACGATATGGTGGATTTTTCAGGAACGTCGGTTACCACACCTACCACTTCTGTCATACCCACGATTTCTATGGGCGCCATCAACGTGGATACCACCGATATTTCCTTGAGTTTCCTCAATGCCTCCACCTTTTATGATGTCTCAGTAGCACGTATTACCAATGCGAGTCAAGGTGCTTATGTACCCTTGGCAGCTCACCAAACCACCTACGTGGATATGGGAGCCTTTACTGCCGACAGCAGTTACCAATACAACATGATCGCGTACAACATCACGGGTACCGAGAGTGCCACCGTGAAATCCATTGTAGTATCTCCCGTAGCGAATATTACCAGTACGGCATATACGGCGGTAACTACCAGTCAAATCAGTTTGACGTATGGTAGTAGTATCAACAAATATTACTATGTGACCATTGCCCCCGTAGTGAACGGAGTACTACAGACCTCGGTGAAACAGCCTTACAAGGCGACTACCTATACGGATCCAAATAATTCCTTTTCAGTGGATAATAGTTATTCGTATGTGATTACACCCTACAATGCCTTGGATGTTCCAGGTACGGCAGTGTATACTTCTGCTACATCGGTAGTCTCCAGTGTGACTTTTAATCAGTATACTGGAATTACCACGTCATCGGTCACTTTGAATCTCAATAGCGGAGGATACAAGTACGTCACGATTGCCGAAGTATCGGGCGGCATCATCGGCAGTTACCAACGATTCGCCAACGGAGCAACCACCTATACAGACACCAACCTATCACCCAATGTGGCATACCAGTACAATATCATTCCTTACAACGGCGTGGATGTTCCTGGTACCTTGATTACTACTCCTCAAGTATCTGTCACACCCACGGTCACCTTTACCTCGTTGACACCCACATCCAGTAGCATGACGGTTCAATATGCAAGTATGGGATCTTTCTACGATGTATCCATTGCCCGTATTACCAATGCGGTTCAAGGCGCCTATGTCAGTGTTTCACCTCATATGACTACCTATGTAGATTCAGGAATCTTCACCGCGGACAGTAGTTACTCGTACATGATTGTGCCTCATAACATTCTCGGCGTGGCTGGTACCAGCATCCGTACAACGACGGTTTCCACCACTGCCAACGTGGCATTTGCCTCCTATAGTAACATCACCACTTCCAGTCTCCAAGTCAATTTCGTCTATAGTACTAGTTACGAATACGTATTGATCGCGGAAGTATCGGGCGGCATCATCGGCAGTTACCAACGATTCGCCAACGGAGCAACCACGTATACCGATATCAATCTATCACCGAACGTGGTATACCAGTACAAGATCATTCCTTACAACGGTATAGATGTTTCCGGAACGTTGATTACCACTCCTGCCACCTCCGTGACACCCACGATTTCTGTAGGCGCCATCAACGTGGATACCACGGATATTTCCTTGAGTTTCCTCAATGCCTCCACCTTTTATGATGTCTCGGTAGCACGTATTACCAACGCGAGTCAAGGTGCTTATGTACCCTTGGCAGCTCACCAAACCACCTACGTGGATATGGGAGCCTTTACCGCCGACAGTAGTTACCAGTACAACATGATCGCGTACAACGCCGCGGGTACCCAGAGTGCCACCTTGAAATCCATCGTAGTATCACCGATTGCGAACCTTACCAGTACGGCATACACCACGGTAACTACCAGTCAGATTAGTTTGACGTACAGTAGTAGTATCAACAAATATTACTATGTGACGATCGCACCCATTGTGAATGGAGTGGTACAGACCGCGGTAAAACAACCTTACAAGGCGACTACTTATACGGATCCGGCGGGTTCCTTTTCAGTGGATAATAGTTATTCGTATGTGATCACACCCTACAATGCCTTGGATGTACCCGGTACAGCCTTATATACCTCTGCTACATCGGTATCTTCCAGTGTGACTTTCAGTCAGTATACCGGAATTACCACGTCATCGGTCATTGTAAATCTCAACAGCGGAGGATACAAATACGTACTGATTGCGGAAGTATCGGGCGGCATCATCGGCAGTTACCAGCGATTCGCCAACGGAGCAACCACGTATACCGATATCAATATGTCACCGAACGTGGTATACCAGTACAAGATCATTCCTTACAACGGTATAGATGTTTCCGGAACATTGATTACCACTCCCGCTACCTCTGTCACACCCACGGTTACCTTCTCCTCCTTGACACCCACACCCAGCAACATGACGGTACAATATACAAGTATCGGATCCTTCTACAACGTATCTGTTGCTCGTATTACCAACGGTATTCTAGGTTCTTACGTCAATGTTTCACCCCATACGACTACCTACGTGGATTCGGGTACCTTCACTGCAGATAGTAGTTACGCGTACTCTATTCTACCCTACAATGCCAATAGTGTCGCCGGTACCGCGATTTTGACCACATCGGTGTCTGTACCACCAAGTGTAAGTTTCATGCCATATGTAGGAGTCAATGATATTTCATTGGGAATTACAACTGCATTGACCAATTATAAATCTCTTTCATTTACCCGACAAATCAGTAATCTATCGTTTGTACCCATGACATTGAACAAATTATCCAACAGTGTCTACCAAGACGTTTCTGGACCTTTTGCTGCAGATGCAAGTTATACGTATACAATTACCCCGTATAATGCCTTAGGAACTGCAGGTACCACCGTTACAAGTAATGTATTGTATGTGAATCCATCCTTTTCAGTGAATAATTACGTATATTCTGCCATGGATATTTATGGAATTACGTTGTCATTTACTCATTCATTACCAGCGCATACGTATTCCTATTTGAACGTGGCACGTATTGTGAATGGTATTCCTCTTGGAACATCTTCCACCTTAACACCGGAAACTACTACGTATACAGATCCTAGTAATGTGATTTCTGCTGATAATAGTTATTCATACGTAATTACACCATATAATGCAAACAATACGGCAGGAACAGCATTTACAACTACAACGGTATCACCAACGGCAACTGTGATATTTATCAATTATAACAATATCACTACCAATAGTTTGATGGTAAATTATGCTTATAGTGTTAGTTTTGATTATGTAACCATTACCGAAGTATCGGGAGGAATCGTGGGTTCTACCCAAAAGATGGGTGTAAGTGTGATTAATGCAACGTATACAAATCGGTCACCCGATATATCATATATATTTGTGATTACACCCTACAATGCGTTGGATGTAGCAGGACCTTATATTTCTACTCCAGTCATATCCGTAATACCTAGTGTCACCAATCCACAAAGTACCATTACATCATCCTCGCTAATTACCACCTTCAGTAGTGCGAGTACCTTTTATGATGTAAGTATTGCCTTGATATTCAATGGTATTATACAACCGACTGCTTACAGATTGGGCGTAGATGTAACATCGTATACGGATCCTAGTTCAGTATTTTCACCATTGAATAAATACGCGTATGCCATTACACCTTATAATGTAATTGGTTCTGCAGGTCAGTACATTCTTTCTACCACGGTATCAGTACCAGCGTCTATTTCCGCGAGTTCATCCTATAGTTCAGTTACTGGAAATACCATCATAAATTTGACCAGTTTGGGATCCTATACATCCTATTCTACCACAGCTATCACACGTATTTCCACCAATCGTTTGGGAACCACATATACTCCATTAATTGCCACGTACGCGAACAATGTGAGTTCCTACACAGATACCGGCCCATTTACCGCAGATACAAGTTACTCTCATTCCATTGTACCCGCCAATGTTCTTAAACAAACCGGTACCAGTGTGTATACGTCGGTGTTTTCACCAACCGCATCGGTCAGTATTACGAATATATCCGTAACATATTCCCAATTATTATTTACATTCGCAAGTATAAATACCTTCTATGATGTAAGTATTGCTTTGATCAACAATGGTGTGGTGGGTACTTATTATGTATACAAACCGTCGTCAACATCTCTGACGTTTACGGATCCAGCCAATTCGTTTACAGTGGGTACAACATACGCATATTCTATTACACCCAGAAATGCCTTTGGACAATTAGGAACAAATTATATTACTTCCACCGTAACTCCACCCATTCCTCCCACGTATTCCACCAAAGCCCGGGCACTCATTGATACCGCAAGTATGGTTATGTATTATGTATGTGATTTTGTGACTTCCACCCTTCCAGCCAATTATACCTTAGGAAACCGAACTAACATTGATACCACCGGTATGATCGTGTATTACAATTATGATGTACCCTTGCTTCCTTCAGGTACCATTTCCACCGTTGTTACATGTACATCCACATCTTCCACGGTGGCTATCACTTATTCTCCCTCATGTTATAGTGTCTATGTAGCACGTATTGTCAATGGAACCCAAATAGAAAATTATCAATATGTAACTCCGGGGGCTTCGTATACGGATCCTAGTTCCGCATTTTATCCATTCAATCTGTATTCTTACGTATTTATTCCGTACAATTTGGCAGGATTCCCAGGTACGCCCTATACGACTACCGGGGTAACTCCCATATCGTCTATTAGTACAGGACCTCTTTTTAGTAATTATCAAGATATTTCCTTTGTATTGTACTCGTCTAGTACCTATTATACTTGCGCCATCCAACTTTGGGGAAATGGAAGTCCCATGACCAATTATTCAACCATTCCTTACGGAACGACCATATACATAGATTCCAGTATTACCTTTTCACCCGATGTGTCGTACAACTATCAAATTATCCCATACAACACTGTAGGAATAGCAGGACCTCTCTATACAACATCCTTTACAAGTCCATTACCTTATGTAGTAACAGGTACCATTTCATATAACAATACGAACATATCTGTTCCAATGTTGGGCACGTTTACCACCGTATCTGTCATGCGTATGGTGAATGGACAAGCCATAGAAACACCTCAAATGATTCCTTACGGAATTACCACGTATGTTGACCCAAGCAATGTATTTTATGGTACAAATTTATATTCATATTCTATCATTCCTTATTCTCAATCGGGTGTGGCAGGATTGGCATATACGACTACCCCGGTATCTCCTTTACCAAGTATCACTATCGGATCCATTGGAAACATCCGTATAAGTGGAAACGATAGTTCATTTGCCATTATAAGTAACATATCCTACAGTAGGGTAAGTGTGGCAAGATTGATCAATGGATATGTCATAGAAACTACAAAAATGGTTTCTTACGGACAAAATGTGTATATTGACCCCAGTAATGTATTTTATGGAGCGAATACGTATTCGTACGCAATTACCCCTTATAATATATTCGGTGTTGCTGGTAGTGTAATAACTACATCTCTCGTATCACCAGTGTCTTATGTAACCGACATTGTACCTGCATTGAAATATCAAACGATTTTGTTGAATTTGGTCGGTTATCCATCCTATTACCAAGTAGCCGTACGGCGTTTGGTGAACAGAGTTCCCATAGATGCGTCTTATCAACTGTTATCTCCAGGTGTTACTGTGTATACGGATCCAAGCAATTCCTTTTTCGCAGATATTAGTTATTCTTATACCGTCATTACCTACAATGCTCTTGGTTCGGCAGGTAGTATAACAACTACACCGACCTTCCAATATAGTTTACCCCTGAATATGACTCCTTATATGAAAAATATGAGTATTGTTAGTACCGCAAATATACAGATGTATTATTCGTTTGAACCCTTTACCATTGCACAAGCACCTTCCTATAATCCGAAAAATTTGTCGGTGATTGATACAAGTAGGGTACTGATTTATTACGGGTTTGATCTATAACGATGCAGAGTTTCTTCATGAATACAGGTAAGTTATTATGTGAATCATAATAAATTACGCAAACAAAGACAGTTAGACTTTGACAAAATTCATCACAGGTAGGGTAGTTGAAGATGAAATCATGGGTTTTTGCGACACAATTCCTTTGTTCACTAAGAAAACGCAAATATCTTGTATGAGTTTCCCCAAGGAGATGGTATAGGAGTTTTGTTGCATGACATTCACTAGAGCATCCGTAAATACACCTTCATAACGATTATCTACTGTATCAAAGAATTCCAAACTGCTTTGTGAAGATTTGCAACCACTCATAACTATGATGTTCGGATATTCTATGCTCTGTTGTGCGAGCTGAGTACGCATAAAATTACGCCCATACATATATTCAAAATTCCATTCTAAATCACATATCGTTCCACTATTACAACTATCCATACCAACAAATGTGGGGCATTTGATTTGTTGAAGAACCGAAAACAAATCGGTATCATGAATATATCCATGGATTTCATGGTCCATCGGTACCAAAATTCCGCGATTGGAATTGTTTAAAAATGCGCCGTGTCCACTGTAATAAATCCATATTTGTTCACAATTTTCGGACATTTGTGCCAAATTCTGTAGTTGTGATAATATATTATCACGTGTCGGTAGTAACTCTGGATCCGTACTATCATCACGCAAAATCACAACATCTTCCGTATTGTATCCATATTCACTGGTTAACATGTTTCCTATATTGACAACATCAGTAACACAACCATGTAGACTATTTGATGGCTCATTCAAATAATTGATACCTACCAAAAGAGCTTTTCGCATAAAGGTTTGTAGTATTAGTATAATATAGTATATTATATTGATATTAGATGCAAAAGGATATAATTACCAAAGACGACAATATTGCCGGAAAACCTGAAGCGATAGTGGAAGGTTTCTCCGGCATCATGCGCAAGGACGACGTAGGAGTCCTGGTGCATGATGGTATGTCAGTTGATGCTGGCGATATGGATGTGGCAACGCATATTCTGAAGGACGACTCTGCGAAGCGTGGAGTCCAGAGGAATATGCCATCTGACCAAGAAAACATACCATCAAGTTCTTATTCAGAAGTTCTTCCAGAATTTGATAAAACCAAGGATATCTTGGTACATTTGTTGTCCATTTCAGGAGAATCCATGTATGTTGCTGAAACATATTCATTTAGTCAAAGTGAACCGAAAGAAACGAATTATTATCGGGCATCTCAACAAATATATCCGGACGATTCTATTCATATATTGAAATTAAAAATCGCCAAAGCGGTTGGTGATATTTACAAATCTGAAAATGGAAATATACCCAACAATTATCCATCCATTGAATCTATGTATTTGTTTACACGTGTTCACGTTCCTAAAACGGAGTTGGACATAGAAACATTGTACCAAGAAATTACGAAACACGCAACTACGGAGTTGTCCTTTACAAAAATGAAAACCTTTTTGAAAAATTTTTCACTACCGTTTCAGTTGTCTGAGGATGCGGACATGAATTTGTTTTTAGAAACCATTCAACAAATCATTGTAGATAAAAACAATACCATGAAAGGTGTTTTGCAATTTGTTCCTATGGGATTTCAATACGGCAAAATCTTTGGAAATTCTACGGATTATACATTTCCGGTAAATCCAGCCTACTGTACTACCGATGTGATCAATGAATGGCAAGAAAAAGGGTGGAAACCACACCAAATGTTACAATCCCAAGAACATCAGTTGTTATTGAGATATTTACCCATGTTTCAAAACGAAATTTATGTGTGTTTTTCCAAAGATTTGCCCGAAAACATTGTTCCTTATTATTTTCCTAAAATTTCTCAAGGTTCGGAATCCAATACGTTACGAATGATAGAACATATGTCAAACATTGATCAAACACGATCCTATATGGAAATCATTGAGGATAAAATGGAAATGGTTTCCAAAGATTTACCACGTATTGACCGACAAATCAAGGAGTTTACTTTGGTGATGATGAACAAAACACGTATACCTTTGGATATTTTGTTCAAAAATATATCTTCCATGTCTTTTGTTCCTGCCATTATGTACAATCCCGGAAAAAACAAAGAAAACATTCTCCGGTTGTTTTCTCAACGTATTTCAAAAAACGGAAAACGAATACCATTATTGTCTAAACGTCAAATTCTTACCTTTTGTAAATTTTCCAAACGACAGAGTATTATTTATTGTTTACCTAAACGTAGTGAAGATAGTGAAGAAGAAACTGATATCAATGATGTAGAAATGTATGTGATGATTGACCATCATGGTAATGTACATATGTATTGTGATAGTTCTATGGAAGAATCCATGGAAAAATTAAATCAATTGTTACGTGTCAAAATAAATCCATTGTTGGAACATATCAATGCCTTTTTGCAAAAAAGTGGATATATGTTACCTCTGTTTGAAACGGTAGAATCTTCTACCATCGGATTAAAACATTATCATGTTCGTTGGAGTATGCGTTACCCTGAATTTTTTTCCATCATTCAAGAATTACCGTGTATTCGTCATATTTTTGATGTATATGAAGATGTTGAATCATCTAAAGAAAACGATATCAATGAAAATATTGTTCTAAAATACAAACGTGTGTATAGTGATTATGAAGGTCAAGGACAATTGATCAAAGAATTTCAATATCAAGGTAAGAATGAAACCGAAATTTTGGAACGTCTTGTGTTGAATTATTCATTGACGAAAGAACAAGCACAACGTAGAATTGATAAATATGAAGTAGACCAAGAAGTGCGTATTTTACGCAGAAACAACAATCGTGAATATTCTTTTCCTGTTGAATTACACTATGAAAATCAACAAATTGTGATAGATATTTACAAATATTGTCGTGATTGTGGAAGAATGTCCTCTGACATGAGTAACATTTCTGAAAATCCTGAAGAATATGTAGTAGGTCGTAAAGGTCGTATCCATAAACGAAATATACGTTTACAAATGCCCACAGAATCCATGGATTTACCTACCATTCACTATATTGAATTGATGGAATCCTATATGATGTCCTTGCTAGGATTGGTGACGAACCAAGAATCTTTGCCTAAAACGGATTTCTGTGAAAAAATGATATTTGAATTGCCGGCTCCTGACAATGTGGAGGAAATAGAATCGGAAGAACCTATGGAATCCTTGGAATTGAATCCGGATGAAGAGGAAGCTGCTGCTGCGGAAGAAGAAGAAGAAGAAGAAGAAGAAGTTGACGATGAAGAAGCTGACGATGACGTTGAAGCGGATGAAGACGACGAAGAAGAAGGATTTTTGTTTGGTGGTGTTGGTAAAAAACGTGTCAAAACACGTTTGGATCGTTTGAATGAACGTGACCCAGAATTGTTTCAATTGGAAGGCAAAGATTCTTACGGTAGGTCTTGTCAAAAAAAACGTCAGCCTATTTCTTTGAACCAAGACGAATGGGAAGAAATCATGAAAAAAGACCCCGATTTACGAACCGTACAATATGCTTCTACCCCTTCTAAAAAATATTGGTATGCTTGTCCAAAATATTGGTGCACAACACAACAACGTATTCTTACCGAAGAAGAATATCAACAAGGAATATGCAAAGACAATGTACAATTATCGGATAAATATGCGTATCCTGGGTTTGAAGACCCGAAAAAACATCCTTCCGAATTGTGCACACCTTGCTGTTTTGAAGGAGATACTACCAAAAAAAATATGCATATTTCAAGAAACAAACAATGTCAAGAGAAATCCAAGGAAGCCATGTCTGAATCTAATGCGGAGATGGACCAAGAACCCTCCAGCATGAATATTTCAAAAAATATCAAAGAAGAACGCGTGATTCTAAAATATTCCTCACGTCCACCTACAACACCAAATCGTTGGTCCATGTTACCCAAATCATTACAATATTTTTTTCAAGTAGATTATTCCAAATTATTGATTTCCAATTTGAACGCCACGCGAGTTGTACCCAATCAACCGTGTTTTTTGTTGTATGGGATTGAACAACCAAGAAAACAATCTTTTATGGGATTGTTTGCTGAAATCTACAATGCAAAACGTCCCACAGAACCTCCTATCAATGTGGCGAATTTTCGTAATATATTTGTGGAACAAATGAATTTGGATCGGTTCATCACCTATCAAAATGGCGCGTTTTTGTCTGTATTTGGTGAAATTGACGGGTTGTCCAATGAATCATTGAACATTGAAAAATATTCATCTACACGTTTTTACAAAACCATAGACCGTAATGAACCTATACAACTTGCTTTTTTGCAACAATCCGTTCAAACCTTTGAAAATTTCTTGAAATATATTCAGGATACACAAACCGCCATAGACCATACGTATCTATGGGATATTCTCGCAGACCCGGGCTCCACCCTGATACCAGGTGGTTGTAATTTGATTATCTTGGAATTAAGCGACGATGATTTGGCAGTGGAATTGTTATGTCCTCCGAGCCAACATTCCATGTTTGACTCCAAAAAAGAATCTTTTTTTATCCTAAAACGTGGCAACTTTTATGAACCGATTTATCAATTGATTGACAAAGAACAAAGCGTAGAAAAACGCATGGGATTTATGTTGGAATCCACCACGTCTTCTTTACGACGTATTTTGGAAATGGTAGACACCACCACCCATCAATATTGTGTACCTGTGAGAAACGAAGAAACTATGAAAGAATTCCCCAAGAATTTGACAGCTACTGAAACAGAACGTGTATTGAAAGAATATAACTATGTGATTCGTGCCCAGTTATGGAATATGGAAGGAAAAATAACGGGATTTTATGTTCATAAACAAAATATTCAACTGGAAAATGGTATCATCGTCCCTTGTTTACCTTCCGCCGTTTTGATGGATTCGTCTTATCCTGTAATATATATGTCCGATACCAATCATGAAATCCCGAAAATGCCCCAAACGATCAAAGAACGCGCGATACAACGTGTTCAAACCCAATTTACCAAAGCGCGTACATCTACCATGGATTTATGGAAAACATATTCACAGACATTGTACCGGTTACGTGATGTAATGACGGAAACCAAAGAACAAATACTATGTGAGCCTTCCTATAAAATGGTGGATCCCATAAAAAATGTGGTCACAGGTATTCTTACCAAGACCATGCAAGTGGTACCTGTATTTCCTCATGAACCACCCATAGAAGATGATTTGCCAATTTTGAAACGTTCCGAGGACATTGTCGCGGATAAAACCTTGGCTATGACACATCAAGGAGACCCCAAAAGGGAACAGTTTATGACGAGGATTTCATTAGAAACCCAATTTTATCAAGTATTTCGTGCGATCTTACGACAATTACTGAACAATTTTGAAAATCGTAGTACCAAGAAAAATATGGTGCATATGATTCAAGAATACGAGAAAAAACCGGAAACCTATTCGGAGGCTATTATGGAAATATCCACCGCACTGGAACAAATTTCTCGTGAACATATTGGATTCTTGGACTATTCCGACGACGATTTGAAATCCATGGCGAATTCTACCATATTTGAATGTATGGGTGGACCCGATATACAAAACAATGACCGTGGGGAACAAAAATATTGTCGTGGAACTATGTTGTATTTACCCACTACACATTTACTATATGATCTAGAAACGTGTAAACAAACAGGTATGGACTGTAGTACCAAGAACATTTATTTTTTACGTTTGGCAGATGAATTGTTACGGTTTCGTCGTATACAACAATTTTTATTTCAACCGAAAACTTATCTGAATATTACTACCGGAATGACGGATTATGTATTGTCACCCCACGAAATTTTGATTCTAGAATCCTTCTTGAATGATGAATATTTTCAGGACATGATTCCGTTCAATACCTCGGAATATATACATCAAACCAATTACGATACATCTGTTCCCGTTACCCATTTGGAAGATTCTTTTCATCCGGTAGTGTCTTTGGAAGAACAACAAACAATGATACGTAAAATTCCCAAAGACATCTATCAATCCTTTGTCATGACCGAATGTATTGTTAAAAAAGGGGACAAAGAAACCCTTGTAGAAGGGAACAATCGTAGTATATGGAAACGTTCTTTTCCCAAAAATACGCGTGAAATCTTTTTTATGGATCATTCCCCCATGTGTACTTTTGCAGTTGCTATGAATTTGTTACGTTTGGCAAAACATCCGTCCAAAACGTTGGTAGAAATCAAACAAGATTTATGGAAAGGATATGAACCATATATGTCCATTCATGGAGATAAAATCATTCGTACTTTGAAAGACCAAAATAAGAATCTATTGTTGTCCGCCGCTGCCAATGATTTGTCTACTGCTATTTTTACAGAAGATTATTTTTTGACAGATTTGGACTGGTGGATATTGGCAAACGTTTGGAAAATACCTATCGTATTGTTTACTTCCGGTAAAATCAAAATGACTTCAGTGGGAACGCAACCTACCGATTTATGGTTGTTTTTAAATACACGTTATGATACCGAAACACAAACCGATGACCCGGTATTGTTGTATGGATCTTTGTGGTTTATACGTTCTCCACTCATGGTAGAACCTGACAAATTCCCTTCCTATTCCTTGATTGAATCCTCCTTTAAAATAGATGAATTGGGGGAAATGGAGTCTCAATTCCGTAGTGCTATGGATATGGAAACACAATCTTCCAATATTCAATCTTTGGAACGATTCTTACAAATCAAAAAAGTGGTTCGTGCTACCCGTAAAAAACCTCAAGAAACTCTCTTCAATTTCTGATCAGACAATGTTCAAACCCAAGAATATGAGTAATGCCAATGTGGTTAGTTTGATGGATTGTAATACGGTTTCACGACTCTGGTCGTTGGCAACTCGTTTCCAACCGTAATAAAACAACAGATACGTGATATTAATAGACAAAAAATCTTGGTAATTACCGACATATGCCGTTTGTGTGAAAATAGAAGTATAGGATACGAACAAAAAAACTCTTAACAATTCCATGGTAACACCTGAACCCCATCGTACCGGTATGGTTTGTATTTGAGCACGACGATCACCGTCTTCGTCCAAAATATCCAACATCATTTCAATGTACATGGAAGCCATGAAGGTGATTTGGGTAGTGATCCACATGGAAGACCAATGTTGTTCGGAGAAATACATTAAATCAATGGGATTGATCGTAGCAATCGCGATGAAAGGTATGGTACAGGCAATGATATAAGCACATACCATGTTTTTTACCAAAGTGATTTTTTTAAAAAAAGGTGTATACAATACGATCAATCCGATGTTGGTGGTCCATAATGGATCCATCAGTGGAGGTAAATATTGTAGACCTAAAAATACCGACATAGACAACATACCCCATACCGAAATGAAAGCTTCGTTCATGGTAATGGTACCAAGAACGAGTGGACGATCGGGATGTTGATACCTGTCCAATTCTATATCATAAATATCATTGATAATCATACTAGATGCTGTAATACATTGAATCATTGCATAAGCTGCCCAAAAAGGTGGTGAAGTAATCCAAATCATCCACGTGTCAGGATGTGCCACATAGGCACCTACCAAGGTCAATAAGGAACTAGATACGATGTTCTTGGGTAATCGTGACAAACGCAACCATTCTTGGATTTTGTTGGGTGGGTCTGGTAGGTTTTGTTCCGGTATCATGTATATGATACATGTGTTGGTTTTCAAGTTTATTTTGGAGGTGGGAAGAAACCCTTGAACCAATCCATATGGTAATGGTAGTGATAATAAGTATAAGATACTTGTCCAACGAAAATTCATGATATAATTACAGTATATTATGAATCCTTTACATCTTTTATACATACCTCTTATTCGTCTGATGCCTCCACTACGTTCTCGGCAACGTCCCTTGTCCTACGAAACTTTTCTGACCTACGGTCTACGTCCCTTAACTAGTTTTCGTCTTCTTCCTCTTCATTATTGTCTTGGAAATAAAAATGGAAATCTTCGGGAAGGTTGGCTAGGTTGTCCATTACATTTTCAAACAAGGTTTTTTCACCGTCTTTCCAATAACCACAAAACTCAAATCCGGATTCCATAAACATGGCATCAATGGTGAATCCCAATTGTTCAAGATGAATATAGGCTTGTATGGGTGGTGTCCATGCTGTATAGAACGAAATACCTAGTGTATTCTCATTGATTGGTGTAACATCCACATCATATACATCCCATTTGGTTCCCCAGTAGGAATGTGGTGTTTCGTGTGAGGGACAGGGGATAAATTCGGAAAAAAAAGATGGTTTTTCTTGGGACAACCCATGAGTAAGACGTTGGATGACTTCAGGGTCATCGTGGGAAATACTTTGAATAATATTATAACAATCGTTGGGCATTTATATAAAATATGTTTTTGTTTTTATGTGATTTAGAATCCGACTTCGTATCCGTCGTCATAACACACCGACACATTTTCGTTCATACGTTTGACATTGACAATGTTGTTCTGTATTTCAATTTGTGTACAGGACAATTCGTCGGTACGTCCTTGAGACATTCCTTTCTCAATTTCTTGGGAAACATTGCGTCGTCCATAATCTACATTTTGTATACCTTCGTATGCCTTCATATCCAGTACGATTTGAAAGGCATTGGTACCATACGTACCTTGTTGACCACACATAATATTGGCAGAAACCCCGCGCATATGGTCAAATTCCGCATGTCGTGCTGCCGTCAAGAATACTTCGGTATGCACTTCAAACGTGGCTTTGGCAATCGGACCCACATTGTCATTCAACAACCCCGAACGGAAAATAGACACCATGTCTTTGTTACAGGTCATACGATCACATAGTAAACTGGTATGATGATAATTGATACTCGCACCGGCAAATGCCATCACTTCCACCAATTCATTATGAATGCATTGTCTCGCGGCTTCAATACCCAATACATTGAAGACTTCTTTGATATCATTGCTATAGGTTCTGGTAGAATCAATGTAATCCAATGCCAATGTATCCAACAAATTGGAACCCGTAGTATCCATTACCCATGTATCCTTTTTGATATATTTGTCTTCTACTTTGACAATGATGTTTTGCAATTTTCTGGGTAATACATTTTGAACACCATTGACCCCTCTCAAAACAATTTGGTTGAGCAGTGTATCTTGGAAATTTTTCAAGAGATATATGTCGTCGGATTGATCCAATGGATTCGGTACACCGCGTTTTCCCGTTTTTTTGTCAAATATATTGGCGTTGGTACGGATACGGAATACCAGTTTGTCCGTATTGAAATCGGAAAAGATGCACTGAATTTCTTTGCCATAATCACTGTTCGCAATCGCAAAATGAATGTCGTCCATGGAAATGTTTTTATCTACCAACGTTTCCTTGTCAATTTCCATACGAATGATCCATTTGGATTTGGCAGGTTCGTCGGTTTTTCGTTCCGGTGCTGCAATACATTCTTCTACCATTTGTTCAAATTGATAAAATTGTTCTAACAACAGTTGGTCGTCTTCAATTTGGGTAGCTTGCACCATCGGATCAAAACATATTTGTACATTTTTGACTACATCAATGAGTTTGGTATGGGTGATTTTCATCGCATAGGTATTGGCTTTTTCATTGTGGGCTTCATCCAGTGGATGCAAGAATACTGTCATGGATGGATTCTTAGGATTCTTCGTCAATCTTAAGATTTCTTCAATTCTGGGTACACCACGTGTCACATTGGTTTTGCTGGAGACACCGGTGTGATGAAATGTATCGTGTAAGCATAATCCATTGTATAAATCAAAATTGCGCGTATCTTCCACTGTCAAATCGTAGGCATATTTTGTGGGATTCATAACTTCTTCAATAGATACTATTGGATCAAATTCCAAGTCCATCATACGTTCATCACGAGGTTCCATGACCAATTCACCCTGAATTATATTGGGCAAGGACAAATCTTCCAAGGAATGGTCATATTTGAAATACGTTTGTTCCAACAATTGATTCAATCGTTCTTGTTTTTCTGGAACAGTGAGATGCAACATACTGGCGAGGATGTGTGCTTGACGATTTTTTACATTCAAACTGTACGACGGACGGCGATGTTGGATGGTACGTTCCGTTGGTTTACGTTCGGAAATGGTAGCGATATGACTAGAAACACCCACATTTTTTAACATAACCATGACATCAGTGAGCAAGGTTGTGGAAGTTGACCACATATGAATGTTGTTGATACGTTCCGTTCCGTTTTGATTTGTATGTTTGGATACAGAACCGTCTCCACCAATGTAGGCGTCCAAAAAACCCAAAATACATTCACGGTTGGAAAATACAATCGTAGGAGATACATGTTTGTTGTAACTGAGAGTTCCACATAAGTGTTCCAACAAACGAGCAAGGATCGTATTATGAATACCCAGTTCTTGACTAGTCCATCCTTCACCACCACGATTGGTTCGTTTACGTTTATTTGTGGAAATATTCCATTGTTTGCATAATCGTTCAATGGGAACCAAATATTCGTCACAATTGTTGCAAATAGATACTCCATTTTTTGAACCACAACCTTCTGCAGCATAGGCTCCCACCAAATATCCAAAATCATAGGTTAATTCTATGTTTTCAGGGATAGTATAGGAGCAACAAGCCATACTTTTCATATAGATATTTCCAGGTTGAATGTACAAGTGTTTATTCGGAGTTTTTCCCTCTTGTACAATCTCACGAAACAATCCCGACAAACTTTGACTGGAGGAATGTGGAAGTATAAATGATTTGTTCGCATGATTTTTCCACCAATGTCGTTCGTGACGTAATACTGATGCCTTTTGTAATTCGGTACCGTATAAATATTTGGATGGACATAAAATTTCACGTAAGGAAAAGGTATGATGTTCTTGATAATCCAATACTTTACGCGATACGGGAAGATAATCACCTACTTTCAAATCTTTTCCATTGACCCATTGGATTTTCCCATCTATCAATTGCAAGAAAGATTTGGCTTTGGTAGCAGTCACTTCTCGGCAACCTTTGGTCGTAATTTTTAACATGGTATTGGTTCCATCTTCGTTGATGACTGGATGCTGCGTGACTGCTTCTACGCGTCTCCAGACGGTTTCTCCTGATTCAGTTGCACATGGAACTTCATAAAATTCGTCTTCGTTGGAAAGCTCTGCATACGTGGTGTCCTTGTCTTCCATATATTCTATTTTTTGTGATTTTTTGATTTGGTCTTCAATGAATTCACCTATTGCACTTTTTTTTATGCAGCCATTTTTATTTCGCAAAATAATATTTTCGCTCCATATTATGCTGTTAAGTGTAAGTTGAGTAGACGGTTCACCTATACTTTGAGCCGCAACTACGCCCACCATTTCTCCTGGATGTACCAAAGCTTCTTTGAATTTGAGAAGGATGGTTTCTAACAAGAGTTCCAACCCTTTTTGGTGGAATCGGCGTTTCACCAACAAATCCCGTGGATTCAAATAGTAATAATAAATCATTTCAAACAATCGGTTGATTTTGACGCAGGGAATGGAACTCATACGTTGATAATATTGTTCCACCATTTGAAAACATTCAAGTGGAGTAATGTCTACCGCCGAATTTTCATCCAAGTGCAATTGTCCATGAATGTTCGCAATGATGTATTGGAATGCTACCGGGACTCTCACTGATTTTTCATTTTGATTGTTGAAGACATTTTTTATCAAAAGATCACGTGCTTCAATGAAACGTTCAATGTATTTGTGACAGGTTTCTTTGCATTGTACACGTTGTTTGTTCATACGTGAAATGGTAGGTTTGGTAAAGATGGACATGCGTAAATTGTTTTCGGCTTCACCTAATCCGGGCAAATCATAATGCATATAGATATCTTCCAAGGACATTTCTGCCAACGGGAGTATTTGATTTTCTACTTTGGTGGAATCAAAATTGTCATCTCCATATTCAAATTGAATGATTTTTCCTTTGTTGTTGCGGACCGTCATGTCATACGTAATATACAAATCTTCCAATCCTTTGACCAATCTGCGCTGGATATATCCGGTTTGTGAGGTATCGAGCAAAATGAGACCATTTGACGAGCTAAAATTTAATGTGGATGGAATGGTTAGGTCATACAACTTGGGATGTTTTTCTACACCTGTGATTTGAATATTGACGATTGGATCCAATACCACATCGTTTTGTGATGTGAAATTACGGTGACTGGATGTCCATTTGACGGATTGCAAACGATCATTTTTGTTATTTTCTAATAGAGTAATGTTGTCGGCAAAGATTTTGCCCCATTGGGCACGAATGGAAATATATGAAACTGGTAATGGTGTTTTTGTTGCATTGGTTGATTTATGTTGATGATAAGATAATTTTCCAAATATACCCAATCGTGAACATAACATCGCAATACCTTCCATCAAACGATAGGATACCGAACTTGCATTTATACTACCACGTTCACTTACCGAACCGTCTCCGGAAAAGTATCCGTTCAAAATTCCTTTGACAAACTTATCGTTGGCGACAAAGGCTTCCGATGGCACATATTTATTGGCAGCACCGTGTCCTACCCATTTGTCCAGAAATTGTGCGAATACACTGCATGTTCCCGTAATGGTGGTAGTGGTTCCTTTTATCACCGCATCTTCGTGGTCAACAACACGTACACGCTCTCGGTACACAATTCCTTGTTTGGTAAACCATGCACGCACAAATGCACGAACGGCTTCGTTGTTTTTGGTAATGGTAATATGATGTCCATCGTGAGCATGTCCATCCGCTAAGAATAACCCCAGGAAAATCCCATTTTCTTCGGTCAATGCAAATGTATCTGCTATCGGAGCCACTTCACGATGAGAATGATACGGATATACAAATCCATCCTGAATATGATCCGTACGCGAACGAACAGAGGTACGTTGTAGTGACGATTTTTTGGTATAGGGAAGCACAAAACTCTTTCCGTTGTGTTCTTTCCACCAACCGCGGGGAATTTGTTTGTAAGCAGGCTTTTGAGATCCTACGTTGGGTATTTCTTTTCGTGTTTCCATCGCATATTCCATCATTTTCATTGCCCGGTTGAATTCGGTTCCGTATACATATTCTGTCTTGGGTAAATAATCAGATAGAAGTATATGATCCAATACAATCGGTGATTTGCATAAATTCATGGTAACTGGAACAGCATCCCCGATCTGAACCAATGTGGAATGTTTCGGTACAAACTTGGACGTTTCTGTATCCCAAATGAGTAAACTCTGACTTTCAGCCACAGTTACCTTTCGTCCACTTTGAGTAGTTACTTCATACAAACGTTCACCTGGGTCATGACGGGTAATTGCAGTGACTTCTCCCCATGTCACTGTACCATTTTCATCTCCAGTGGGAATATACACTTGTTCTAATGGAAGATTCAATAATTCCAAATTACGGTCATTGGGAGAATGTTCTACGTGTTTTTTGTTTTCGGTTGCATCCAATTGTGCATCAATCCAGGCTCCAATTTCGGTATATTTCGGACGTCCATCTTCTAAAATAATAATAGTGGTTTCTCTAGTAACGGATTTGACCGCTGTGTCTATCAAGCCAGTTCTACCAGCCATCGCATGAAAGAATAGCTCGGGGGCATTCAATCCGGTGATATAGGAGTTTTCTACAAAACCACGCGCGGTGGGCGAATCGTCGTATTTTTTGAAATGGGGCAAGGTACGATCATCCAATCCGTACGCAATACGTTTACCATCTACCGATTGTTGTCCCAAACAAGAAATCATTTGAGAAATATTGATCAAACTACCTTTGGAACCCGAATTGACAATCATTAAGAACCGATTGTCTTTGCTGAGCGATTTTTTACCAATCTTACCTGCATTGTCCGTGGCTTTGTTGAGAATATTACTTACCATCAATTCAAATTGCACCATGTTGGTATTGGCAGTATTGTTTTCAAAAATACCGAGATGAACCTTGTCCAAAATCGTTTGCACTTCCATTTTTTGTTGTTTGATACATTCGGAAATTTCTTCGTAGGTTTTACGATCAGCAATCAAATCACTAATACCTACACTAAACGAACTCGTCTTCATATATTCCGTAACAATGTTTTGCATATTGTCGTTGAAATCCGAACAAGCCATGTTTCCATGGTCGTTGCAAATACGATGCAAAATACCTTTGGTAGCGGCATCAAATACTCCTTTTTCCATTTGTCCACGCACGTACTTACCTGCACGAATTTCCAACATATTGTTAGAGGTTTTGGCATCTTCGTTGTCATCAAACAATGCCGTTTTGTATTTGAGTGTTAGAGGGGGCATAATTTGGGAGATAATGTCAAAACTGGTGATTTCATTTCCTAATTTACGAATTTCGTCTACATTTACATGAGGAAATGTCATGAGTAAATCCATGGCTTCCAGTGCTGTAAAGGTAATGTCTTTTCGGGTGAAACGAAACGAACCCAACAAAGAATCCTGAAAGATTCCAATGATGGGCTTGTTAGAACCGGGGTTAATAATTTGATATGGGATCGCTGCCAAATGACGCAACTCTGTTTCTGTTATTATGCTCTGGGGCATGTGCATATTCATCTCCTTCCACTTTTGGCTGCATTTATCGTAAGGAAATAAGCGCGGGTTCCAAAAAACTACCCTCTCGGGTAGGATCGGGCTATACCTTGTGCCTTATCAGGTTGATTAGACCATCATGTAAGACCCGTAACCGTCTAGTCTCTGAACCTTCTCCATTCTCTATCATAACGAGATTAGGAGCTTGGCTGCTGATTGCCCTTTGATGTAGGTTATTACCTTTGTGTACGGTCATTACCCGTGTTCTTCATTCTTGTTTCCAAGAATGAATGGTACTACATCATTTGTGGGGTTTCCAGCAATTTGGTCACGTTGCCGTACATTTTCTTTAATTTGTAATATAAAATCAAACGCCATTTTTTTACTTTCTTCTAATGAAATACAGACGCCGCCAAAATCGGCTTTTTTATTATTGATGTACACATACCAACCATATTGTATATTATGTCGCTTAAGTGGTCTCACATATTGTTCTATATCATCGTCATCATTTATTATAACGTCTTTAAACCGAAGAATTTTTTTATCCTTAAAATAATTGATTACACCTTCGGATACTCTTTTTCTACTTTCCTCGGTATGTTTTGCTGACTTACCTCCAGTATTCAAATTGTATCCATTCGGAAATAATGAATTGTGTTTAATAATTTCTTCGGTTTCAACTGCATCGGCATCATGAATATTACAACAATGAAGTAATTGTAGTGTAAAATTTTCTCTGCCGTTTTTGCAAATTGCGTTATTTAAATAATGACACTGATTTTTTTTATTTGAAAATGCTTCGCTCACATGGCTACGGAATCTTCCTTCCATGCCATAGGGGCGAAACCGTTTCGTATTTAAAATATGTGAGACCGCCTGACCGATATATACTTTGTGATTGATCAGATTTGTGATTTTATAAATTTCACAATATCTGAGTGTTTCATCGTCAATAATTGTATTTTTTAAATCTTGTCTATATTCCATTTCATTATATTATGACGTTTAAATTTTATATTTATATTAAATATAATTGTACGACTATACGGTTATATTTATCCAACAACCTATGCGAAATTGTTGAATAAGTAGACATTACACTGTTTTCCCAACCAAGAATTGTCTACATCTTGATTGGCAGCCGCATGTTGGAGACAAAATGTCTATCTCCATCAAAATCAGCATTGTACGGTTTTGTTACCCCGACGTTCATGCGGAATGAATCGCCGACTTTCATAATTTTTACTATATGAGCCATCATGGACGCTCGGTGCAAAGACGGTTGTCGGTTAAATAATACAATATCGCCATCCATCATGTGACGATGGACAATGTCGCCATTTTCCAATTGAACCGACGCACGGTCTACATATCGTAGGGAAATGTTTTCCCCGTTGCGTCTTTCCAAAATTTTGGCACCGGGATATTCGTCCGGACCATTTTGTACCAGTTTCAACAAATAATCCCGATTCATGTCATTGACCACCATGGGTTTGGTCAAATTTTTGGCAATTTTGATAGGAACTCCCAGTTGTTTGATGGACAAGTTGGGGTCACCCGTAATGACGGAACGCGCGCTAAAATCCACACGTTTACCCATCAAATTACCACGCATACGTCCATTCTTACTGTTGATACGTCCCATGATACATTGATATGGGCGCCCTGAACGTTGTGCCATGGGATCCACCCCTTTGATTTTGTTATTCACAATCATGGCAATGGAATGTTGAAGAATCGTGGTCAATACTTCAATGGCATAGGAATTGGTATCTTGGGAATTCAATCGTTCTTTCAGGTTGTTGTTGTATTTGATGATGTTGCTATAGATATGGGTCAAATCATCTTCTGAACGTTGTTGGGCATCGTGTTTGACCGATGGACGTACCGCAGGTGGAGGCACCGGCAACACTTGACAAATCATCCATTCGGGACGTGACCAAAGTGGATTGAAACCCATGAAGAAAATATCATCGTCGGAAATACGTTTGAAGATTTTCAAAATGATTTCCGGTGTCAATTTCAATTCTCCCATTTTTTCCCAGGTAGCAATGATGTTGGACATTCCTTCCTGTTTGATTTTGTCCGGTTGTTTGTACCCACATCCATCATCCGTTTCTTGACCACAACGTTTGATTTTTTTTGCCAGTGCAGACACATAATCCCAACGGGTTTCTCCGTCACGAGTAAGTATATGATTATGTTGATTTTTATTGATGAGTAATTTACTACATTTAAAACAGACACAATTGCAAATCTTCATGATTTCTTTCAAATGTTGTATAAAGAACACGGGTCTGGCTAATTCAATGTGTCCAAAGTATCCGGGAGTATCAATGTAAATCATTCCATCGGTAGGACAAATGGTTCCAGGCTCCAATACACCCATTCGGGGGTCAAACAATCCACCAATGCATGGTTTGTTATTGATATACGTATCTCTGGAGGTAATTTCTACCACCGAGTTTTTACGTATTTCATCTGGAGATAACATACTAAACTGAATACCAATAATTCTGGAAGGTGTCTTCTCTTTCAACATGTTTGAACGTTGACTTTTTGACATGATTGTATATTCGTATAGTGCTGTAACGCCGACGATATGTCAATAGTATATATATAGATGATAACATTATATCCTTTTTTCCTTTACATAAATCAATTTTTCGCAAAAAAAAATTGATTTTCTTTTTATAAAACATAACATGATTCATATACCTCAACCCTATTCCATATTTATTCAACATGCCTGCCAAAGAAGTCAAGAAATCTACCAAGATGGAGAAGAAGGAACGTCTTTCGGAAAAGGACAAACAGAAGATGCACCGAAAAAAAAAGGCGGATTCGGACAGTGATTCAGATTCATCCGATGATGACGATGAAGAAGAAATGGAATGGGAAACGGAAAGTGACGATTCGTCGTATCATCCTCCAGAAAAAAAAACCAAAAAACGTTCTTCCAAGAAACTTTCCCGTAAATGTGAAGAATCCGATGATGAAGAAGACACCGACGACGAACGTGTGAAACAATTTATCAAAAAAATCAAAGCAAAACAAGACAAACCCAAACCCACCAAATCCAAAAAATCCAAACATGTGGTAGAAGAATCAGAAGAAGAAGAAGAAGACGATGAATCAGAAGATGAATACGAAGAATATGAATGTGACGACGAAGACGATGACGACGAAGAAGCGAAAAAAAATGTATATATCATGTTCGGTGGCGGGGTTGGTGGTGATGAAGGTATGTACGAGTTTGAAACCAACGAAGAAATGGAAAATGCGGAAATTGAAGAAGCCTTGGAAAATGATGACGATGAATGTGATAGTGAAGACGAAAAGACATTCATGAAAGAAGAATACAAAGTGGTAGATTGCCCTTCGTTTGTGAAAGAAACTACCAAACAAACCAAGAAACAAAAAGGAAACAATACGAAACAGAAAAAACCGGCTTCCAAAGTAGAAGAAGAAGAAGAACCTCGGAGCGTGGAAGAAGAATACAAAGAACTGATTGATATTCGTTGTATTTTGACCGAAAAATTGAAGGAAAACCCCAAGAGTAAAATCATATTAAAAACACTTCAATCTTGTCGTGATTCTATCAGTAAATTAGTGAAAAATGCGCGTACCAAGAACGCCAAAGAATATCACAAACTCACTAAAACAGAAATGAAAAATGCCACGGCTGAAATTGATTATTTCAAGAAAAAATTATCACACAAAGAACAAAAAGCCATTATGAATGAATTGAAAGAGATCAACGAACATATTCATATTGATAAACCCTATCGTTTGGCACTACTACAAACCAAATTACCTATCAAATACAAGGCGACGGTCATGCAAAAACTGAACATGATGAAGTCCATGGAACAAGGTGATTCGGAATACCATAAAATGAAAACATGGGTAGATACATTTATGCGAGTTCCCTTTAATGTGTACAAAAATCTTTCGGTCAATATGTCGGATGGAATGGATGTATGTGATCAATTTATGAAAAATGCCAAGAGTCAATTAGACGACTGTGTGTATGGGTTGGATGATGCTAAATTACAAATTTTGCAAATGATGGGTCAATGGATCACCAATCCAGAATCCATGGGTTCTGCCATTGCCATACACGGACCTCCGGGCAGTGGAAAAACTTCAATAGCTAAAGAAGGAATCAGTAAGATTCTAGGCAGAGAATTCGCGTTTATTTCGTTGGGCGGAGCAGGTGATGCCAGTTTCTTGGAAGGACATTCGTATACGTACGAGGGAAGTTTATGGGGTAAAATTGTGCAAATTCTGATTGATAGTAAATGTATGAATCCGGTGATTTACTTTGATGAATTGGACAAATTAAGTGATTCCGCCCGTGGTCAAGAAATTACCGGTATTTTGACTCATTTGATTGATAAGAGTCAGAATAGTCAATTCCATGACAAATACTTCTCCGAAGTAGACTTTGATTTGAGTAAATGTCTCTTTATCTTCAGTTATAATGATGAAAATTTGGTCAATCCAATTCTAAGAGACAGAATGTATCGGATCAAAACCAAAGGCTATGATTGTACCGAAAAATTGGTCATTGCTAAAAAATATATGTTACCAAAAATTCGTGAACAAGTTAATTTTCAAGAAGGTGATATTGTGATTCCTGACGAAGTGCTCCAATACATCATTTCAACCCCTAGATTTACACAAAAGGAAGAAGGTGTACGTAATTTGAATCGTTGTTTGGAAATTATTCACACCAAATTGAATCTGTTTCGTTTGATGCATACGGAAAATAGTGAAATTCCTATTTTGGGTAAGAAAGTAGATATCAAGGTCACATTCCCATACACAGTCTCCAAAAAAGATGTGGATATTCTGATTCAAAATGACGAAAATCAAAATCAAAGTCTGTTAGCCATGTATGTGTAAAACATATTATGATGGTGATGGATATCCGTATATAGTTAATACAATAAGTAACAAATGCAAAAAACAAGCATAAAAAATATTGGAAGAGTCAATGTAGACTTTCAAACAATAGATTGTAAAATAAAAGGTTAATATCCATAAAAAAATAATAATGATTGTATTTATAATAAAATTATCCATGTACACTTCTAAAATATCATTATATGTTTTTTTTTAACTTGATGTGCTAATATTACATTATATGAATGTTCGTTCTAAAACACATAATAAAAGTTGGCACCCGTTAGATCAATCACACTCGCGTATGTGGTGGCTGTTGCATTGGAATTTTTCAAACATTCCAATTCTTGGTAGGTCAGTACGCGATTATATACACGGAAATCGTCAATGTACCCTGTAAAATAATTCAATATGGGCGGTATATATCCCGAAATATCCGCGGGTGGTGCAACATAAGGAATGCCACCTAAATAATTTTTTGTATAGGAGCTATTTACATTGGGCCATTTGGCAATGGCAGATCCTATATTTGTATTATTCAGATAAAAATTATAATTACCACTGCCATCAGAACTACCCGAACATGTCATGGTAATCATGGTCCATTTGAAACTATTCACCGATACAGTATTCAAGTATGCATTTACTGAATTTACACCATTGCATGAAAAATCAAGATAACCTCCTGGATTCAAATACGAGGATATCGTTCCTCCAGAAGTATTGGAAAATGAAAACAACGTCGCACCCGATATTTCATCGGTGACAGATGGATAATACCATCCGGTAATGGTAAAGCCATTGTTGGAATTGTTTATAGGACATGTCCAACTTCCTAACTGCGCATAGCTATTGTTGGTACCGTTGGTATAAATATACCCATTCCCAATGACCGGGTTTGGACCATAAGATTGAATATAGGAGCCAACCAATGACGCATCATTCACAAATGTACCCGTTGCATAATTGGACAACAATCCGGTACCAGAAGGATTGTCCAATGGATAATACATTTTTAACATGGAAGGATCTACCAAGGAGTATGTATAATTTCCATACAGTTGATTTTGAATTTGTATTCCTGAAAAACAAATGGTAGAAGCCGTCGTAGTCGTATTGTTGATAGTAAATATCAATGGATACGTTCCTGATGTAGAAAATGAAAAGGGAAACGTGAATGATGTATAAGGTACAGCATTTCCAGTGGTAAATGCGTACGAATTTAATAATATTTTACCTCCAAAAGAAACTGACAATGTAGAAGGAGATGAACCTACCCCATTGGAGGTGTCTGCGGTCCAAGTATAAAAGGTAACATATCCGGCAGTATTTTGATACATACTAATGTTTTGACTGAATGTACTACTAGATATAGATGGAGTGTTCACCGCAACATAATAGGTAACCGTTCCTGGTAATGTTCCTGTATAGGTTTTTACAGAATTGATTACACCCTGTCCTTTACATAGATAATAGGTTGAATCGGTAGATGTAATTGTCCATGCATTTAATGTAGGGCTTGTTACCGATCCATTGGTACCGGGTAAGGTACTGGCTGTATTGAAAAACCCATTTTGTAACAAATACGTCGTCACATTGCTAGAGACAATCGGACTACCATAGATGTTCATAATATAAGGGATAATGGTGTAAGAATAATTCGTATTTTGATTGACACTTGTGTCTACAAATGACCAATACGTACCATCTATGGAAATCATGTCTTTGCATGTGATTACCATGATATTTGCGCAAGTATCAAACGATGAAAATGGCGGATTTCTTACAATATTTAATCCACTAAATACACCATTGATTGTCATGACGATGGCATTGTTGTAAGCTGCCGAGGAATATAAGGTTGCATTGATCAAGTTAGAGGACGCAATTGCGCCGATATTATTACTAAAATTATACAATACGTTGATTTCAGGATATGCCAATACGCGATTGTAGAACCGGAAATCATCTATTTTTCCATTGAATGATGATAATGTGAAGCCACCTATACTGCCTATGCCATTTCCAATATAGTTACGATTGGTAGAAACAAAGGAAACATAGGTGCCGGAATTATCCTTGATGGATGTATTGTATTGGGGGTCAATATATAATGTTTGTAATGCCTTTCCGTACGCGGTGCAATAAATCGTATAACAAAAATAATGCCAGGTGTTTGGTTGTAGTACATATGAAGATTGTATGGGAGCTCCATTGAAATAACCGACCAACATAGAACTGGTGTCATAAAAAAGGGAAACGGATGTTTTGTTACCAAGAATATGGAACAATGTATTTCCGACTTGTTGTACACCATTGGGATAAAACCATCCTGAAAAGGAAATACCATTGCCCATGGTGGCAGAGTAGGTAGCAAAGGATGTTGATACTTGAACGTATTGTGATAAGGCAGAATTCAAAGAAACATCTCCCGTGCCAATTTTTGCATTACTGGTGTCTATGATTGCATTATTTATTAGTGTAATTTCATGTTTTGCTACACCAGATGCATAATTGATAAATACATTGGACATTATATTATTTATTCCTAATTAGTATAATGTATAGTAAGAAGTGATGCCTCCACTTTGTTCCTGGCATCATTCCCCTAATATTTTTGTTCTAAAACCGAACATATTGTGGTCTACTTTACCTACGTGTTTTCCACCTATAAAAAACGATTATTATTGTCATATTCCTCTGGACTCCAAGCTTCGCAGAGTCGTCCTTCAGAATATGCGTGGATATCCTCAAAACGTCTCCGGTGACTTTGTCACCAGAGACGTTAGTTGTTGATGACCTTCGGTCATCTGACCGCTCCGCTACGGATACCACATCCATATCACGTGAAATCGTGAAAATAATATGATTGGTCAGGGGTTATACCAATGCGGAACCTTGGTCAAAGGGGAAATAGATATTCAATCCACTCGGATCAATCAAATTGGTATAGTTGTTATTCGTATATCCTAAAGACCACAAGGAAAATATATCTTGATTGGTTAATACACGATTATATACTCGGAAATCTTCTATACAGCCCGTAAAATTGCCTAATGGACCGGTATTTGTACCGATCGTAGTGGAAGAAGGAACACCTCCCACATAATTAAATGTATAAGGAGTGGTGGTGTTGGGCCAACTGGATTGATTGTAAGATAAAGATACATCGTTGATGAAATAATTGTATTGTCCTTTGGTTCCCGCAATACCTTGACATGTCACCGTAATAAATGACCAACGATTCAACATCAATGGAAATGCAGAAATATTTACATCTGGGTCACCTGCCACACCTACAAAGGACACATCCAATGCATTCGTTGTATTACTCATATACATGGATACTTTGCCACCGGAAGAGTTATTAGATAAGGAACAAATGGTTGCTGGTTTGGTGGTAGGTGAAGCGGTGGGATATACCCAACATGAAATAGAAAACCCTTGTCCTACTGCATAGGCGGGACATGTCCAAGAACCAATGGATGCGTAGGAATTTCCATCCAATAGTAAATAATTGGAACTGATCAACGGAATGGTAGGACTACTTGAAGAAAGTGTCGCATTTACTGCTAGGGATGCATCTAATACCGATGCACCTGTCGCATAATTGGACAAATAGCCGGCACCCGAGGAGACATCAAATGAATAATACAATTGCATCATAGAAGGATCAATCGCTTTGTATCCGGCAATAGTGGCAAATGCTTGGGAACGCACTTGTACCCCCCCAAAACTGACCGTGGATGCCGAAGCTCCATTATTACGTACTGTAATTACAAGACTATAAGTTCCTAAAGTGGTGATATTAAATGGCAAGGAAAATGCGGTGAAAGGAACCGCTGAACCAGTCGTAAATGTGAAATTGTTCAACAATATGATACTACCCAAGGTCACTGAAATGGTCGTACTTGAATTGTAAGGAGACGCATAGGTACTATCCGCCCCCCAAGCGTAAAAGGAAATATATCCTGCGCTGCTGATATTCACATATTGTGTAAAATTGGAAGAAGTTGAAGGTTGTGTAGTCAAGGATAAATAATATGTTACGGTGGAGGGTAATACACCCGAATAAATACCACCACCGTTTCCTGAACTTAAAGAATAGGCATTGGTTCCCGGAGATGAAACAGTAAACCCGGATACTGCGGGGGATGTGACGGATGTATTGTTTGTAGGTAGAGATCCTGTGGTTAAAGAATTGAAATTACCACCAATGACAGGAGTTGTAACAATAGAACTCAATGTCACCATGGTACCAGTTACTGTGCCTACCCGAGGAGTAATTAAATATGAATAAGTCGTATCAGGCAGTACCGTCAAATCATTATATGCCCATAATGTACCACTGTTATTCATAGAAGACAAATTTGCACTAGATACATTGATCACTTGAGTTCCTGAAAATGCGGGATTTCGGCTAATATCCAAACTGCTAAAGGTTCCTGAAACATCAATTTGTACTGAGGAAAATTGTGGTGAATCATAATTGGGTATCACGTTTACGGATCCGGCTGCAATGGAATTGGTACCATAATTGTAGTTGTATAATACGTTCACTTCGGGAGGTGATAATACACGATTGTATACACGGAAATCGTCCAATTTTCCATTGAAATATTGATACGCCGTGCCATTCGCAGAACCAATGCCGTATCCAATATAATTGTTTCCAGAAGTGGTTTGATTTAATGCTACATAAGGTGTAAGTGTTTGTCTACTTACATTGACCGTTGGATTATCAATATAGAGTGTTTGTATTGCTACATTTACCGGATTACATTGTACTGTATAACAAAAAAAATGCCACGTATTAGGTGTAATCGTATACGCAGAACTTATGTTTGTTCCATTAAATAACCCAGTTATTGTTGTACTAGTTCCATAAAAAAGAGATACTGCCATAGATGCAGTAGAAATATCAAAAATTGTACTTCCTACATTTTGTGTACCTGCTGGGAAAAACCAACCAGAAAACGAAATACCACTTCCAGAAGTCGTACTCGTAGTAAAGGTAGTCGTAGTTTTCATATAGGAGGATGAAACGGAATTCAATGACAAATCGCCGTTACCTGCCATAGGAGAACTATCTATCATTGCACCACCGTATAAGTAGGCATCAAACACACCAGCTCCAGTTGCAAAATTTGCAAGTTGTTGTGCCATTATAAATTTATCTAAAGATATTATAATATATAATATAGCCTAGAATGTTCCAAGAAAGAGAAGACGTATCGGAAATCCAAAGATTTAAAGATGAAAAAATACCCATAGAAGACCGACGATGTAAACGTCATCGTCATAAAATCATTATGGATTGGATTGATATTGATCCCGATCGGTCTCAAGCCATTTGGTATTGTGAAAAATGTGGGCTTACCTCGGAAGTATACAACAAAGATAAAACCCCTTTGTTGGAATGCGTTAGCCCCCTTGGCTGTCGTAAAAACTTATTAGATACAGAACATGAAAACCGATTAAAAAGGGAAAACAACAGAAAAGGAAAATTCTAGAAAATTGAAAAAACAAAAATTCATCCAACGATTTTCTACTATACCTCCCCTGATTCTGATCATGAAACATATTTCCAAATACATTGGTTCTATCAAAATGGACATTGAATTTCGTATAGGAAGTAATGCCCATGAAAATTTTGACCTGATTGATGATTCGCATCCGAACGATTTGTGGTTTCATGTCAGTCAGTCACCATATTCCTCAGGACTCCTACATCGTCCTTCAGAATATGCGTTGCTACATTCATCTTGTCATGTAGTCGCAAAAATACATGACAACATATATGATAAGAAACAACAACATAAAATTGCGATTCAAGGCGCCATTTTATGTAAACAATTTTCTAAATATAAGTCCGAACGTTCTGTTTCCATTATGGTAGCTCCTATACATTGTATTACCAAGACCAAGAAAATCGGTTGTGTTACTGTAGACGCGTATTCTACCATTGTGATTTGATGAGATAAAATTGAAAAAATATATAATTATATCTTATCTTATTAAATCTAACAAATCATTCCATAATATGACCATTAAAATTGCGATTCCATCTACCAAAATTACTCCGGGACAAATAGAAGATATTATCTTTCATTTCAATCATATGAAATCTAAACATATCGGAACTTTAGAATCTCTACAAAAACCTGAAGGTGGTTTTGCAATCATTCCATTACTACCTGCAAACACCACGAAGAAACACATTTCCGAAACAACCAAAAATCCGTTTATGGAAAAATTAGAACATGAACAAAGAATACCTAGAGAATTTCGCTGGAATCAACAAAAATATTTGGTAAGTTACTGCAATATTCCTTCCTTTTCCAAAGAAGAGGAAATGTTACTATTTGATGTAATGTGTTTTGTCTTGGGAAAACAAAATGTAAAATATTATGAAACGTATGGAGATGCTAAAGAAGAAAGTCCTTCTATTGTGGAAAATATGTTACAAACCAAATATTTCAAAAGAATGATGTCAGCATATTCACCCCCACAACAAACGAGTTTTATGAAATTATTTCCTTCTTCTTTTTAGCTTTGTCATAAAACATTATTTTATGATAAAAATATTATCATGCACCAGGACTCCTATGTCGTCCTTGCGCATGATGCCGGAGAAATTCTCCATTACTTTCGTACCGACCCGAATTTTCCAGCAATCTTTATTCTGGTAAGAGGGCTTTTGCGCCTTCAACTACTAACTTAGTAGGTGACTTTATGTCACCGGATAAGTTTGGTCAGAGGACTAAAAGCCTTCAGCAATGAATCCTCTCACACTCTTTGGTTGTACGAGGATTCGTCTATTTGCGTTTTTTATGCATCGGATTGTTACCGCGAAATTTGTCCGTCTTCTTGCGTGTTTGATTGTTGTATATTCTTTTCATACAATTGTATTTTTTTGCTACACGTTTTAATGTACCACTATCACGGCATTTTGTACCGTCATGTTTACGCTCCATGGCGTAATACTGTTTAATGAATTGAATCCATGTATTCATAGTTTATTTCAGATATATATTATGTATTGACAAATTTTAACATATCTTTGAATTTAAATATAGAACGCGAAGAAAGACTCTGATAGTCTTTGGCTTTTTTATTACTACAAGAGATGACTTCAGGAATGATTTCCTCTTTCCATATAGGATGATGTTGTAAACGGTCTTTGCTTAATGAAATGAGAAGATACAACAATTCGGTGATTTCATTCACTTCATCTTCATGTCCTTCACGGTTTACATATACATTCAATGATTGTTGAAAATGTTGAATAAAATCCAAAATGATCGTTTCTGGTAATACTGAACGGTTCATCAAAATGGCTAAAAATGACGTAGTTGCTCGTCGTTTGTCGTTTAATTTGATATATTCACAATATGCATCATAATTCACATTGGGATCCGTGTATTCTATTTTTTTAATCATGGTTTGAAACGATTGTACAAATTCTTGCAAAATGATTTCAAAAATACGGTATTCTTGAATTAATACTTGGTATAATTCCGCATATACTTCACCATAAAATTTGTTGGTACTTGCAATATCAAAAATAAATTGTCCGATTTTATTCATATAAGACATGTCGGAGGATACGTCTCCATATTCCTCTGGACTCCTACGTTGTCCTTCAGAATATGCGTGGTTATCCTCCGCTACGCTACGGATACCACATTCAAACTCATTCGGATCACCGTTCATGATATCTTGGTGTATTTGACATTTTTTAATTAGGTTCAAAATATGGTCTTTTTGTGTATCATAATTTTTGTTGGTAATTTTATTCAATACCACACGTAATTCATTCATGTCTTTTTCAATACCTTCTTTGCATGATGGCTTTACAACCGTAGATGACGCCTTTAATGCTTTCCATTCTTCCGAAGCAATATTTTTTGTATTTTTTCTCGTGCGTTCCGCGTCCGTGGAACGACGATTGGAATCTATATTTTTTCTAACAACTACTTGATTGCGATATTGAAATGATTGATCGTTGGATGTAGTGATATTTGATGCGATTTGAGATATTTCAAATATGATCTTATCTAAATTATTTATAGACTCGTAGACATCCTTGGACAGGTATGTTTGTTTTTCATTGTAATTGTTTGTATGTTGTTGTATGTCTTGCCATGTAAAAATATTGCATGGAATAGAAGAAAACATTGAAGATGAATTTTCTATATTGATTTCCATGGGTTATTCCTTTATTGTCAAGAAATTTCTATATTTATTATACATGAAATAAAACACTTCTATACCGAGATGCCTGTATATCAGCAACGTCTACTTTGAATGTGGTATCCGTAGCGTAGCGGAGGATGACCACTATGCTACGGATACCACATCCATAGTAGGTACAAGTGTTGGGGTAATTATATTGGATAGTTTCTGTATAATATCCGTGGTGGATACGGTAGGCTTTGGGGTACTGATATCTAATATTTTCCCATTTAATATATCATTTATGGATAAGGTTGGTTTCGTTGTAGGTGGTGATGTGGTACTGAAAGGGTTATATGCAGTAGATGATTCTTTCAAAGCATTGTAAGAAGGCGGATACGTAGACAAATTGTTGCGGTTGTACCATAAATCCATTACAACATCTTGTACGTTTGGTGGTGGAATGGTCGTCGGCATGGGTGTTCCGGGTGTTGGTGTTGGTGTTGGTTTACAACATTTTTCTTTGAGTGATGATTCTATACCCTTTCCAGCACCTCCTGACATCAATTGACACATAGGATGTACCGGTTCAAAATCACAATATTCACCATCCATTTCTATGACCATCCCTTCGTGATAGGCTGGATTCAATTGGATGATTTGTGGTATTTGTATAGTTCCCATCGTGGTAGCAATGGTACTAGATAAATAATATGCTTTGATAGCGATTATATTAAATATTACCCCTAATAACAAAATAATATAGTTTGCCAATGTATTTCTTGTGAAAAAATGTTCAAAATCTACCTTGTTTTCTTGAATATATTTTACCATAATCATGGATAGAAACGAAATTATAGTAGAAAATACTCCATTGATTATATTCAAAACAATAAAATTATACAATGCATAAATCACCATAAATATTGCAAATGCTACAAATAATACATTCAATAACAACACGTCGTTGGTTTTCAAATATTCCAAGGTATAAAACCCCCACATGAATATTGCAGCATATATCAATGTAGTAATTAACATTTTTCGTGAGGGTTCCGCATCTCCAAATTGAATATCTACACCATTAGGAATAAACGCTTTGTACAATTCGGTATATGTTTTTAACAAAAATGCCAATGCAATCAGTATAAATATCCATCCGACAGAAACCATATATATGGAAAAACTACCAAAACTCCATGTTGAATTTTTTTCTAATACCGGCATTTTTACTTTGATGACTAACATCATAAATAGAAAAATACAATGTAAAATGAGTAAAAGTACGATGCAAGGAATGGTGGTTGTAGGAAATTGTAAATAAAAAAAACACATAGCATAGGCACCTAGAAACAATACATAATACAAAAACTGAATAGAATTTTCATTGAAAAAATGTGCAATACTCATAAAAACGGAGGCAACAACATCTAGTATATAGAAAACAATTCCTAAGGCTAAATCTATGGTACCTCCTCCTTTTGTAGATTTTTTACTCATGATGATATATTATTGTTAGACGAAAAGCCTCTTCCAACACGTCCACCTCTTCCACCTCTTCCACCACGTCCACCACGTCCACCACGTCCAGATCTTCTAGGTGCATCTTTATGAACCATTGCCCATGATACCAATTCTTCTATGTCACATGACAAAATGTTTCCTGAAAATCCATGCGTATTGATAAAATTCGGTTTTTTCATCGTACTTGTTTTGTAATAAATATAATTTCCATACGGACCTCTTCTTATGTTCATTTCCGGTGTCAATACGCGTAAAACACCACTTTCTTTTTCGGTTTCAACAGGTACACCTTCTAAATATTCTATGGCGGTTTCTAGAGAAAATGTTGACCAAGAAATCTGGCATTCCGCTTCTTCCAATGAACCCAATGATTTACGTACATCACCCCATTCTAAATAGACACCATAAGGACCGGTACGAAGATGAACCGCCTTTTCTTGATATTCTCCTAGGTAAGATTGTTTGTATAGGAGCAATTCGTCCAAGGTATATTCTCCTTTTTTTATTTTTTCCAATTGCAAAGATACCGATGGTTTGATTGGTAAATAATCCATAGTAATAGAATTCCGTACACAAGGTCCCGACCCTTGAAATACGATTGCATGAGTTTCATCTATCGGATAGGTTTGTTTGTGATTCTGATTGGCAATTTTCACTTGGTCATTGATATCCATACGCGTGGTTTCGCATATTTTGTACCAAGAAGTACCACCCGAACTTTTTCCAGTGGTACTGATTTTGTCCAATTCTTCTTCCAAGGTTTTGGTATAGGAGTAGGCAAACAAACTTTCAAATTGTTCCAATAAAAATTCCATACAAAGAATACCTAGAGGTTGAATTACCAATTTACCACGTTCCCCCCCTAATGTTTTTTTAACCAATGTTTCTTGAACTTTCTCTCCCGACCGTAGTATAAAATCGGTGCAATCCAACGTAATACCTGCAACATCCGTCTTTTGAACATAACCCCGTTCTTGGATGGTTTCTACAAACATGGAATAGGTAGAAGGACGTCCGATTTGCAAATCTTCCAATGTTTGGATCAAACCACTTTCGGTATAATGATTATGCGTTCCACGAAGTGTCATTGTAGATTCTATGTAGGTATACATTGCTGGTGTACGAATGGATTGTAAATATAGGAGCAATCCGTGGGGATCTATCTCTGTTTCTTTATGATTTTTTATAAGCCGTTTCCATCCCAAAAAAACGGGTATTTCCAACGAATATATATATTCATGTTCCATCGGGGCAGAGATTCGTATTTTTCGTACTTGATATTCCGCCGCGGACATACATGATTCCACTGTATTTTTCCATATAAAATGATACAATGTATTCAATTTTGAATCATTGGTGGTCAATTGGGAGGTGTATATGTCCGTTACACGAATGGCTTCGTGTGGTAGTCCGAGCCCTTCACTAGAAAGAGAGGACAAATGACCTATATAACGTCGTCCATCGGACCCTGCATCCGGATAACGTAGACTGGTAATGTATTTTTCTGCCTTTTGTAAAAATTCAGGCGAATATTTCTTGGATTCTGTGCGCATATAGGTTATATGTCCTTCTTGGTACAATTGTTGTGCCAAACTCATTATACCTTTGGGTGGTATATGTAACAAATGAGACGCGGATTGTAACATTTTGGAGGTGTTTAATGGAGTGGGTGGCGCACGTATGGACGTATGGGATTCTCCTATCGTAAATTCATGGGAAAATGATTGTGATTCTTCTATGAACTTACGTACATCGTGTGCTTGTTCAAATGCATGATTCAATTCACACGAAATACAAAACGACGGGAAAAAATGCCCCACAGTTTTGTACTGTTGTTTTCCACCATGGTGGTGCAGCCTTTCTTGGTAATTGTCATATATCAAACGCAATGCGGGTGTTTGACATCGTCCAGCAGATAATGCATTGGATTTGGAAGAATATACATATTTCCACAATACGGGACTGATTTTGAATCCTATGTACATGTCCAAGATTTGCCGTGCGTGTTGCGCTCGTATGATGTTCATATTCAGTATGGTAGGATGACCAATCGCATATTGAATGGCGGGTTCGGTAATCTCATTGAACACAATACGTCGTGTTGTATTCAAAGGTAATTGAAATGTTTCACATAAATGATAACCAATCGCTTCTCCTTCACGGTCATTGTCCGTGGCTAAAATGATTTGTTCTTTGGAATATTGGTTGATTGTTCTACGCATTTCTTCTATGTGTTTTTCTTTCGCGGTTATGTGTGAAAAACAAATGGAATATTCGTTCTTATGGTCTATTTGTTTCAAACCTTCAATACGAGAAATATGTCCCATACTAGCAATGACCCGATATCCATGTCCTAAATATTGTTCAATCTTTTTGATTTTGGATGGTGATTCCACAATGACCAAGAAATGATCAGATGTCTCTATTTTTTGCGTAGGTTTTGTTATTTTCTTAGGTGGCATTCTTGGTTATAGTAAGTATAGGATCATGTTTTTAGTTCATTTTCCAACAAAACCATCGCGATAATCGCTACACAAAATCCAATAAATTGTATTAAATTAATGCTTTCTTCAAAAAATAAAAAGGCAAGAATCGCAGTTATGAATGGAAATGTTGCTACTACCATGGTCACATGGGATAGTTTGTGTTTTTGCAAAGTGAATAAATAAATATAATGCGCAGCAATATAAAATAACAAGACAAATAACAAGATCAATACGTATAAATAACTATTTTTGTTTAAATATTGAATATCTTCCATCAATTTGACATTATGAATGAAAAATGTATATACCATGGCTAGGACAAAGAGACACATTGCGGATAGAATGATAAAACTTTCAATATGAATGAATTTCAATATGTGTTTTTCTATCAAAGGACATACACCAAAGATACATGCTACAATTAAACAATTGATAATCATATACACAATACTATATATTTCATTGTTATTTTTTGTAAAGATATAGAAATATAAGCATATATATCTATGTAAATGAATTATACAACTACTGAGTTACAACACGACCAAGAAATGAATCATATAATGAAAGTATGTATATATGATAGAACCTATAGTACATGGGAATATACACACCCCGAAACCAAACAACCCATACTATTTTTTAAAGAATTACCCTCTCCCCTAGAAAAAAAATGGTTCAACCAAGATATCATAGAAATGTCCTCCTTTCAAACCATTCGTTCACCAACACGTTCAGCAAGTTATTTGGCAGGTATTCTTATCTTAGAAGGGAATAAAACATATGGTAGGACAAAAAACAAAAAACGATTGTTGTACAAATGCATACCCGATGATCGTCATCTACCTAATTTCTTGGTACCTTATGATTTGATCATTGATTTTCAAAAATGTCACAAAAACAAATATGTATTGTTTCGTTTTCAAGAATGGACTGATGAGCATCCGAATGGACTCTTGGTAGAAACTTTGGGGGATGTCAATCAATTTGAAGCCTTTTATGAATATCAATTGTATTCCAAATCATTGCATAGTTCATTGAAAGAAATGACCGAAAATATCAAAAAAATGACCAAGAAAAAAACAATGGAGGAATATTTTCAACAGATATTGGACAATCCATCCTATCAAATACATGATGTGACACGTCAAGAACATCCACCACAAGTGTTTACCATAGATCCAGCCAATACAGTAGATTATGATGATGGGTTAAGTATTCTTACATGTCCTGATACAGGATTTATTTGTGTAACCGTGTATATCGCAAATGTGGTGTTTTGGTTGGAATTATTTCAATTATGGGATTCGTTTGATAATCGTATTGCTACCATTTATTTGCCGGACAAAAGACGTCCAATGTTGCCAACGATACTGACGGAATCCCTGTGTAGTTTGAAAGAAAATACACGAAGGTTCGCCGTTGCAATTCAATTTTGGATTGATCCTATTACCAAGAAAATAGATGAATCTATGACCAAAATACAAAATGTTGTGATATCTCCTTATAAAAATTATGTATATGATGAAGTAAAATTGGTTCACCAAGATGCGAATTACATAAAATTGTTGGATGCTACCACACATCTTGGTCGTAATATAAAAAATAGTCGTGATGTAGTTACATTTTGGATGATACAAACCAACACATGGATGGCACAATTAATGATACAACATAAAACCGGTATATTTCGTGTAGGTAAATATATACAACGTGATGCCTTCACTGCGTTCTCAGCATCCCTACGAAACTCTACTGACCCGCGGTCATCCGAGTTTTCGTCTGATACTGAAAAGAATATCACGACAATAATAGATGACGATGATGACGAATTAATACAAGAAGAACGTAATAATTATTTGAATTTGGACAGTGAAACCAAACGATATATTGAATATCATGTCAAAGCCAAAAGTGTATGTTATGACGACTCTTTAAATTTGGAACATGAAGTGTTACAAAAAAAGGCATATGTGCGTATAACGAGTGTGATGCGAAGGTATGAAGATATGTGTAATGAGTATGAATTGATGAAAGTGATGGGAGTGAAAGAGATGACAAGAGAGAATAATTATAATGAAGAAGAGATAGAAGAGAGGTATAAAAAAATAAAGAAGATAGAGAGTGAAAGTGAAATGTTATGTAGAACAAAAAGAGGTGAAGAAAAAGTGTATGGAACGATCTATAGTAGAAAAAGACTAGAAGACGGAAGATACGAATACAAAATATATATAAAAGGAGAAGGAAGCAAAGGAATAAAAATGCGTGAAAAGAAAGAGATGTACAAAGAATATAGGTTGAAAAGATACATAGAAGAAGAGAAAGGATTAAGGATGTGTGTAG